GCTGCTCTGGCTCCTCACCGTCGTGGCGCTGGCCGCCGCCGTCCTGGCGGCGTCGCTCGCCGTCACGTCCGCCCTGGTCTACGCGGTCTGGAACTACGTCGTCGCCCCGGCCTTCGGGGCCCCCGACGTCACCCTCATTCAGTCCGCGGCGGCGGCCATCGCCATGTCAGTCGCCGGCCTCTTCTTCGGGGGGCGGAAATGAGGAGCGGGCGGAACGGCGTATGGGACTTGAAAAGGCGCATCGCAGATGCCCGCGGCTGGGAGCGGGCGGGGACCGCCGCCTGGAACGTGCCGGACGGCCCAGACAGGACCGCGTTCGCGCGGTGGGGCGGCCCGTCCTGGATCAGCACTGAGCCGATCTCGCCGGCCCCGAACTTCTTCGTCGGCGAGGCGGACTTCGACCCGCTCCACGACGCCGCCCAGGCCATGATGCTGCTCGAGGAGCTGCCGGACGGGTACGGGCTCTCCAGCGACCGTGACGACACCGGCAGGTTCTGGGTCTGCGACCCGCACCCGGAGCTGACGGATGGGGAGCCGGCCGACACACCCTGCGAGGCCATCTGCCTGGCGTGGCTGACGTGGAGCGAGGGGCATGACGGTTAGCGACCGCGAGGCGAGGCTCAAACAAGCGCTCAGGCACACCGTCCTAAAGGGACACGAATGGACACCTTCCGCGTGCGACGGCTGCCTAGACGCCCTCGCCTGGATCGCCGTGCCGGGCTACGACGGCGAGCGTGCGCACCCGCTGCTCAGGATAGGCGAGGAGGCCCTGTGACCAGGCCGGCGCGCAGGTTCCTGAGTGCCGCCCCGGGCGACCGCCCGCTGGAGCGGATGGTCCACGTCGTCTGCAGCGCCTGCGGAGCCTACGGGCCGGGCGTGGTGGTGCCGATCGGCACCAGACCGTTCTCCGAGCTGGAGCCGGAGATCAGGCGCCTCGCGGAGCGCGCCGGGTGGGAGGTCGTGCACAGGGCCCTCAAGGACCCGTTGGACCTGTGTCCGGGGTGCTCCGGTAATCTGATGCGATACGAGCCCATGTACTTCGACGCCCCCAGGGGACCGAAAGCGAACGGATGATCGAGGAGGCACCACCGATGTCGCACACTATCATGACGAGGCAGCTGTCCGGCCAGTCCCTCACGATGGGGGACCTGCGCCGGTGGGTGCTCGAGACCGCCGATGCCGCGGACGAGGCGCGGGTGGGCGCCCTCGCGACCCCAGGGGACCCGAGGGAGTTCCCGAGCTTCGTCCTATCGGTCACGACCACGAAGGCGAGCCCGCCCCCGTGAGGCCGGGCCCCGCCACAGCCGGCCGGCCGGCTACCATGGACGCGATGCCCAGCAGGATAAACAAGGCCTACCACGAGGGCGACAGGGTGTACCTGCAGCCCGGCGAGGAGCCGCCCCCCGGGGCCCGCGCTGAGACCGGCCCACGCGGCGGGCGCTTCTTCCGCTGGAGGGCCTCCTCCGGGCACGGCGGCTGGGAGCAGCGCCGCCGGACGGCCAGGCGCGGGGCCAGACTGGCCAGGGCGCAGGAGCCACGACCGGGGGCGGCGGTGGCGACCTCAGCGGGCCCGGCGAGGGTGCGCGAGATGCTCCCGAGCGGCGGCGCGGTCGTGGAGACCGCCCGCGGCCCGGCCAGGATGGGCCCCGAGACCCTGGCGGACGCCGCCAAGGACCAGCAGCTCGACGAGCTGGACTCCGGCGGGCAGATGCCAGCGAGCCCCGGCGACCTCCTGAGACTGGTAAACGACGACCCGGCGGCCGCGAGAGAGCTCTTCGCGGCGATCTACGACACCCCCGGGTACCAGCTCGGCAACATGAGGATGTCGCCCGGCTACTCGGGAGAGGCCACCGTCAGCATGCGGGCCGAGATACTGGACGACCGGGGGAACAACGTCGGGAACCTCCAACGCTCCATGGACACCGGGACCGGGACGGTCCACCACGACCTCTTCGTGCTCGAACCCGGGCACCAGGGCGGGTCCCTCGCCGCGAGGATGAACCGCCAGGCGGAGGGCGCGTACATCAGGATGGGCTTCAGGCGGGTGGACCTCGAGGCGGACATGACCGTCGGCAAGTACGCGTGGGCCAGGCAGGGTTATGACTTCAAGGACCCGATCAGAGATTTACGAACGGCCAGGGAGGGGCTCGAGTCGTTCCTCGTTTTCGAGACCCTTGGCAGGGTCTCAGACCGCAGGCAAGCCGGCCTGGAGGCGGAGAGGCTTCTTGCCGGCGTGGAGCACTCGTGGGACCTGGCCGCGCTGGACGACGGCCAGCTCTACGAAGTCACCGTCGCGGACGGCCGCCCCCCAGCGAAATTCCCTCTCGGCAAGGCGTTCATGCTGTCCCGCTGGTGGATCAGCTGGGCGGCGACGAAGGACCTCAGGGACGGCTCCGCGGGCCGGGCGGTCGGGGACTCGTACCTCCACTCCGCCGACAGGAGGCCGACGCGGCGCTCGGTGGCGGCGGCGGCAGCTCCCAGGGGCCCGTTCATCCTCCCGGCGGAGCTCGCCGGGACCGGCGGGGACGACTTCCAGCACTGGCGGACGGACGAAGCCACGGACGCCGCGTGGCGCCGCAGGCTCGGCAGGATTAGCGGCCGGTGAGCAGGCAAACCCTCGTCGGGTGCGTGTTCCAGGGGGACACGTTCTGCGCCCTCTGGCTGGAGGACGATGGGGACTACGTCCTCGGGTGGACCGTCGGGGACCCGCTGGCCGCCCAGTCGAAGCTCAGGTACAGGGACCGCGCGCAGGCGGCAGAGGCCTACGGGGCAAAGCTCCGCGAGCTCCAGCAGATGGTGGCCTAGCCGGGCCTGGTACGATGCTGCCGATGTTCAGGACCGGACTCTACCGACACTGCGACGGGGGCCTGTACCGCGTCGTCTGCGTCGCCAGGCACTCCGAGACCGGCGAACCTATGGCGATCTACATCAACCTGGAGGACGTTGACGGCCCGAGGTGGAACGCCAGGCCGATGAAGGGCCCAGCCGGGTTCGACGAGCTCGTCGCCTGGCCGGACGGGCTGTCAAGGCCGAGGTTCACGGAGGTGGGGAAGCTATGACCGATGGGACGATCGAGCGAAGGCCGATGCTGTGGCCCTGGCGGTATGGCCCGAGCGACCAGTACAGGATGGCCCTCCACCTGTCGGCCGACTGGCGGCTGAAGGCCATGGACATCGACCTGTTCGGGTACGGGCTCGGGGAGGACGTGTACTTCGAGTACAAGGGCCACCTGAACGAGCTCCCCGAGCGCGGCCCGGGGATCATGAAGCAGAGGGCCCAGATGAGCATCATCGGGGAGGTGGCGGCGGGCCTGAGGCCGGGCGGGCTCTTCCACGTCGCCTACCTGCTCGAGGCCCGCTCCTTCCGCTTCTGGCCCAAGAACGCCGAGGCCGCGGGCAGGATGCTGCGCGGCGGCTGCCCGGTGGAGGCCGGGGCCATCCTCCCGGACCGCTACTTCGAGGCCTTCCTCTACATGTCGAGGGGCCTCCAATGGAGGTTCGACGAGGGATACGAGGCGGTGCTCGAAGAGTCACTCAGGGCAGCCATTCCCGGCGTCCTCCCTGCATAGAGATGGCACTGATTATGATATAATCCTCTGAGCACAAACCAACGGAGGACCCAGTGGCTCGCAAGACGAAGGACCAGGCGGCGGCCCCCCAGGCCGAGGAGCGCGACCATGACCCGAGCGGCCACTACGACTTCTGCATTGCCGTCATCTCCCCGCCCGGGCACAGGCCCCTGGCGAGCTGCCACCTCAGGGTGTGGTGGGTCAGCCGCCGACAGTTCTCGTGGAGCACCAAGAAGGCCACGGCTGACGACCACAGCGTGGAGCACGTCTGCCGGGGGTGGACCTCCGAGGAGGACGCCCGGATACGGGCCATGGAGGAGGAGACGGCCGCCTCCAGGTACGCCGTCCAGGGGGTCGTCGCCCAGGCCACCCCGAGAGCGCGCTTAGACCGCGCGCCGGCCGGCGGCCCGAGCGGGCCGCCGGCAGAGGAGATCCCTGACGATGGGTTCCTCCCGATCGCCACCGTCCGCCCCAAGCGCGCGCTGACCGAGAAGGCGGTGACGAACATCACCCTGAACGGGAAGCCGGCTGACGCCAACGTGCGCGCCGCCAGGAAGGTCCACTCGTGCTCAGGCTGCGACGCGACGGTCGGCCACGGGGTGAGCTACCTGGAGAGCAGGGTCGGGGCAAAGAGCGCGTTCGAGCCGTTCCGCTACTGCGGCAAGTGCTGGCCGACCCTAGGCTACGCCATAGCAGCCGACTGATGCAAATCCTGGACCTGCCAGAGCACCGGGAGCGGTCGAGGTGGGACGGGGAGCGCGGCCTCTGGATAATCTCAGACGGCTCCGGCAGGACGTTCGCCACGAGGGAGCGGGCCATGTCCATCGTCGCGGGCATGGGGCTGCGCGAGGGAGACCGGGTGCTCATCAGGTTCGGCCTAGAGACCATCTGCGCCCCAGGCTTCGTCCAGGGGCTCCTGGCCTCGCTCAGCAACCAGCGCGTCCTCGTGGAGGCCGCCACATGCCCGCCGCACACCAGGGGCATGGTGGAAAGGGTAGCCTCCCGCTTCGGGCAGGCGGTCGGGTTCCTGTAGGAGATCCTCCGCCGGCGCTTTCAGACGGGCCTGGTACGCTATGGGCGTACTCAAATACAGGAGAACGCCAAGTGCACATGGTCAACGCCCAGGAGAGGTCTGGGACAACATTCGAGGAGGCCGCATCCTTCCTCAGGAGCAGGAACAGGACCCTCGTCACGACCGACGTCAGCGTCCTGTCGGTCGACGGGGAGACCGGCCGGCTCATCTATGGGTCCGACCGTTACGACATGACGGAGCGGGCCATCAACCAGATCTGCGGGCGCATCGGGGTCACGGCGAGCTACGTGAAGAAGATCGACAACGGCATCGCAGCCGAGAACTTCAACACCTTCCTGCCGCACGCCATCGGTCGCGGGATCCTGGCAGTCGAGGGCGGCGGGGGCGGCGAGTCCGCCGGGGTGGTGACTGGATTCCTCCGCGAGTCGTCGTCGCCCATAGACCCGACCCAGCTGGTGGAGTCAGTTGCGGAGCGCTTCGGCGGCGGCGCCCTGAGCATGGCGAGCTGGTTCTCCGACGACGAGGGCCTGGTCCTCAGGATGGTCTCCCCGCGGGCGGCGGAGCCACGCGTCGGGGACGTAGTGCAGGCGGGGGTGGACGTCCTCGCCCGCCAGAACAGCAACGTTAGCATCGGCATCCGCGGGAACGTCTACCGCCTCGTCTGCCTCAACGGCGCCGTGGCGGCAGAGCCCAACAGCCTCAAGACCGCCATCCGCCGTGTGGAGTGGCAGGACCCGACGGCCCGCATCGAGCTGGCGCTCGCGATCGTCGACGACACCATCCAGGCGGTCTTCCACACGGTCCAGGGCATCGCCGGCCTCACCAGGATGGAGCTCGACCTACCGCCGTCGGCCGAGGATCGGCTGGCCCCCGTCAGGGCCGGCCTCAGGGCCAACACCTTCGGCCCCATCAAGTCCAAGCCGCTCACCGAGGCGACCGTGGACGCCACGTACCAGGAGGAGCCGACGATGTTCGGCCTCTACAACGCGCTCACCCGCATCGGGCGCGACTCCAGCGACCCCAGGCTTCGCCGGGCCTTCGAGCAAGCCGGCTTCGGCGTCGCACACAACCCGGGCCCTGTCTTCCAGGCCATCAGGGACGCCCTCGGCCTCGCGGAGGCGTAACCCACGGCGCGCCGAGGGTAGCATGAAGCGAGGGCGGCCAGATCGGCCGCCCTCTGCTTCTAGCGCCACCGCTGCCGGCCGCGGCGCCCCTCGGCAGTAGTGTATTAGTCCCAACACAGTACAGGAGACCACGATGGCACAGCCAGCAACCCCGCCACGCCGCAACGTCGGCCCCAAGCTCCAGAAGGAGCTCTTCAGAATTTCCGTGGAACTAGACCGAGTTCTCTTCAGCAAGGCCGGCCTGGCCGCCGACGAGAAAGTCCTGAAGGACCGCATCAGGGAGATAGCCTCCTCGTACGACCTCCCGTTCCCCAAGGGGGCATCCCAGTACCTGAATGTCCCTGAGATAGGCAAGGCCCTGCGCATCACCCGCCCGGAGGCCACGCCGAAGATCGACCCAGAGGCGTTCCTGGCAGCCGTTGGGCCGGAGCTCTTCCACCAGCTCGTGACCGTGGTGAAGGTGGAGCTGAGGCTTCCTGAGTGGCTCCAGGCGGTGGAGGACGAGCGCGTGACGGAGGCCGCCCTCCTCGACTCCCTCCAGGAGCAAGACCAGGGGGCCAACGACCCAATCACCATCGCGCTCGTGACGTCATTCGATCCCAAGAAGGCGGACGTCAGAGGATAGGGCGGAAAGAGCTCCTGTGGGCTCGCACGTCAGCCGGTGCGCCATGCTGGGCCCCTTTCCCTGGTGTCGCTGCGCCAGCAGCCTTATTCGCGGTAAGATACGTGCCTAGACACTTTGGCAGGCGAGGGGTGGCCCAAAAAGCAGGGCCTAGCCGGACGGGGACAAGCTCCCGCCCGGCGATGAAACATCGGGACCGCCTTAATGAACCCGACCAGGCAGCGCCGAGGGCCATACGTGGCAATCGGGGCGCTGCCCCTCCCATTGGATTTTGAGTCCAAGGGGTAGGGGTTGCTCCCTCGGAACCTCCGGGGTTCAGGGCACTGATCGTTCGATCCCATGCAAGGATGCGGGATCGCGCGCGATCCGGCCCGGTACCATCAGGGCATGGGAGACCTCCACGAGATCCACATCTACACCGACGGGGGCTGCGCGCCCTCCAACCCCGGCCCCGGCGGCTGGGGCGCCCTCATCACGGACGGCGGCGGGCTGTTCAGGGAGATCTGCGGCGGCGAGCCCCACACGACGAACAACAGGATGGAGCTCACGGCCGTGATCATGGCGCTCCGCTCCGTGGGGGAGAGGTCCCGCGTGGTCGTGCATGCCGACTCTAGCTACGTCGTGAACCTCTGGGGCATCAGGCGCATAGAGCGCGGCGAGGAGGGCCAGAAGAACCACGACCTCTGGGTGGAGCTCCACGAGCAGGTCAGGAGGCACGACGTGCGCCTCGTCTGGGTGAAGGGCCACTCCGGCGACCCCGGCAACGAGAGGGCGGACGCCCTCGCGGACCTCGGCCGACAGGGGAGGGCCACCAGGGGATGACCGAGGCGCGCCCGTACCAGAGGACGAGGCTGACGAGCCGCGAGGAGGACCCTCCCGTCTCCAGGCAGGCCGCCGCCATGGCGCGGAGGCACCGGGAGCCGGACTGCGCGCGGTGCCCGCTGCAGCACAACGCCGGGGCCGGCGAGAGGTGCCAGTGGGGGAACGGGCCCGCCCCCGCCAGGGGGATGGTCATCGGGGATGCCCCCAGCGCGAGGGACCTAGGGAAGCTGCGGCCGATCACCTCGACCGGCACGCAGGGCAAGCTCCTGGACCTCGTCCTGAGGGAGTTCGACCTGGACCGCGAGGACATCTACGTGACGAACGCGGTCAAGTGCCCGGCGGGCTCCGGCGAGACGAGGAACGAGCTCTGGGTCAAGCGGGCCCAGGCGGAGTGCGCCGACTACCTCGAGGAGGAGATCAGGGCCGTCAGGCCGCAGGTCGTCCTCGCCATGGGGGCGTCCGCCTACTGGTTCTTCACCAGGACCGCCGGCCTCATGAGGCACAGGGGCCGCTCGATGTGGGACGGGGAGCGCGGCCTTTGGGTCGTCCCGACCGTCCACCCGGGCTACGTCCTCAGGTACCCTGCCTACTACCAGGCGTTCGCGCAGGACGTGTCCAAGTTCAGGCAGCTCCTGCTCGGGGTCCACGGCCAGCCGAGGGTGAGCATCGTCGAGGTGCGGGACATAGGGGCCTTCAGGGAGATGGCCGCCGAGGTCGCGGCGCACGATGGGATCCTCACCTTCGACCTAGAGACCCGAGGGTTCATCGACTTCAGGCCCGACTTTGCGAAGCTCTGGTGCGCCGCGCTGTCCACCGGCAGGCGGGACGCGGACGGCGCCATCGTCGTGTGGCTCGTGCCGGCCGAGCACCCGGACAGCCCGTTCGTCGACAGGCCGGAGGAGCTCAGGGAGGTCGTGCTCGGCGTCGCCGACCTCGTGGAGGCCGGGAGGTCCAGCGGGCACAACGTCAAGTTCGACATGAGGAACATCAGGAACGCGAGGGAGCGGCTCCGCTCGGCGGACGACGGCACGATAGCCAGGTGGGCCAGGGAGCTCCGGTCGGGGATCCTGTGGTCGAAGCCCCTCGGGCAGGTCAAGCCGGAGCGCGGGGCCGGAGTGGCGCTGGCCAGGAAGGTAGGGAGGGAGCTGCTCGAGGAGCTGCTCGCCGAGGCCCAGGCGGGACGCGCGGCCGCCGGCGAGGCGGGCCCCGCTTGACGGCGGCCGGAGCGCCCCCCGGCCCGCCGGACCAGGCGAAGGCCGCCCTCCTGGAGGCGTGGAACGCGGGCCTTGAGCTGGGCCTCTACAGGGAGCTGGCCGCCCAGGCGGCGGCCGCCCAGGGGATGCTCCTCGAGGGGGACTGTGCCGGGGCGCTGGGCGAGCTGACGGTGGCGCTGGAGAAGCTCGAAGAGGGGCAGAAGGGGCTGGGGTGAGGCGATGGCCATAAGCTACGACACCATGGCGGCAGCGCACCTCCTCAACGAGGAGCTCCCGCTGAGCCTGCTGAGCACGTGCGTGATGGAGCTCGGCGTCGACGACTGGGGCAAGGGCAGGCAGTCCTTCGGGGACGGGGCGTACCCGCCCTCCCCCCTCTGGGGGCAGGACGGGATGGGGACCTACTGCGCCACGGACGTCGCGTACACCCACCTCCTCTACGAGCGCCAGCGCGACAGGCTGAGGGCGGACCAGGACCTCGCCAAGCTGCTCAAGCTCCTGGTGCTCCCGGGGCTCGAGGCCACGTGCCGCATGGAGAGGAACGGCATCTGGGTCGACCAGGCGAGGGTGGAGGACCGCAAGGAGGACATGAGGGCCAGGCTCGAGTCGCTCAGGGAGGAGATGGCCGCTCACGTCAGCGAGGACTTCAGGGAGACGGCCGACTTCGGGAACGAGCACTTCCTGAGGAGGTGGCTCTACACGCCGGCCCCGTCCGGCCTCGGGCTGAAGCCGCTGGCGTTCACCGAGAAGACCGGCAAGCCGAAGGTCGACGAGGCCACGCTGGGCGAGCTGAGGCACCCCGCCGTGGACCTCCTCATGGAGTTCAGGAAGTCGACCAAGATGCTCCAGTTCTTCGACGCCTGGCCAACCTGGTACGACCCTGGGTCCAGGATCCACCCCAACTTCAACCTCACCGGGACCGTGACCGGGCGCCGCTCGTGCGACAAGCCGAACCTGCAGCAGGTGCCGAGGAACCACCTGGCCAGGTCGTGCTTCGGGGCCCCGCCGGGCTGGCTGATGCTGGAGTTCGACTACTCCGCCGCCGAGGTCCGCATCGCCGCCTGGTTCGCCGGGGAGGACGCCCTCCTGAGGGTCTTCGCCGACCCGACGAGGGACGTCTACCGGTACACCGCGGCCATCATCTACGGCAAGCCGGAGTGGGAGGTCACGGGGGAGGAGCGCCAGGACGCCAAAGCGGTCGTGCTCGGGTTCCTCTACGGGATGAGCGCGAGGGGGTTCGTCATCTACGCCAAGCAGACGTTCGGCGTCGAGTTCTCTCTGGAGCAGGGGGAGGCCTTCCGCCGCACCTACTTCGAGGCCTACCCGAAGCTCCTCCCGTGGCACGAGAGGCAGCGCCGCGCGGTCGCCAAGAACCGGATGGTCACGAGCCCGACCGGGCGGGCCAGGCACCTCATGAACATCCTGAGCTCCGACAGGCTAGCGGTCCTGAAGGCGGAGCGACAGGCCATCAACTGCGTCGACGACGAGACCGAGTGCCTGGCGGCGTCAGGGTGGCGCAGGTGGGATGAGATGGAAGTCGGGGACGAGATACTGACGAAGAATCCCGGCACCGGCGCGCTCGAGTGGCAGGCGGTGGAGCGCCTCAACGTCGGCCAGGCGGACGAGGGCCTCGTGTCGATGGAGTCTCGGTCCTTCTCCGCCTTGGTCACCGAGGGCCACCGGTGGCTCGTCGGACAGAGGGGGGGGTCGAAGCGGACGAGGAACGTACTCAGCCACCGGATGGTGGAGACCTTTGACCTCAACACGTCCGGCGAACACAAGGTCCACAGGACAGGAAGGTACGAGGGGCATTGCCAGCTCCCCGCCCTGACCGACGACCAGGTGGCCTTCCTTGGGTGGGTGCTCACCGACGGACATCTCCTCAAGGGGAACAGGCTGGTGCTATCGCAGAGTCAGAGGGGCAACCCTGAGAAGGTGGCAGAGATCGACGCCCTCATCGGACGGCTCGAGCTAATCGCACACCGTGGCGGGCCCCGCGCAGTCGACGGGTTGGTCCAGTGGACAGTTAACCTGGAGTCGTCTAAGCCCCTCGTCGAGGCTCTCAAGGGGGAGAGACATTTGACCGGTCGGCTTCTCCGGGGGCTTGGGCCAGGGCAGCCAGAAGTGCTTCTGGGCTCCATGATGGCCGGGGACGGACACAGGGAAGAGGGGGGGAAGCAGACATTCGTCGCGAAGGAGAAGCGGGACGCTGAGATGTTCGCCATGCTGGCAGTCATGTGCGGGTACTCGCCGAGCCTGGCCGAGATGGTGGGACGCGATGTTCCTAAGATCTACCCAAGCATGACGAACGCCCCCAAAGGGGGTTCTTACTGGCTGGTCCGCCTCAACAGGCGTCCGTATGCCTACGTCCCGGAGAAGAGGCTGGTCTCCGGCGAGGGCATCACTGTGTGGTGCCCCACCGTCAAGAACGGCACGTTCGTGGCGAAGCGGAGGGGGACCACGTACATCACCGGGAACAGCCCGGTGCAGGGGTTCGGCGGAGACCTCACGCTGGCGAGCAGCGTGAGCCTCATGGGCGAGCTGGACCAGGCGGAGATCCTCCAGGTCGGGGACATCCACGACGCCCTACTGTTCCAGGTCAGGGAGGACGTGTGGCCGAAGTGGGCGCACAGGATACTCTCCGTCATGGAGAGCCCGCCCGCCCTGGCTCCGTTCAACATCCACATCCCCGTCAGGATGAAGGCCGAGGGCAAGGTCAGCAGCCACTGGGGCAGGATGGGCCCGCTCGCCTACCGGGGCGCGGACGGCAAGCCGACCCACAAGTTCGAGCTAGAGAGCTTCTCCGCGCCCGGTACCCTGAAGGACGAGTGGGCGGCCTACGAGGCGGAGGGGTGAACGCAAGGTGACGGCTGCCCGCAAGCACCCGGAGATGGCCAGCAAGATCGCCGAGAGCCTCTACGAGGAGTTCATGCCGCTGGCGTTCGAGAACTCCCACGGGAGGGCGCACCGCTCCAAGAGGGAGCTGGACGCGTGGAAGAGGGCCAACCGCGGGAGGCTGTTCTTCTTCCCGGCGGTGGTCAAGCGGGTGTCGGACCTCCTGGCGGAGGCCGGCGACGCGGACATGGTGCAGCTGGTCTGCCTCGAGGCGATACGCAGCACGGGGGCAGGCTTCGAGGCCATGAAGCACCTAGGCCCGGTGATGTTCGACGTCGTCCGGTCGAGGCTCGAGGTGCCCGACGGGGCCTGGAGGTACGCCCTCTGGACGGACCAGTGCGATGACCGGCGTGCGAGGCGGAGCGCGGAGTACTGGCTCGGCCTGTGGGCTGACTGCGAGGATGCCTACGACCGCGGCGGGTCCGCCCGGGCCAGGGCGATGCTAGACAAGCTGGTAGGGCTGAAAGACGAGATAGAGGAGCTTACCTTCTGATGGCTCTCAAGGACCACCAACCTGAGGAGGTGGAGCTCCTCGTCCTCTCCGCGATGGACACCGCGGAGGCCGTGTTTAAGGCCTCCGCGGCCGGGATCAGGGACACGTCCTGGCAGGTCGAGGGGCACGCCAGGGCATGGGACTACCTGCTCTCCAGGGCCAAGGCCGGGGAGTCGGCCACCAGGAACGATGTCTACGGGGTCGTGGGGCTCGAGCTGATGCCAGGCGTCTCAGACACGGAGACGTTCCTCGAGGAGCTCGTCCGGCGAACGGTCAACCGGGAGGCGACGGCCAAGATAGTCGCCAGGCTCGACGAGCTGAACGGGGACAGCCCGCAGAAGGCCGTGGAGCTCCTCATAGGCGACCTGGCGGAGATTGCCAAGAGCGTGTCCTCCCACACGAGCTACGCGGACACGGACGCCGTGCTGAGGGCGGACCGGATGGAGGCGAGGGCCGCCACCAAGGCGGCCGGCGGGGTCATCGGCATCAGGAGCGGCCTCCCGGCCCTCGACAGGGACGGCCTCAACTGGAGGCGGGGGGAGGCGATCGCCGTCCAGGGCCCGCTGAACGTCGGCAAGTCGGCCCTCCTCCTCTGGTTCTGCGCATACGCCTACCACTACGACGGCGCGAAGGTGCTGTTCCTGACCCCCGAGTCCACCATCGAGGAGGTCGAGGACCGCCTCGACCCAATGCTCGCCAGGTTCATGGGGTACGAGTTCTCGAACCAGCGGATCAGGAACGGCCTGGAGGACCAGGACCTCTACCGAAGGTACGCCCAGGAGCTGGCGGAGAACGGCAGGAGCGGGTTTGTTATCAGGGACTCCGGCGACTCCGGCGCCTTCTCCATCGCGGACATCCTGCAGCAGTCCCGGGAGCACCGGCCAGACATCCTGGCCATCGACGGCGTGCACCTCATCTCCGGGACTGGGCGGACCTGGGAGAACATGAAGCAGGCCGCGGAGGCCCTCAAGGGCCTTGGGCAGTACATGAACCTCGTGATCATCGGGGGCACCCAGGTGACGAGGGACGCCGTTATGGCGGACGGGGACGTGGCCGACCTCGGCCAGTCCGCATACGGGCTGGCCTTCGTCGAGACGGCCAACAAGGTCATCTCCCTCGCCGACAAGCGGGGAGACCCGATGCAGAAGGTGTGGAAGCTGATCAAGAACCGCGGCGGGCCAAAGCTCCTGGCGAAGCAGTACCTCAGATTCGACGTGGACGGCGGCGACATAGGCGAGCTCGGGGTGTTCACCGATGAGCAGACCGGCATGGTGGACTTCAGGTGACGGCCACAAGCACCCCCATCCCGACGGTCGAGGGCGGCTACCACACCGTGGTGGCGGACCCGGCCTGGTCCTTCGGGGACAAGCTCCCAGGCCCTGGCCGCGGGGCCGCCAAGCACTATGAGACGATGAGCGTCCGGGAGATCCTGGCCATGGGGGAGGAGGTCTCCGCGGCCGCGGCCGCTGACGCCCACCTCTACCTCTGGTGCCCGAACGGGTTCGTGGAGGAGGCCCACTCAGTGGTCAGGGCGTGGGGGTTCAGGACCGACAACAAGCAGATCATCACCTGGGTCAAGATGACCAACGACATGAAGCGCGTCCGTATCGGCATGGGCAGGAATTACCGGAACGCCACCGAGCAGTGCATCTTCGCTACGAGGGGCAGACTCCCGGTCCTCAGACGGAACGTCCCAAACGTGGTCTTCGCTCCCCGCACGGTGCACTCGGCGAAGCCGCAGGCCTTTTACGACACCGTGGCCTCCATGAGCCCTGGCCCGAGGCTAGAGCTGTTCTCGAGGACAGCCAGGGCGGACTTCGACGGGTGGGGCCATGGCTACCCAGGGGACGAGGGCCCCACGCGGCGCGCCCACGACCTCGAGGGGTGTCGTGAGCACCACGAGGCCTAGCAGGTACGACGGCCGCGGGAGGCCCAGGCAGCAGCGCGCGGAGGAGTACCCCAGCTACCCCAAGGATGTGGTCCTCATGGTTCTCGAAGAGCTCGGGGTCGAGCTCGTGGACGGGGACCACGACGGGTGGAGGCGGGCCCTCTGCCCGATGCACGAGGAGAGGGACCCGTCGTTCACGGTCCTCGTCCAGGAGGGGGCCTGGAAGTGCCGGGCCGAGTGCGGGTCCAGCCCGGACCTGGCGGCGCTCGTCCACAGGGTCACCGGCGAGCCGTTGGCCGACGCGAGGCGCCGTCTGAGGATGGCGATCCCGCGGGATCCGGAGACCCTCGCCCGGCTGCTCGCAGGGAGAGGGGGCCAGGGCCAGGTCCGCCACGTCCTGCCCCAGGAGCCGCTCCTCTACGACAGGACCCGCGTCCCGCAGTACATGGTCAACAGGGGATTCGACCTCGAGCTGCTGAGGGCATGGGAGGTCGGCTACGACCAGGAGTACCACTGCGCGGTCGTCCCCGTCAGGGTGGGCGGGAAGCTCGTCGGCCTGATCAGGCGCAGCCTGAGGCCTGGCGGGCCGAAGTACCTGAACACCCGCGGCCTCACTAAGGGCGACTTCCTCTTCGGCCTGGACCACGTCCCGCCGGGGACCACCGAGGTGGCCGTCGTCGAGGGGCCGATGGACTGCATGTGGCTCCACCAGCACGGGATCCCCGCGGTCGCCATCCTCGGGTCCTCCATGTCTGAGAGGCAGGCGGAGCTCCTGCGCCGCAGGTTCTGGAGGGTCACCCTCGCCTTCGACAACGACAGGGCCGGGGCGGCAGCCTCAGTCGACGCGGCCATCCGGCTGGGCCAGCTGGAGGTCACGTCGATAAAGCTGCCGGAGGGGCGCAAGGATGTCCAGGAATGCACCCCCGAGGAGCTCGCCCTCATATTTACACAGGCCTCCAACCCGTGGTATACTGACCTGCGCCCAGGGGATAGCCCCACAGTGAACTAGTAACCAGTAAGCCAAGACGAAGCCCATGGGCAGCCCACAGTGACGGAGTCTTCCGATGACAGCGTTTCCCCCAGAGACCGGCGAGCGAAAGGGCATCACCGGCATAGGAGTAGCGGAGCTCAAGGCGATGCCGCCCGAGGAGCTGTTCAGGCACCTCGAGCCGCTCATCTGGAAGTGGTCGCGCAGCTTCATCCCGGGGTTCGACCAGGACGACAGGCGCCAGGAGATCCTGGTCGTCATCTGGCGCTGCCAGATGAGATACGACCCAGAGGGCAAGAGGGGCTTCGGCGACCGGCCCTCGTCATTCCTCAACTTCGTGATCCACTCCATCAAGATGCGCCTCGGCAACTGCAAGTACACCGGGGAGAGGCAGCAGTACGCGACCGCCTCCCTCGAGTGCTGGGGGTGCGGGCTCGTCATCCCGGTGTTCTCCCAGGCGAAGTCATGCCCAGCCTGCGGCGGGAGCCGGTGGAAGACCCTGCGGGACGTCAGGATAGCCTCGGTCGAGAAACTGAGCGAGTACTCCGACGCCTGGCAGCCCGGGCTCCATGACGAGTATCACTTCGAGATGGACGAGGTCATAGAGAGCATCGTGTCCAAGGTCCCAACAAGGAGGAGGGGCCAGATCCTGACGGGACTCAAGAACGGCAAGCTCAGCCCCAAAATGAGGGCAGAAGTCCAGTCCATCCTCCGGCTAGACCCCGGTATTCTTCCTACGGGTGCTAGCTCACCCGTATTCAGGCTACGTGCCTAAGGGGAAGACTGAAGGATGAGTGGATTCGGAAGGGGACTCGCGTTCCTCAAGGAGCAGCAGGAGAAGATGGGCGGTCGCTACGGCGACCGCATGCAGAAGCTCTGGCTGAAGAACGGCGAGAGCGCGAGGTTCGTGTTCGTGCAAGACCACGAGGACATAGCGGTCCCGCTGGTCCACATGGTCGAGGCGTTCAAGAGGAACGGGGACAAGTACAACAGGGACGTCCTCTGCGCCAGGCGCTCGATGAGCGAGGACCCCGGCGTCTGCACCGTCTGCCTCACCGAGGGCAGCAAGGGGCCCTGGCCGAGGTTCGTGGCCATAGTCTGGTCAGACCTCATCGTGCACCCGACGAAGAAGGACGGAGCCTCCTGGGCGGCCGTGAAAGTAGCTGGCTCGACGGAGACCTTCTACAAAGAGGAGGTCAATGACTACCGCCTGCTGATCATGCGGGAGAAGCTGACGTCCCAGATCCAGGCCTACCTGGCGGGCGACCCCCTCGACCCGAACATCATCCCCCCGGACAGCATCCTCCCTGTCTGGTGGAGGTACAAGGTGACGGGCGAGGGCGCCCAGAAGCTCGAGTTCCTGGAGGAAGTGAAGAACTACCCCATCACCGCCGAGGCGGCGGAGGCCAGGAAGAACGCCCCCGCCCTCGAGGACGTCATCAGGGCGGAGTTCGGCACCGCCCCGAGGGTAGTCGCCGAGGGGTCGGGCCGAAAGGACGACGCCGAGCTCGTCGAGTACACGGCGGCGGCCGAGGCGGCCGAGGCGGCCGAGGCGGCCGACTCCGCCGGAGACTCAGAAGACATCACCTTCTGATGAACCACGAAGGAGCCAAGCCCGCGGGAGACCTGAGGGTGACGGTGGAGCTCGGGGTCGTGCTCCCCGTCACCAAGGACGGCTTCGGGAACGTGAAGCCGCGCATCATGCTGTCCGACATAGACCCCAACGGCGACGTGGAGCGGCAGATCACCGTCGGGCTCGACACCGCCGTGCGGGCATTCGCCAGGATAGATGAGGCACTCGACCAGGTGCTTAGCGAGCTCCTCGCGCCGGTGACCGGGCAGCCTGGGTTCAAGGACCGCCTGGAGCTGGCAGAGAGAGACGTAAGCACGGCCAAGGGAAACATCAAGCGCATGGCCGAGAAGGTGAAGTCCATGGACGCTGACCTCAAGAGGGCCATCGAGAGCACGAGGCCGGCGAAGGACGAGGCGAGTGGCAGCTAAGAAGGCCCAGGCAGATCCCGACCAGATGATGACCCTGGAAGAGCTGCGCACCATGCGCGAGGAGATCTCTAAGGAACTCGGGGTGGACCTCCTCTTCGGGAACGACGAGCGGCTCAGGCTGAAGAAGATGCCGCTCGGCCTGTCGAGCCTCGACCGGGCCCTCAACGGAGGGTTCGCGTTCGACCGCATCACGCTGCTCGTCGGCGAGTTCTCGGCCGGCAAGACGCTACTGGCCATGATGGCCATCAAGGCCGCCCAGAAGCTCGGGCTCCCGTGCGCCTTCGTGGACGTGGAGAAGACCTGGACCGAGGAGTGGGCCGAGCAGCTCGGGATCAAGGCCGCGGACGTCCTGGTGGCCAGGCCCAGGACCGGGGAGAAGGCCTTCGACGTGGCCTTAGGCTTCGTTAAGCGCCGGATCCCGGTGCTGGTGATGGACTCGCTCGCCGCCATGCGGGCGGACGCCGAGCTGTCGTCCGAGGAGGACGAGATGTTCGAGAAGCAGTTCATCGGGACCTCGGCGAAGCTCATCGGCAGGGGCCTCTCCTCCATGATGGCCGAGAACCGCGGGACGATGATCATCTGCATCAACCAGCTCCGGGAGAAGCCAGGCGTCGTCTACGGGAACCCGGAGACCATGCCTGGCGGGCGGGCCCCAGGGTTCTACGCGTGGCAGCTCGTGAGGATCCGCCGAGGGGCCTTCATCGAGGAGAATGGTCGCAAGGTGGGCTACCGGCTGAAGATAGTAGTCCAGAAGAACAAGCAGGGCACTCCGTTCACCGAGGCCGAGGTCCCCTTCTACTACACCGGAGAGTTCGACGAGATCTCTGCGCTCATCGAGGTGGGGCTCGAGCTCGGGGCCATAGTCCAGGACGGCGGGCACTACACAGTCTCGTACACCGACGAGGGGACCGGCGAGATCCTCGAGGAGAGGGTCTACGGGCGCAGGCGCCTGCTGGAGCTAATCAGGGAGGACCCCCGGGCGCAGGGTGCCCTGAGGAAGGCCGAGGCGGCCCTTCCAGAAGTCGACATGTGAGCCCGGCAGAGGCGGTGCGCTCCGTCCTCCGCCTCCTTCCCGTGCTCCACGCGTGGGAGTACGTCAACTCCACCGGGAACCCTGTCAGCCGCCACCGGGACTGGGTGAGGCGGACCTGCAGGCTGTGCTACAGGCACGAGAGGAGCAAGGCGTGGAGGTCATCTACGAGTTCACCTACGAGCACGGGTTCCTCTCGAACTTCCACCCGGTGACGGTGGAGATGGGAGGCCTCCCGTACCCGAGCGTCGAGCACGCCTACCAGGCGGCCAAGACCCTGGACGAGGCCGACAGAGACATGATCAGGCTCGCCCGCACCCCAGGCATCGCGAAGTCGCGGGGGCGCCTGGTGAGGCTGAGGCCGGGCTGGGACCAGCTGAAGGACGGCATCATGCGGGACCTCCTGGAGCAGAAGTTCTCGCGGGAGCCCCTCACGGGCCTGCTCCTGGCGACGGGTGACGCCGTCATCATAGAGGGGAACGCCTGGGGGGACCGGTACTGGGGGGTCAGCGGCGGCTCAGGGCTGAACAAGCTCGGGCTCGCGCTGATGGCCATCCGCCAGGGGCTGGCCGATGCCGCAGCTTGACGGCCAGGAGAGGGGCACGACCGGCACCAGCGGGCACAGGGCTCTGCACAGGTTCCTCGTGGAGGCCATGGGGTTCGTCGTGGAGGACGAGCACCCGGCAGGCAGGTACAGCATCGACTGCTACGCGGAGGAGGTCCACGCCGGCTTCGAGTACGACGGGAGGGACTTCCACGCGTCCACGGCCCAGAGGCGGCGGGACGCAGAGCGGGACGCCTGGATCCTCGGGGAGCTCGGCATACCCATCATGAGGTTCACGGACGCGGACCTCCTAAAGGGGAAGCGGGCCGGCATGTTCGAGGCGGTAGACGGGTGGCTGGGCGCCCAGGAGGGGCTAGCGGAGAGGCGCGCCAGGGCCAGGGGGAAGCGATGACAGACAGTCTGGACAGGATTATAGCCAAGCAGCGCGGCCTCCAAGACCGCGTAGGCCCGAAGATTCGGGCCTTCGGGGAGGCCGGGGGATCAGACGGAACGACGTTCTACCTCAAGGAGAACTCCAACTGCCTGGCCCGCGAGGCGGGCGAGGCCCTGGACGCACTCCCATGGAAGATGCACAGGACGGACTTCGGCCGGCCAATCACGCCCGAGGAGAGGGAGAGGTTCATCGAGGAGACGGTCGACTGCCTCCACTTCGTCATCAACATGTTCCTCGGAGCAGGGATAAGCACAGCCCAGGAGATAGAGAGCCGGTTCTTCGCCAAGAACGACGTGAACCACGAAAGGTGGGACCATGAGCGCTAGCCACCACGACAAGCACAGGGAGCGATACTTCGCCACGGCCGCGGTGTGGGCCGGGGCGTCGACCTGCCTCAAGCGCCAGGTCGGGGCCGCCCTCGTGATGGACGGCCACGTCATAGCGACCGGGTACAACGGGTCCCCGTCTGGGGAGAGGCACTGCGACGACCCATCACCCCAGGGCGGGGCGCTCGGGTGCCACCTCGTGGACGGCAAGTGCAAGAGGGCGATACACGCCGAGCACAACGCCATCCTCCAGGCGGCCCAGCACGGGCACCCCACCAGGGGCGCTGTCATGTACGTCACCCTCGAGCCGTGTCACGACTGCCAGATGTTCATGAAGGGGGCCGGGATCACGGAGTGGTACTGGCTAGAGGACAAGGACGACAGGCACGCCCCTCCCGTGCCGGTAGGATAATTCGATGCGACATCCATTTATTATTATCGAAGGTCCCGACGGGAGCGGGAAGACCACCCTCGCCGAGGCCTTCGTGGCAGAGGGCTACGGGTACCAGAAGTTCGGCCCCCCGGAGTACGAGCCGGTCGACTACTACCTCGACGCCATCAGGAAGAAGGCGAGGGAGGGGCGGCCTATCGTCCTGGACAGGGCGCATCCGAGCAGCTTCGTCTACGGGGTCATCTTCCGCGGCATGGACGACCTCAGTCCGTTCGACCACTGGACGATCGACGGGACCCTGATGGCCCACAACAGCATCCTCCTCTACGCGAGGACCGAGGACAAGGCCTCGACAGATGCCGTCCTCGACAGCCGGCCGCCGAGGGACGAGGACGCCAGGACCTTCGAGGTGCCGGAGGCCAGGGACGCCGTCAGGGCGCTGTACGACATGTACATGCAGCAGATGGCGAGCCTCCCGATGCTCTGGTACGACTTCACCGCCGAGGGCATGTTCGAGCGGATAGTGGCCGACGCGAAGGGGATGGTGGACCACTTCGGCAGCATCCCGGACCCTTTCGACGGCGTGGAGTGCTTCGGGAACCGGTACAGCCCCGGGATCTGCTTCGCGGGGGCCAATCCCACGGAGTTCCTGTACCGAGCCCTCTCCGCCGCCGGGGCCGGGAAGCCGGTGGACGATCGCCCCACACTCAACAAGATCTGCATAGTTGAGCGCCTGCCACACGATTTCCGACCGCCAGAGACATGGACCACCACCCACTTCGTCTCGCTGAGCGATGAGGCCCATCACGATCTCAACAGGCTCGGTCTCAGGCACTCCGTCCTCCCCGGTCCAGACCTCGTCCAGAGGACCAGGTACAAGGACGTCTCCCGCTACGGCAGGTCCCTCGTGGGGGACGAGCACTGGGAGGACTTCCCGGCCCTCGCCAGGAGGGGGTTCAGGCTTGTCTAACCTGCTCTGTCTGCACACCCAGGACCTCGGCGCTGACTACAAGAAGCTCCTATCGGACGTGATGAGGCAGGGGGACGTCGTCCGGCCCAGGGGGATGGAGGTCCGCGAGGTCCGGCCGCTCCTGCTGACCCTCAGCCGGCCGGAGAGGTGCTTCACCAAGCGTCCAGGGATAAACCGCGCGCTGACATACATGGAGATCTGCCAGATACTCGCGGGCGAGTTCGACGGGGCACTCTTCGAGGCCGTGTCCCCGCTCGCGTCGAAGCTCCTCACCGCCGGCGGGGCCTACGGCCCCAGGACCGCCGGGCAGATCCGCCTGGTGGTGGCCGAACTCCAGAAGGACCCAGACAGCCGCAGGGCGGTGGTCTACGTCGGACGCGACACCGACCTGGAGCGCATCCACGCATCGTCTACCACTGATCAGCCCTGTACTGCGACGTGGCAATTCTTCAACCGCGGCGGGCGGCTGGAGATGGTGGTCAACATGAGATCGTGGGACCTCGTCTGGGGCCTCGCGAACGACGTCCCCTGCTTCGTGGCTGTCCAGCAGGGCATCGCCTGGGCGCTGGGTCTCGAGGTCGGCGGGTACACACACCTCGCCGGCAGCGCCCACATCTACGAGCGCCACTACGACATGGCGGACAAGGTGGAGGCCGCCACCACCTGGCTCGATCCACTCGTCCGCCCGGGGCTCATCCCGACAGAACCCGAGGCCCTCTCGACAGATCCAATTGCGCGGTGGGACACTGTCGTCAAGGATGCCGGAAATGCCCTGCGGACCGCCAGAAAGCTCCTCGAGCGGCCTGCTGAGCAGGCTAATACGGCGATGCAGTGGGCCGCACCGGCTGGTATGTGGGCACGAAGATTCGCGGCCAGGGACACCAAGGGCCCCAGGGATGCCTGAGAAGCAGGGGGTCGCGAGGCTCCTCAAGCAGATGAGCACCGGGGACTGGCTAGGCACTGCCATCGACTCCTCGAAGATCGGGGCGGAGTCCGAGCGGTGGGCCGCCCCGAACATAGAGGTCCACCCGTCCAGCGCCGGCAGCGCATGCCCGCGGGACATCCAGCTCGGGATGCTCGGGCACAAGACCGAGGTGAAGCCACTGAACCGTCGCAGGATGGACAACGGGACGGATGCCCACAAGAGGTGGTCCCAGGAGCTCGCTGCGAAGGGGCTGCTGGTCTCCGCCGGGGTGAGGCTGAAGATCCCCGGGGAGTGGAGCGGCGAGTACGACCTCCTGTGCCTCAACCCCAAGACAGGGCTCAGCCACCTCGGCGAGATCAAGACCATCAACTCCAACGGCTACTCGTCCCTCCCGCCCCAGGACCCGGACCCGGTGAGGATGGCCTACGCGATGGCCAGGGCCAGGATGGCCTACACCTACCAGCTCTGCCAGTATTACGCCACGTTCAGGGGCCACATAGAGGGCGGCGTCTCGCCGGACTGCTTCTTCCTCTTCGAGAACACCGACACCCAGGGGTTCAAGATCATATGGGTGAGGTTCGACGACAGGATGATCGCAGACGCTTTCAGGAACAGCACCGCCGCCCAGGCGGCCACCAGAGAGCAGAGGCTCATACCGCCGCCGTTCAAGAGGCGGTCCATGACTTGCAGCAGGTGCTACAGGGAGCTGGTCTGCTACAGGCTGCAGGACGGGGAGGCGGCCGTGGTCGCCCAGGCCGACGCCGCCCTCCTTGCGACGGCTGCCGGTGGGACTGTGTGGGTTTCGCCCAACGAGGGACGGGAGGCCTTATACACGGGCGCCGAGGGCGGCCAGGCCGACGAGGATGAGATCTACTTCGATGAGTGACGCATGACCGAAGAGTATCTGGACAACGAAGAGCCCGAGGGCCGCCACGCCGAGCTGCCCCCGCCCGGTGAGACCCCGGAGCCCGGGGAGGTCTCGGCCGGCGAAGCTTGGTCGGTCGGCCGAGTCGTGAAGGCGTCGCACACCTTCATGAGGGGGCTCGGCCTCCCGCGCATGGTGAGGCCCTCCGCGCTCGGGGAGCAGTACGACTTCCCGACCGACCTGAAGGTCCTGACGTCCTCGCAGCTCGGCCAGCTCCAGCTCCAGCTGACCGCCTACTACACCTATTCCATCGGGGTGCTCGGCGAGGAGGAGGGGACAAACGGCGCCTTCCAGGAGGTGTTCGACATCAAGCTCGGGCTGGCGATGCAGGAAGAGGCGGACAGGCACGCCAGGCGCACGCCGGTGAAGGAGATCCTGAGGGCAATCGCCATCTCCCAGAATCCCGATCTCAACAAGCTCCACAAGTCCCTCATAGCCAGGAGACACCGGACGAAGCTCCTCGAGATCCAGTCCACCATCTACCACGAGCAGCTCGTGAGGCTGTCCAGGGAGCAGTCTAGGCGGGAGTCGGAGTCCCGCTACACTGGGTAAGGTGGCGGCCAGCGGGGACCAGGCCGCCGACCCTTCCGACGGGAAGAGGACCAACAGCAAGGGCTGGGTGGCCGGGGCCTTCTCCCTCATAGTGCCCTCGCCCCTGGCCCAGGAGGTGGTTTGCATCGACGACTGCGGGAGGTGCCCGCTCTTCAAGAAGGGATGCGCTGGCGGGTGCCCGAGGTGGGACGACCTGGTCTGCTCCTTCTGCCCCTGCCTCGGGTCGAAGTATTCTAACAGGGCCGGGATAACCACAGTCGATCCGGATACCCTGGAGTCCAGGCCGGAGGATCCGTACCTGGCGAAGGTGCGGGCTCTTCGGGCCCGCATGAGGGACGGCGACCTCATCACTCTAGACATGGTAGAATCAACAAGAGGTACTAAGCATGCATCCAGATGACGAACAGGCCACGGCGGCCACAGGAGAGAAGGAGGTGGATCCAGACCCGGGCGAGCTCGTCTCGATCTGGTACGCCATGAAGAAGCAATACGAGGAGACCCTCGCCGCCCTCAGGGCGGCCGCCGGGCAGTTGAATGCGATCGGCCTAGAGCTGCACGACCAGCACGGCATCATCGTCCCCCGAGTGGCGGACGGACCAGGGCAGCCAAGCGCGGCCAGGAGCCCAGCGGCCGACGCCGCGGTAGAGGCCAGCCCAGGGGATCCGGCGTGGTCACCGCCGTCCCAGGGGCCCATCTCAATAGACGCGCCCACGACCTCGGTGAGGTTCGTCGAGGAGCTCAGGAGCAACGCCCAGTCAGGCGAGGGCGAGAAGGACTTCGCCGCCCACATAGGCAAGATGTTCAGGGGCTTCGAGAACTTCGGAAGGTAGGGAGAGACCATGCAGGCAGTTGGACCAATCATTCCGGTGCCGGAGGCCCCGGACCACATCAGGGATGCCTACGAGGCCCTGAGCCTACAGAGGCTCTACCCGAGGTTCACCGAGTTCCCGAAGGAGGCGAAGACCCTCCTGGTCACGAGCAAGATCCCGGACCCCGAGACCGTCGACTCGAGCTCCCCGGAGATCATCAGCCTCATCTTCGAGATCCCCGGGACCGAGCCGGAGGTGGCGTTCCCAGAGTTCGTGAGGGGCGCGGCGGTGGTCGCCGCCATGGTCCCGGCGGAGGTCCTCACCGCGGTCAAGGCGGCGCTCCTGGAGGTCGCCGAGCGCGTCATAGGCGGCGGCGAGCTTCCGTCGATAGACATCCAGTTCGTGACCGAGGTCCGGGAAATAGAGAGGGCCATCATCAGCAACGGCGAGACCGTGAGCTGGCGCCCGCTGCTGGCCTTCATGTGCGGGGCCTTCTGGCTGCTCAGCTTCGTGGATGCCCCCAAGAGGCGCCGCGGGCGGTTCAGCCCGATAGAATTCGTGGACTTCAGGCTCACTCTGTCAGCCCAGCTGGGCTACACCCCAAAATAGAATGGAAGGCAGGTCCATCATTCCGGCTGCCAGGTTCGGCTACGGTCACCCCTTCTGGGGCGAGGCCGTCAGCCTGAGGCAGGGCCAGGTCTCCATCCAGGAGATACTGGACCGGGCGGTGGCGGCAGGGTACGTCGACCTGCGCTACCACCACATCCAGCACGCCCTCAGGTCGGCGCCGGCCGACCTCCACCTCCCAACGGTCACCTCCAGGTGGCTCAGGCGCCGGTACGAGAAGATCTCCGCCAGCTTCGACGCCTTCCAGAACATGCGCGACCTCACCCAGGAGGCGATGCAGAAGCTAGCGGAGATAGAGGACGAGCTGGCGGACCAGGAACTCCCGTCCTCAAGGAGGATGTACCTGGAGGGCCAGCTGTGGCGGTGGTTCGGGAGGGCCTTCGAGTACAACGCCACCTGCGCCGAGCTGGCGGTCAGGCTGCAGGACCTCGACGGGGCCGCGAAGCCAATAGTGGATGCCAAGGTCGAGGAGGACGTCCAGGCCCACCTCGACAGGCTGACGAGGGAGTTCCATTCCGTCATCCCGGTCGGGAGGTTGGACGTCGTGGGCAGGTTCGGCGGGGACAACGTGAGGCTGCCGAGCGGCCGGGAGGAAGAGCCGCATGAGGGCGACGAGGAGGACTAGCCAGCCGCAGGCCCCCGTTGAGCCCTTCTCGGCCGAGGAGCTGGCCACCATCAGGGCGGCGCAGGCGTCCTTCCCGTTCTTCCTGATGCACGTCTTCCCGAAGAGCTTCGCCGGCCGGAAGTTCCGCCTGGCCGACCGGAAATACCACCAGTTCGAGCTTGGGGCCATCCACTACACCTGGGCGATGATAGCCCAGGAGCACCCGAGGGTGTGCATCCTGGCCCCCCGCGGCCACCTCAAGTCCACCGTCCTGAACCACGCCTTCAGCTTCTGGAAGCTGTTCAGGGCCTGGCAGGACGTGGACGGGATCGTGATGTCGTTCAAGGACACGCTGGCACAAGAGCACACGACGAAGATCAAGAAGTTCATCTCCGCGAACCCCTACTGCCGGATGTGGACGGACAACAAGAAGGCGGCGGAGTCCGTGGTGGACTTCGACTGCACCTTCGGCGACGGCGTGCACTGGCGCGGGCAAGTGGACCCGTACGGGATCATGTCGACCGTCCGCGGCCTTCATCCCAAGTTCCTCGTGTGCTTCACCCCGGACACGGAAGTGCGGGTGAGCAAGATGGGCTATCGGCCCATCTCGGAGGTCATGGCCGGGGATTGGGTGGTCGGACATTCTGGCAAGTATCGTGAGGTGCTGGAGGCCCAGAGTCGCCCATATGACGGGGAACTAGTACTTGTCGGGTATGGTAGGCAAGTTATCCGTGTCACCCCGAATCATCAGTTTCTGACGAAGCGCGGATGGATTGCCGCTGGGGACATAGAAATTGGCGACGTGCTGGAGACCGGGACTCTGCTTGATGAGCAGGGCCGGAGACCCAGGCGAAGGTCATTGTGTGAGGAGTGTGGGGCCAGTTTCTTCGTCAGATATGCGCATGGGCAGAGATTTTGTGGAAAAGGATGTGTCGTGGCGTTCAATAATCACGCCGCTGACAGAACGGGGATCAAGAATGGTAGATGGGCGGGTGGGCCAGCGATCTTCACGTGCGCTAGGGACGGATGCGAGGGGACGCGGACAGTCACCCCTGCGAAAGTGCGGTATGCAGTAGAGAGAGGAGGGGTCCTATATTGCTCTCGAAAATGTAAGAATCTTGATTGGGGATTACGATTCTCAGGAGAATCTAATCCTAACTGGCGGGGTGGATCATCTACAAGGCGCAGGGCGGCGGGAGCTGAGTTCACCGAGTCGCTGAGGGAGCAAATTCGAGGGTTGTACGGCCGGTCGTGTGCTTGGTGCATGGCAGCCGAGGCGGACGACGCTCTGGGGCGGCGGCTGGACGTACACCACATAGACAGGGACCGATGGAACAACGCAGTGGACAACCTGGTCGCGTTGTGCAGGTCGTGTCACACAAAGACGAACATCAGCACACAGCACGATGAGCTGATCAAGGACTTGGTGCTTACGCACAATGGGCAGACTGTAGTAAGTCTAGGCATAGAACACTATACTGGAACGGTGTATAACTTGAACGTGGAGGAGGACCATACTTACCAACTAAGATATAACATAATTGTGCATAATTGTGATGACATTTTATCGGATTTTGCCAACGCGCTTGAGCCGAAGCAGATTCGGCGCATCGAAGCTATCTTCACCCAGTCGCTCGAGTCGCTCCCGGACGAGGATGACAGCCTGATCCTGATCGGCACTCCCCAGTCCTACGAGGACACCCTCTACAAGAGGAAGGACACCGCCTCCTACTTCTGGGGCAGGTTCCCAGCTGAGTTCGGGGATGGGCAGGTGCTCTGGCCGGAGAAGTTCGACCAGGCGAGGCTGGCCAGGACGAGGCAGAGGATCAAGGACCGGGCCTACCAGGTCGAGTACATGCTCGTTCCGGTCCTCGCGATCAGCGCCTTCATCCCGATCGAGGTCATCGAGTCGTGCGTGGACAGGCAGCTGAGACCCATAGGCCTCGACGAGTCGTTCAGCTCCGTCGGCACGCTCGGGTGTTACGGCGGCATGGACGTCGGGAAGCAGGTGCACCCGACCCATCTGGCGGTGTTCGCCCTCATGCCGACAGGGGACCTGGTCCAGGTTTACCAGGAGTTCCTCGACGGGATGGACTACCGGTCCCAGGCGAAGAGGGTGAGGCAGATCATCGACCACTTCAAGATCAGGCGGTTCTACTACGATAACACCAGGGCGGAGATGGAGGACCGCAACATGCCCAGGCAGGCCCTGGGCATGGCCTTCAACGCTAAGACGAAGGCCCAGATGGCCCTGGCCATGGAGTCGAGGTTCTACGCGGACGACGACGAGATGGGCATCATCCTGCTGGACGACCGGAGGCAGACCTCCCAGATAGTCGCCGTCGACAAGGCGCTCAGGTCCGTGGAGACCTCGGATGGACACGGCGATGCCTTTTGGTCCAATGCGCTCGCCATAAGGGCGGCGGACGACGGGCCGGTCATGCAGATCCTCGGGGACGCCCAGGAGATGTTCGGCGGCATCAGGAAGAGGAACCCTCTCCTGGCGGGGAGGGCGACCTAGGCTGCGGGGGCGCTGCCCAGGCCGTACAATGGAGGGGCTATGTCTATTTACATCTCCAGGGAGAGGCCGCTCAACCACGCCACCGAGGTCCGCCGCCGGGCGATGGCCAAGGCCGAGCGGTACGAGGAGCTGGGCCGCGCGTTCAGAGACTGGGCAGGCTCGGCGACGAACGTCGAGACCGGGCTGCGGTTCACCGAGGAGGACATGACCAAGGGCGAGAGGACCCTGGCGGAGCTGGTAGAATTCTGGAGGCGGAAGGCGGAGGCCGGGGAGCAGGACGGCGATGTCCCCGTTTGACACCATGTCCAGGCGGGCGGGGAGGTTCTTCTCGCTCGAGGAGGAGGACTTCGCCAAGCAGCTCCGGGAGGAGCGCTGGGGCGAGGCCGCAATAGAGCAGGAGCTCCAGAACCTGAGGGAGTACAAGAGGCGGTTCAGGCTGGAGCCGCTGCCGCCGCTCGACCTGGAGGAGGCCGCCTCCGGCAACGCATTCATGGCGGCCGTGCTAAGGAAGAGGAAGAGGAGCTCGGAGAAGAAAGATGGCGATTAAGCTGGCCGGCTACACCAGGGTCGAGGAGCAGTTCTCGGCGCTGAGGCTCACCGCGGACTACGTCGCGGTGGAGGAGGACCTGGAGCGGCCCTCCTCCGCGGGCATCGTCGTCCCCCGGGCAGGGAACACGAAGACCGGGACTGTGCTGAGGGCGGCTCCAGACCTCGCCGAGATGGTGGGCATCCGAGAGGGTGACCGGGTCGTCTTCGCGGAGTGGCAGGGGGGCCGGTGGGCGTTCGCGGACGACAGCCCGAGCGGCGAGCGCAAGTGCCTCATCATGGCGTCCGACGGCATCCTCGCCAGGATAGAGGGGTAGAGATGGGGGTCAGGGACACGGTCTCCAGCTTCCTCTGGGGCGGCCGCCGCCCCAGCGCGGCCGCGCCCCAGGACGACTTCAGGGGGTTCCTGGACGCGACCATCAGGAGGGGCGGCTCGGTCGCCCACCACGCCCAGACGGTGAGGGACACGATAGACCGGGCGGCGAACGACCAGAGGCTCTACGGCCCGATGGCGAGCATGGTGGACAAGGCCACCGCGATGGGCGGCCTCGTCGGGATCAACGACTACGGCATCAAGGGCCGGCGCCAGTACGCGGCGGAGCGCCGGAGGCTGCTCGACCTCTACGCCATCGTCCTGAACAGCGGCGACGTCAGGACCGCCACACTGCACCTCAGGAACGAGATCTTCAGGCGCGGCCTGGAGTGGGAGCCAGCCTTCGAGTTCAAGTGCGACCGGTGCGACTCCGAGTTCACGGCGAAGGAGGCCAAGAGGGCGAAGTTCTCCTGCCACTGCCGGGAGGACGAGGGGCTGCACCTCGGCGAGGACGGGAACCCGCTCCAGATGGAGGAGGAGAACCCGCAGGGCGGGTACCCGCTCCGCAGGCCGTCGCCGAGGGAGATCAAGGCCTTCGACCGGTTCCTGGACCACGCGAACTACTTCGGCCAGTCGCTGGAGTCCATCCTCCGCCAGACAGAGGACGACATCAATGTAGTAGATGACGGGTTCATATACTTCAGGTGCCGCTACGAGCTGGCGGACCACGAGATAGCCGAGGCGAAGGAAGACCCGTTCAACGACAAGTACGCTCCGGACCGCGAGGTCATGCAGATCTTCAGGATGGACCCGACCCTCGTGGAGTTCGACATGGACGACCGAGGAGTCCCTGGGCAAGGACACCACCTGTGTGTTTTTGATAGAGATGTCATCCTTGATGTCCCCATAAACGAGGGATGGGACATCGAGTGGAAGGGTATATGCCCAAGCTGCGGTCTCAGAACCTACCCGGTGTACTACAAGTACAGCGAGCAGCAGGCGAGCGCCTACGGCCCCGGGAGGGCCAAGGTGCTCTACCTCCTCGACGACGAGGTCATCCACTGGTCGCGGTACAGCCCGTGCTACGACTACGACACCGAGGTGATGACCAGGGGCGGGTGGAAGAGGATCGTCGACGTCGAGATCGGCGTCGACGAGGTGGCCACCAGGTCCCCCGGGGGGTTCCTTGAGTGGCAGGGGCCGACGGACAAGGTGGTGAAGCCGCACACCGGGCCGATGTGGGTGGCCAAGGGGCAGCGGGTGGACCTCGTGGTCACGCCGCACCATAAGCTCTGGGTGAGGGGCGCGCATAGCCCTGACCCAGGCTACACCCCCATGCACGAGCACGACGGGTTCCCCAGGCACCATGTGGCCACCAAGCATCCGAGCCTAGGCGAGCGCAACTCTGGGTACGAGGGGCCGGTCGGCGAGAGGCTCACCACTGAGTTCGGGCTCGTCGAGGCTTACAGGATAGACAACTCCCAGCGGATCTATATGTCCAACACCGCGGGGTGGGCCGGGGAGGACGTCGGCCAGTTCGAGATCCCGGGGTACGAGAGCCCGTCCTCGCACGGCAGGTACTGGGGCGGGAGGGCCATCGCTCCGAGGATGGTCCCGATGTCGGACTGGCTCGAGTTCCTTGGGTACTGGCTGACGGAGGGGTCGTACGTGCCCAGCGGCCGGCGGTCAGCCCCTGTGAGCCTCACGCAGAGCTCGTCGGCCAACCCGGAGAACAGGCGGCGCATGATCGAGTGCGCCGAGAGGCTCGGGCTCCACGTGACGACGCCACACGAGGACAAGATCTCCGTCTGGCACCCGGGCCTCAGGCGGTACTTCGAGCAGTTCGGGCGGTCGAGGGACCGGTTCATCCCGGCGTGGCTGAAGGACTTGCCGCCGGCCAGGCTGAGCGTCCTGTTCGACGCCGTCATGAGGGGCGACGGGCACTTTGACGAGCGCGGCCGGCCGGCCTCCTTCAGGTCGTTCTCCCCCAAGTTCCTGGAGGACGTGGCCGAGGTGTCCATCAAGCTCGGGTACCAGACGTGCTTCACCGGTAAGACCGGGCTCAGGTTCGGGGTCCACCAGGAGGCGGACCTGTGCCTGAACCCCGGGAGATACGGCCTCTCCCACGAGAAGCGGAGGGTCGGGGCCGTGTTCGGCCTCGAGGTCCAGAACCACGTCATGATGGTCCGCCGGAACGGCAAGACCGTGTGGTCAGGCAATACGGAGACCTACGGCTTCCCGCCGGTCCTGAGCATCTACGAGAAGGCCATGACCCTCATCGGCATGGACCGGTACCTCTACGACTACTTCTACGAGCGCAAGGTCCCGCAGGGCGTCGTCACCGTGGTGACGGACGACACGGCGGCCTTCAACGCGACGAAGAACGAGGTCGAGGCCCGCATGCAGCAGGACCCGCACTACATCCCCTGGATGGCGATCGCCTCCAAGAGCGGCCAGGGGCGCATGGAGTTCGTGCGGTTCGCGTACTCCCTCGACGAGCTCGACTACCTGCCGGTCAGGGACGAGATACGGGAGCGCATCTCCGGCATCTACGGGGTGTCGCAGATCTGGATGCAGAGCCTCCCGCCGGACGCTCCGGTGTGGGTGCGCAAGGAGGGCAGGTTCATCGACCTCGTCCCCATCGGGAGCCTGTACTCGGTCACCCACCCAGATCGCGGGGGGGACATGATGGCCAAGCCTCCTCTCGTCGACGGGCTCAAGAACGGTATTATCGAGGCCCTCACCAGGAGCGGATGGCGGCCGATCACCAAGGTGTTCGCCCACCGAGCTCAGGAGGACGTGGTGGTCGTCACCACTGGCGGGTCCTCGATCGAAGTGACCGCCAACCATTCTCTGTTCGACGAGGGCGGCCGTGAGATTAGCGCTGGCGACCTCAGCCCAGGCGACCTGATAGAGCTGGCAGACCTCCCGGATTCGCCGTCTCTCGCGACCATGACTGCGGAGAAAGCGTGGGCCCTCGGATTCTACGCGGCCGAGGGGACTGTCATCCGCCCTGGGAAGAACCTGGTCGAGGCGACCTGCCGAGACGACGGCCATAGGGCGGAGTTCGCCCGGTGCTTCGAGTCAGCCTACCAGCGGGCGACGCGCGACGACGGGCTGAGGGTTAGGGCCTACGGGGACGTTGCCCAGGAGCTCGAGAGGGAGCTGTTCACCACGTTCCTGACCGGGGACGCCCCGGGGAGCATGAGGGAGATCACGGTGAGGAGGGTTCCCAAGGCCGTGCTCAACGGGAGCACTGGTGTGATGAGGGCCTTCGTGGACGGCTTCATGGCCGGAGACGGCTCGGTCACCCCGCTCGGCCAGCGCGCCGTGGTCGGGGCGCACCCGACCCTCATGGCCGGCGTGGACTACCTGTTCAGGGCCATCGGCATGGAGGTGTCCGTCCTCTACATCCAGGACAAGCGCCGGGGCAAGGGCGGCCCGCAGATGACGAAGGACGCAAGGAGCTGGAAGCTCCAGGAGATCCTGACCGTCAGGAAGAAGGCAATCAACGAGGTCAAGACGGTGAGCAAGTCCGTTCATAAAACGGGCGCCTGGGTATACGATCTCGAGACTGAGGACGGCACGTTCGCCGGTGGCATAGGCGGCGTGCTTCTCCATAACTCCACCGAGGGGATAGGTGGGCTAAACAACGAGAGCATCCCCGGTGATACTCCGGTCTGGGTCAGGTACGATAAGGAGTTCATTGATTGTGTGCCCATAGCATGGCTGCACAACGGATCCAATCGAAGGCTTGAGACGGTGGAGGCGCTCACCCCAAACGGGTGGTCTGCCATAAACAAGGTGTTCAGGCACATGACGGACAAGCCAATGTTCACGGTGAGGGCTGGCGACGCCCTGCTGAGGGTGACAGGCAACCACTCGGTGGTCGTGAACGGCGAGAAGGTGGCCGCAGACGAGATAAAGGACGGGGACAGGCTGTCCCTCGTGCTGCCAGAAGCCACGGGATCTGTGTCGATGACAGAGGACCTGGCGTGGCTGCTCGGGTTCTTCGGGGCTGAGGGCTACGCCAGCGCCACTAGGGTGTGCTGGTCCAACACTGACGAGGGGCTGGTCAGGGCGGCGGAGGCCAGGATCAGGCGGGCGTTCGGGACCGTGCCGAAGGTGTACTGGCGGGAGCGCAAGGGCGTCAAGAGGTCCGCATCGATAGAGGTCCAGAGCAAGGAACTGGCCGGGTGGTTCACGGCCAACGCCACGTCCAGTTACAGGGTCTCTTATGGGGTGCATGATCCAGAGCTCGGGCGGTCCCGTAGGACAGACCAGAAGAAGTGCTACAAGAAGGTGCCCCACCTCGTGCTGAACGCCGGGAAGGACGTTATGAGGTCCTACCTGGACGGGTATGTGGCCGGGGACGGGCACACAACCCCCAACGGGACCGTCACCCAGGGGTCGGTGGACTTCCCCCTCGCCGCCGGGCTCCAGTACCTCTACTGGGCCACCGGGACGGCGACCAGGGCCAACTTTCTCCCGAGCGCCAGCCCGCGCCACTCGCACTTCTATGGGGTGGAGACCCTGCTCGGCGAGGAGGCCGGCCGGGTCATGCCCAGGCGCATCGAGAGGGAGGAGGTGCGCGGCGTGCACGTCCAGGAGGACTGGCACGACTTCGTCTACGACATAGAGGTGGCGGACGAGAGCCACCTGTTCGTCGGTGGCATCGGGGGCGTGGTCCTCTCCAACAGCCAGCAGCTCACAGTGATGTCGCGTGTAGTTGAGGGCGCACAGCGGTCGTACCACACTGACGTATTCCCGAAGCTCCAGAGGGCGCTCAAGATAGGCGACTGGCACCTCAAGATCAGGACCCCCGAGGAGACCAGCGAGCTGGTCGAGATCCAGATCACCCAGGCCAAGGCCTCCGTCGCCCAGACGTTCGCCGGCATGGGGTTCGGGGTGGAGTGGGACTCCGAGACGGACGAGTTCAGCTTCCACGGCCGCGTGCTCTCCGCGGAGGAGCAGCAGAAGGCGCAGGCCGACGGGGCCAGCCCGTTCGGGGGCGGCGGGTTCGGCGGGCCGGGCGGCGGGGCGATGCCGGACCAGCAGAGGGCGGCCAAGCTCGGCCAGGGGGTGGAGCAGCCGCTGCCGCCGGAGCAGGACCCGAGGCGGCCGGCCCGCGGGCGGGCGGAGGCGGCCGAGGGGGCGGCCGAGATCCCGGGCCCCTATGGGACGTGACGTCGCGTTCGTCGAGGTGAGACCGCCGCTCCCGGGGGAGATGGCCCCCGGCAGGTCGGGCCACCTCGTGGCGGTGGACGCCGGCGGCGGGCGGTGGGTCCTCCGCCGTGGCCCGGACGAGGCGTTCGCGTACGCGCTGTCGGAGAGGTACTTCGGCGGGGTGGTCCCGCGGACGGTCGTCGTGGGGCGGCACGGCACGGCGCAGGAGATGGTGGACGGCACGACGGCCCACCTGGCTGGCGAGCGGCTGCTCAGGTCGGTGAGGGCCACCGGGCGCGCCCTGCGCGGCCTCGCCGCCATGGCGTGCCTGGACCTCGTCATGAGGAACCGCGACCGCCACGCCAACAACTGGGGGCTGGGGCGGGACGGCGGAGTGTGGGCGTTCGACAACGAGGTGACCGGGGCGCCGATGACCATGAGGCAGGCGATGAGGCCGATCTACCGCTGCGTCCTGGCGGACGACCCGGACTTCGCCCCAGGGCTGATAGACGAGGTCGAGGGCATGCTCTCCGCGTTCCTGAGGGACTGGGACGCCCCGCACGTCGGGGACGCGCTGCCGGACCTCAGGCAGTGGAGGGCCGACCTGTCCTCCCTGGGCGGGACGTGATGCCGAGCTTCGCGGACCGCCTGGAGCAGGAGCTGGTGAGGGGGATACAGGACCTCGGCGCGGCGGTCTTCAGGGACAGCCAGCGCGACGTCCCGGTCAGGACAGGCCGCCTGAAGAGGTCAGGGTACATAAGGCGGCTCAGCAACGGGGTCGAGATCGGGTACACGGCGCCGTACGCCTTCTCCGTGGAGCACGGCGACTGGGGGCTCGCCAGGCCGAGGGGCGGCCCCGCCAGGCCGCAGTCCGTGTCGAGCGCCAGCATATTCGTGAGGAGGCCGGGCCGCCGGCCGCCGCGCGTGACCGCGGGGGCCCGGCCCAGGCGCTTCCTGCAGGGCGCCGTCGACAGGAACCTCCCCGGGTGGGGGAAGACAGTGGAAGCCAGGCTCCAGAGAGCCTTCGGCCGGTAGGGTGAATGGAAGAGCAAACTGAGGGGGGTCCCAGGGGGTGCGCGCACCACTGGGTGATAGAGGGCGGGAGGGCGGTCAAGCTGCCGCGAGACACGCTCATGAGGCACCCGAACTGCATAGGCAGGGCCGGGCTGTGCAAGAAGTGCGGCGCCGAGGGGCTGCACCTGGAGAAAGTGTGGGACCAGATTTGGAGAGACTGACGACTCCTATAGAGTTGGCTTACTTGGCTGGGTACTTCGATGGTGAGGTAAGCTCTCTTGCAATGAAGGGAAGAAGACGGATGTATGCTTAAGAAGCAGGCCATGAATAATTTCATTCTCGTCAGGATCACCCCGCCCGGGGAGAGGGTGGCGGGGAGGCACGGGGTCATCATCCCAAGGATGAAGATGGACAACGTCTCCACGGGGACGGTGGAGTCGATCGGCCCGACCGTCAGGATCAGGGAGCTGAGGGAGGGGATGACCGTCCTCTTCCCCCCCTACGGGACCGGTCACAGGAACACCGTCGGCGGCGTGGAGTACATCAGCCTGCTGGACTGGGAGCTGATCGGGTACTTCGAGGGCTGACCGGTACCATACCCGCGTGGACACCCCGACGCGCCGCTCCCCGCTGGGCCTGATCCAGGAGGACCTGAGGTGGGAGCCCTGGAGGCTTCTGGTCGCATGCATGTGCCTCAACCAGACGAGCATCAGGCAGGTCAGGCCGGTCATATGGACCTTCTTCGCCACGTGGCCCGAGCCCGAGCAGGCGGCCTCCGCCCCCCAGGGGGAGATGGCGGCGATGCTCCAGTCCCTCGGCCTCCAGAACCGCAGGTCGGGGCTGATAATCAGGATGAGCCGGGCGTTCCTGGACTGGCTGCCCAGCCAGGATGTGCGGGAGCTCCCGGGCGTGGGCAAGTACGCGGCTGACAGCTACAACACGTTCATCAGGGGCGACCTGGCCGAGGGCGCGACCGACAAGGAGCTCATGAAGTACGTCTCCTGGGCCTTGGGTGTACAAAGTTGTACTGATGAGGTATCATAAGCCCATGGCGAAGATGCGGACCAAGGAAGAGGCCGGGCTGGCCAGATCGGCGGAGGCCGGGGAAGTCGACATGGCGGAGATGAGGCGGCTCGAGGCCGATGGGTACCTCTCCTGCAACGAGCACCCGACCTCGAGCCTCCTCATTTGGAACTACACCCAGAAGGCCCAGTTCGAGAGGCTGTGGACGAGGGAGATCTTGATGTCCCGCGGGCTCATCACGCGCCCCGGGGGACGGGTGGTCGCCAGGCCCTTCGTGAAGTTCTTCAACTTCGAGGAGCACCACGGGCCCCTGCCGGACGGCCCGTACGAGGTCTGGGAGAAGGTGGACGGGTCTCTTGGGATCCTGTACCGCGACGACCAGGGGGAGCCGTGGATAGCGACCCGCGGGTCGTTCGCGTCCGACCAGGCCCTCAGGGCCTCCGAGATGATACGCGAGCCCAGGTACGCGGCGCGCCTGGACGGGCTCGCCCACGACTTCACGCACCTATTCGAGATCGTCTACCCGGAGAACCGGGTCGTGGTGGACTACGGCCGCGAGGAGCGCCTCGTCTACCTCGGGTCCGTCCACACGGACCAGGGATGGGACGTCCCGCCGGACGCGTCCGTCTGGCCGGACGTCCCCGAGTTCTTCGCGACCCTGGCGTCCACCGACAACCCGCTCGACCTCAAGCTGCTGGAGGCCCCCAACAAGGAGGGCTTCGTCCTCAGGTACACCGGGCCCGGCCTCAGGCTGAAGGTGAAGTTCGACGATTACGTGAGGCTCCACCGGGCTATCACGGAACTCACCGCCAGGACGGTCTGGGACATCATCAGGCACCAGGGCGAGGGCGAGGTCTGGCGGTTCATGGACAACACGCCGGACGAGTACTACTCGTGGGCGCAGGGCATAGTCGCCGGCCTGACGGCCGCCGTGGAGGAGAAGCTCGCGGCCGCCGAGGGGTCCCTCGGGGACGGGCTCGCCGCCGTCGGGCGTGGGAATCGCGGTGAGCTGGCGAGGTGGATGAAGGCGAACTCGGCCGAGTTCGACCTCGCGATGGGGATGCTTGACGGGAAGGACTACCGGACCGTCGGGGCCACCCCGCGGGACAGGCTGTGGGCGAGGGTCAGGCCGAAGGCCACCAGGCCATTCGGGGAACTGGAAATGTTCGATGACGAGGGGAAAGAATGAGGCACACCATACTCAACGCCCTCGTGGGCAGCCGGGCGCATGGGCTCGAGAGGCCGGACTCTGACACTGACCTGAAAGCGGTCTACGTCACAGACACGGCCCAGTTCTTCGTCCTCGGCAGCCAGGCCGAGTACCGGACCCCCAAAGCGTCGCGGCCGCTGGGGCAGGCGGAGCCCGCCGCCGACTCCGCGGAGTTCGAGGTCGGACACTTCCTGCACCTCGCGACGAAGAGCAACCCCAGCATTCTCGAGGTCATGAGGGCCCCGCAGCTGGCCGGCACGACGGGGCTCGGCAGGGAGATGGTCTCGCTGTTCCCCCACGTCTGGAGCAGCGAGAGGGTCTACCAGGCCTTCAGGGGATACGGGCAGTCCCAGAGGCGCAGGATGTTCGAGGGGACTGAGGCGAAAGGGCGGAAGTACGCGATGGCGTGGCTGCGGACGCTCTACAATGCTCGCCGGCTCCTCGAGACCGGCGACTTCGAGCTCAGCGTCGTGGGCACCGCAATCGAGCCCACCCTCCTGGCGTGGCGGGACGACAAATCCACGTTCGACCTCCGGGAGGTTGAGAGCATTTGCGGCTCCCAAGAGGTCCAGCTGGACCGAGCCTACGCCGATAACGGCGGCAAGAGGACGGACTACCAGCCGGTCAACGACTTCATCATCAAGGTGCGGAGGCGGTTCTTCACATGACCCAGACGATACTCGTGCTCCAGGGGCTCCCGGCGAGCGGGAAGTCCACCTTCGCGAGGGGGCTGGTGGCCAGCGACCCCGGCGCTTGGGTGCGCGTGAACAAGGACGACATCCGCGAGCGGCTCCTCCCAACTGGGTGGAGCAAGCACAAGGAGCGCGAGGTGGTGATCCCCGAGAGGGACCGCCTCGTGGCCGATGCCCTCGTCGACGGGAAGAGCGCCATCGTGGACGACACGAACTTCGAGGACAAGCACATCCGCAGGATGTACGAGATCGCGAGGCCGTTCGGGGCGCGGGTCGAGGTGAAGCGCTTCGACGTGGAGGTGGAGGAGGCGATCGCCAGGGACTCCCGCCGGGCGAGGCCAGTCGGCGAGGCGGTCATCAGGGACATGGCCAGGCGGTTCATCGGCACCCCATGGGAGCTGGAGCCGTACAGAGAGACCCCCGGGCTCCCCTGGGCCGTGCTATGCGACTTGGACGGGACCGTGGCGCTCTTCTGCCAGCGGCACGGGTGCGGATGCGGCCTGAACCACCGCAGCCCGTACAACGCGGCCACGGCCCACCTCGACACCCCAAACGCGCCGGTCCTCCTCCTTCTGGAGTCGCTTCTGTGTGCGGCCGCGCCAGACATCATCTTCATGTCGGGCCGCGAGGACCTCTATCGGCGGCAGACCGTCGACTTCCTGGAGAAGCACTTCGGGCACCACTACGAGCTCCACATGAGGAAGGGCGGGGACAGCAGGAAGGACGCTGTGGTCAAGGCAGAGCTCTTCGACGCCCACGTGAGGGGGAAGTTCAACGTCCACTTCGTCCTAGACGACCGCAACCAGGTGGTAGAGCTCTGGCGGTCGCTCGGGCTGACCTGCCTCCAGGTCGCCGAGGGCAACTTCTAATGAAGAAGAAGTGCCGCTACCCGGTCGAGCTCCCGCGAGCGATCTGCGAGATGTGCAGGAGCCGTCAAGACGCGTGGCCCGCCGAGCTCGGACCCGCCGAGGTAGGCTCGCTATTCCTTAGGGAGGACGGGGTCGTTTGCTTCGTCCCGCACTCCGGCATGTACGGCGGGACCCTGGACGGAGAGCACGTTTGCTGTGTGTGCTTCACTCTTTACATAGACGAGGATCCGTGGGACAGGATGAACAGACTTAACGCAGAGCAGGAGACCAAGTGGCGGGAAAATGCGGCGAGGGAGAGGGCTGAACGAATGGGGGTGGGGCCGACGGAGATTGGGAGGGATGGTCTTCAGGGTACAGTATAGGCGTGGTGAAGAGATATGTCGGCATAGACCCTGGAATGAACTGTGGGTGGGCGGTCCTCGACGAATCAGGCCTCAGGGTCGCCAGCGGCACCTGGAGGCTCTCTGGCGGCAGATTCGACGGGGCCGGGATGAGGTTCGTCAGGCTCGACCGCCACGTCAGGGAGCTGCTCTCCGACCCAGCTGAGACGGTGGTGGGGTTCGAGGAGGTCCGTCGGCACATGGGGACGGACGCCGCCCACATCTACGGCGGGGTCGTCGCCACGGTCACGCGGGTGTGCGAGGAGCTCGGGGTCCCGTACGCCGGCGTCCCGGTTGGGACTGCCAAGCGGCACGGCACAGGGCGGGGCAATGCTGGGAAGGGCGAGATGGTGTCTGCTGCCGAGGCTAAATGGGGGATCAAGGTCTCCGACGACAACGAGGCAGACGCCCTGTGGATTGCCGACGTGGTTAGGCTCGGTCTGGTGTAGAACGCAGAAATGCCGGTATCCTAGAAGGTGCAGCCAATCGAGCTAAGGAGCCGCGGATGCCTCTTGACATTATGGTCGACCTCGAGACCCTTGGGACGCGGGGCGACACCGCCTTCCTCTCGATAGGAGCCGTGGCGTTCGACCCGTTCTCAGACGGAGTGCCCTTTGGTGGCCAGAGGGCGTTCTACAGGAACGTCGACGCCCAGTCCTGCATAGATCTAGGCCTGAGGGTGGACGGCTCCACGGTGATGTGGTGGTTCGGCAAGGAGGACGCGGCTAGGCGGGCGCTGACGGACCCCAGGCCAGAGCCCGTCGGGCAGGTGCTCTCCGCCTTCAGCTCGTGGTACAAGTCCCACGCCGTCAGGTACAAGACGTGCGTCTGGAGCCACGGGGCCACGTTCGACATCCCCATCATCTCCGAGGCGTACGCCAGGATAGGCCACAAGCCTCCGTGGGAGTTCTGGGACTGCAACGACACCAGGACCGTCTTCAGGCTCGCCGGGGCCAAGCTCCCCAACGCCGACACCAGAGGCGGCGGTCACAACGCGCTCAACGACTGCGTCGCCCAGGCGGAGCACCTCCAGAGGTGCATCGCCATGCTCCGTGGGAGGTCCGTCAACTCATCGACTCAGGGATCGATTGACGCGTCCAGCACGCCAGACTCCCCGGCCGCCGAGCCGGAGGAGCTCGTGCTGTGACCGTCCAGGTGAGGGTGTTTCAGACCACCCTCATGAGGGCCCAGCAGCCGCCGGGCGAGGAGCTAGTGATGGTGTCCTGCCGGAGCCTGGACGGGGCGGTGCAGCTCTCTATGCAGGTTCGTCCGGACTCGGCGCCGCTGGTGGGGGACCTGTTCGAGCTGGCGGTCTCTCCGATAGTGGATCTGGGGCCGAGAATAGCGGTCGAGTGAGGGCCCCCGAAACCGTCGTCCTGCGGGAATAATGGGTGATGGCCACAGGGAACTTTCGGCGTGGATGCGACTCATGGCGTAGGTTCCATCTGAGGAACCTGGTCCCCATTTCTGTGGCTTTGGCCGGCACCATGGGGGCTAACCTTGTGGTTCTTCTCACCCTGGGGTGGCTGGCTGTCGCCGGGTCGTGGGCTCTCCTGTCGCTTGCTTACCTCGCCGGGCTGGTTATCCCCTCAGGGCGGCTGTCTTGATGGGCGTGATTGACGCGTGGTGGCCAGTAGCGCTTGGAATACTCGGGGTCGTGATGGCTCCCATTTTTGCCTTTTTCGCCGCCAGGAGGACGTCCTCGGGGAGGATAGCGACCTCCGACGCCACAGACCTCTGGCAGGAGAGCCAGAAGCAGCGGGACTTCCTCAACGAGCAGGTCAACAGCCTCCGAGAGGAGATAGCCCAGGCCAAGGAGGAGTCAAGGGCAGAGATCTCCAGGCTCGAGGCCCTCGTCATGGAGAAGGAAATCGAGATAGTGAGGCTCAGCACGATAATCCAGGAGAGGGACATCAGAATCTGCCGACTGGAGCGGTGGCTTGAGTCCAGGACGGTATAATCTGTGCTAGGGGGGTGTTGAAGTGCCTGCTGCCTCGGCAAGAGGGGTGTTCGCTAGGCTGCTGAGGCAGCAGCTGGACCATGGGGCCCTGGTAGAGATCCGCGCGGCAGACCTGTGGGTCGACGAGGCGTTGGAGCACCTCGAGAGAGAGGAGCCCTCCCTCAGGGCATGGCTCGAGAAGGACTACTCACTCAACCGAGCGCTCAAGGCCAACATGACCGCCATCTACCAGTCGGTCGTCAGCGACGCCGGCCGCGGGCAGCCGTTCGAAAGGAGCCTCGACCGGGTGAATCAGCTCATCTTCAGGATAGTCGCGGCCGCCGCATGGAGGGCAGCCCTCAACGAGAGGAGCTTCTCAATCCAGGACGTGTTGGGGAAATGACAGAGGAGACGAAGGCCCTCGGCCCGACGAAGGCGGAGGTGTCGGAGAGGCTTGCCCGGGTGTTCGAGAGCTTCATGGAGAACGGCAAGCTCGCCTCGCAGGCCGGCCAGTGGAAGGACGCCGCGGCCTCGTACCAACTGGCGGGGAACGTGGCCCTCACGATAGCATCAGTTAAGGACGCCCCCGACGTGCCAGGGAATGACCTGTCCGCCGGGGTGCAGTTCGACGAGGAGTAAGGGGTACTAGGGCATGACAGAAATCAGCGGGTTCGTGGTGATCATCCTCAGGGGAGCCGGCGTCGTCTCCGGGGAGGTGGTCGGGGAGCGCAAGACGGACGCGGGGGACTTCCTGGTCCTCGCCTCTGCCGGCGACTTCACCGCCCAGGGAGAGATCATCGACAGCCAGGTCCCGGTCGGGAAGATCGAGTCGCTCCTCCTCTGGAACAACGAGGAGTGGGGGTTCTCGACGAACAGGCTCGGCTCCGCCTACTTCATTGGCGTAGCTGAATCGGGCCTGTTCGACGAGTCCCCAGCCCTCGACTCAGCTTCCCCTTGGGCGAAGCCAACGACGGCAAACGGAGCTGATGGCCCCGGGCCAGCCCCGAGCGTTGATGAGCGGGGCCTCGAGGAAGCGGGCCTAGACTACGTGGAGGAGACGCTCGTGGCGGGCTGGGACGCCGCCAGTTGGTCGCCCGTCGAGGTGGCTAAGCCGGTCGCCGCCAAGGGGAAGAGGGCCCCTCGGACCGAGAAGATGGCTTAGGATTCTGAGGGGGCCGAAATATGGCACATGATTTTCTCAGCATCGTGAAGGCCGACCAGGCGCTGGTCGTGCCGGGGTTCAGCCCGCAGGAGTCGGCCAGCGCCATCTCCAGGGCCGCGGAGTACTCGGGCGCCGCCGGGGGCCTGCTGGGGATCGCCAAGAAAGCGAGGACCACCAGGTGGCCCGACCTCTCCAAGGCGGTGGACGGCGGGCTCCAGCACGTCATCTCCGTGGACAACGCGGCGGGATACGCGGAGCTCTGGCACAAGGGCGGCAGCTGGTACGCGGTCACTGGGGCCGAGCTCTCCGGCCAGGCGATCCGGAAGTCTGAGGACGGGGGGCACGGCGGTATCTACCAGATCCCGAAGGTCACCAAGGGCATGCCCATTGAGTACGCGGCGACCAGGTTTGCGAGCGCCATCTTCGGCCCCATACCGCTCAAGAAGGGTGGCTGCAACTGCGGCGAGGACAGATCTTGGTAGATCTCGTCGACCGCCTGCTTACCGCGGTGCTCTGGGTCCCGGCCAAGCTGCTCGGGGTCGAGAAGTGCTCCAGGTGCACGATCAGGGTGAGGTGGTTCCAGCTCCTCATGATGGCCACGGCCCCGGTCTCCAGGGTCCCCCAGATCAGGAGGCGCAGGGTAAACTGGGATCTGCGCGCTGACCCGCAGCCCCGCGGGGGCCTGAGGCCAGTCACCCTCAGGGAGATAACCAGGTCATGACTATCGCCGTAGGCCAGTCAGTCGTCAACAAGCAGGGGATGTCCGTCGGGACCCAAGCCCCGCTCGGCCCGGTGCCGGCGGTGGAGGCCTCCTATACGCAGAGGCCGGTTCACGTCGCGGAGACCGGCCCAGATCGGAAGGTGCTGACCCACCGCCATTTCGGCCATCCGGAGGAGCACCCGGTCACCCTCAGGCACAGGAAGGCCTCGGCCGACCCGATGCACGGCGAGGAAGACAAGATCATCGACGAGTACAAGGACCTGTACGACAAGGCCAGGAAGGGCGAGTGCAACCCGCCGGAGATGAGGCGCATCCAGGAGCTCCGCGGGAGGCTGCAGGAGATCCAGGCCACCAGGGAGACGGACGCGCGACGCATCCTCGGGGACGACATGCTCGAGGGCGCCGACGTCCAGGGGCACACCTTCAGCCTCAAGCCGAAGGCCCCGCCGGCCCAACCGGCGCCGCGGAGGCCGAGCGGCAGCAACCTCCTGACCCAGACGGCGTCCCTCCGCAGCGGGAAGACGTTCAAGGGCGAGGGGCTCGCGAAGGCCAGGGGCCCAGAGGTGGACCCAGACGAAGAGCTCGAGAGCTCAGTCTCCTGGTCCCTCGACGCGGTCGTCATGGTCAGCGACTCGATCCTGAAGGCGGTCGGCGAGCCGTCCTACCCGGCCGACGAGCCGGAGGACGACGGGATCCACGGGTCGATGGCCCGCCCGGCCTACGGGTCGGTGGCGCACGACATAGAGCACCCGGAGACGGAGGGCCCCTACTCCGGCAGCGTGACCAGCGGCGAGGTCGCCAACAAGGCCGGCAAGCCGAAGGGATGGGGCAGGGGCTCGTCCAGGAAGTTCTGGGAGTCGGTCTCGAAGGGGCCGCACTCGAAGTGCATGGAGCACGTCGGCGGCACAGTCGACGACCCGCACGCCTTCTGCGCCTGGGCCGAGCACGAGGGCACGGGTCACTGGCCGGCCGAGCGCCGGGAGGAGAAGGCGGCCGAAGACGTCCGCTACCTGAGGCCGGACGAGCAGCCGCCGCAGGGGACCAACGTCCAGCAGGGGCCGCGCGGCGGCCGGTTCGTCACGGACAGCGGCGGGCAGCTCCACCCCAAGGACGTGGAGGAGGTCCAGTCGCTGAAGGTCCGCAGGCCGCAGAGGTCGAGGGAGGAGAGTGAGGCCACGGCCGACGACTACGGCGAGCGCATGCGAGACATGGCGGACAACGATCCGGCGGGAGGGCGGCTGCAGGGCCAGTTCAAGCGGGAGTGGGCCAGGTCCGCCAGGGCGGGAGACCTCAGCCACGACGACGCCTACGACCTCGTGGACCCGCTCGCAGACCTGTTCATGAGGACTAACCCGCACGAGGACCCAGACGTCGCCAAGCAGGCGGCCATGGTCGTCGCCGAGGACATCTTCTCCGAGTTTGCGGCTGGGCTCGATGAAGACCCTGCTCGGAACGACCACCCGTCCCTGAGTCCGGGCGAGCGCAACCCGAGCATGGGTCGCTGGTCTTCAGATCCCGTGGTCGTCCCGAGCTCGGCCAATGTGTACAAGGGGGCCGCCTACGCCCAGCGCCCGCTGAAGTAGGGACACACCTGCCTAGTTACTGCTTAGAGTTTTCTACGACATCAGAGGAGATGGATCGAGTTGACTAGTGCTGTCTATTCAGATGTCCAGGTCCTGACCTTCCAGGACCGCTACGCGCACGACGGGGAGCAGTTCCCGCACCAAGCGTGGCGGAGGGTGTCCAGCGCCGTCGCCGAGGCCGAGGCAGAGCCGGCGCGAGAGGAGTGGGCCCAGAGGTTCTACTCACTGATGGAGGACTCCAGGTACGTCCCTGGGGGGCGCATACTCGCCGCCATGGGCACGGGGGCCGGCGTCACCGCCCTCAACTGCTTCGTCCTCCCCAGCCCCGAGGACAGCAGGCAGGGCATCGTCGGGACGTCCCTCATGCAGTGGACGGAGATCCAGTCCAAGGGTGGCGGGGTGGGCATCAACATCTCTTCGCTCCGCCCATCCGGGGACCCGGTGAGGGGCGTCAACGGAACGTCCTCTGGGCCGGTCACGTGGGCCCAGCTCTTCGCGTACGTCTCCCACGACGTGGTCGTCCAGGGCGGCAGCCGGCGGGGCGCCGCGATGATCATGATCGACTGCGACCACCCCGACGTGTTCGAGTTCATCCACGCCAAGGAGATCCCCGGGCGGCTCGAAGGATGCAACATGTCGGTCTGCCTCTCGGACTCCTTCATGGAGGCGGTCAAGCGGAACGACGACTGGGAGCTCAGGTGGGGCGGGCGCGTTTACAGGACCGTGAGGGCTAGGCAGATCTGGGACGAGATCGTGGCGGCGGCCTGGAGATCCGCGGAGCCGGGGATCTATTTCATGGAGAGGGCCAACAAGGAGGCCAACTCAGGGTACTTCGAAACGCAATATGCTTCAAATCCGTGCGGGGAGCAAACTCTCGGCCCTTACGGAGCCTGTCTCCTCGGGTCATTCAACCTCAGGGCATTCGTCAAGCAGGACCCCAACGGAACTGGTAAGGTGTTCGACTTCGAGGAGCTCAAGCAGTACGCCCCAATCGCAGTCAGGTTCAACGACAACATAGTCGATCTGAGCCACTATCCACTCCCAGAGTGCCGGGATAGCCAGCAGCGCATCAGGCGCATGGGCATAGGGGTCATGGGTCTGGCGGACGCCCTCCTCGACCTGAGGCTGAGGTACGGATCCGAGGAGGCCCTCGCCTTCACCTCCAGGGTATTCAGGACGCTCCGCGACGAGTCGTACCGGGCGAGCGTCGCCCTGTCTGCCGAGCGCGGCCCATTCCCGGAGTTCATCGCCGAGGAGTACCTCAAGCGCCCTTTCATCAAGAGGCTGCCGGTGGACATTCGTCGGGGCATCTCTGAGTACGGCATCAGGAACTGCTACCTCCTTTCGGTCGCGCCCACCGGGACCATCTCGCAGATGACAGGCGTGAACTCAGGCATCGAGCCGTACTTCGACTTCAAGTACTTCAGGAGGGACCGCCTCGGCGAGTATTGGGTCAAGAGCGACTGGGCCGACACCTATGAGGACAAAATCGCCAGGCCCGCCTACGTAGTCGCCGCCATGGACGTGACCCCGGAAGAGCACGTGCTCATGCAGGCGGCCGCCCAAGAGTTCGTGTGCAGCTCCATCTCGAAGACAGCAAACCTGCCGAACAGCGCGACCGTGGAAGACGTAGCCCGCATCTACATGTTCGCCTACGACGAGGGCTGCAAGAGCCTGTCCGTCTACCGCGACGGTAGCCGGGCCGCCCAGGTGCTCCATACCGCCGCCTCCATGGCGGAGCAGCAGGCGGAGCCGGACAGTCCCGCCCGGCCGCAGAAGCGCAGGAGGCTCCCGACAGATCGGTCCGCGGTCAACCACAAGTTCGAGGTGGACGGGGTCGAGGGGTACCTCACCGTCGGCCTCTTCGAGGACGGCGCGCCTGGGGAGGTGTTCATCAACATCTCCAAGCAGGGCAGCACGATGAACGGCCTCATGGACGTCGTCGCGATGCTCCTGTCGTACTGCCTCCAGTACGGGGTGGACTTCGGGGCTCTCACCGAGAAGCTCACCGGCCAGGTCTTCGCCCCGGCAGGCCGGACCGCCAACCCCGACATCCCGTTCGCCTCCTCGATAATCGACTACATCGTCCGCTACATGGAGATCAGGTGGGGCGGGGCGGTCCCGCAAGGGGCTGAGGAGGCCATCATCGGGGCCCTCACCGGGGAGACCTGCCCGGCGTGCGGCCAGATGATGAGGCACGCCAATGGGTGCGCCCACTGCCCCTCCTGCTCGTTCGAGAGGTGCGGGTAACGGGAAACTTCGCAAAGTGTGGCCGATGGCAGGCCCCAATCCCACCCCGGCGGGCGCATAGTAATCCGGCGGAGGCACAGATGCCTGAGAGAACCCCGGTCACATTCACGCTCGAGGAGCTGTGGCTGCTCCAGAGCAAGGTGCGCCACGAGATGTCCGGCCAGGACCAGTGGAAGATCCCTCCGACAAGCCAGGAGCTCAATGACCAGATAGCGACGGGCATCCTCTTCTGCGAGGAAAACGGACAGCCGGAGGCCTGTCTGTCGCTCTCCCTGGACGACTGCTTCGCGATCGACTACGCGGTTCCGCAGGAGGCGAAATCCTCAGGCGGTTCCCCACTCGGGAAGCCCGTCCTCCGCAAGGCCTTCGCGGCCAGGGTGGCCCTGCGAGTGGGCTGGCAGGCGATTTCCGAGGAGCCGGTGGACTCGCAGGTAGACGTCTCCATCATGATGCCGCTCTTCGAGAGCGAGTACAGAAAGGGAAAGAAGGCAGACTGATGCCCACGACCACGACCACACCGACTATCGCCCCGGCCACCTCCCCCGACGCCGCCCCCTGGAGGGAGACGCACGTCTCCCCAGACGAGATTTGCCCCCAGCAGCAGCGCGAACTGGCGTCCCCAGACGTGGAGCCATAGCGGGTCGCCCAGATCTCTTCGGGCGTGGTAGGATAGTGGCGGAGAGCTTGTCTCACTGAACATGGTCCCTGGGCCGTCTGCCCAGGACGAGGACGTCTAGAGTGCCTGGCTATTTCTACGGCTATGACTACGAGACCCTCTACGGGGCCCAAGCCCCGGCCCCAGAGGACCTCTCGGCCGTTACCAACGGGGACTTCAGGTCCACGCCGGTCAGGAAGATCAGGTCCATCCCGAAGGGGAAGCCGATGGCGGGCCGCCGGGAGAGGGCTCTCCTGTGGCTCGTCGAGCCCGTCCTCAAGTCGAAGGGGGCCACCAGGATTATAGAGGAACTCGACAAGTCGGGGTCTCCTCTCATGGACATGACCTACGGCGAGCTGATGGACAGGTGCCTCGCGGACGGTAGCCTCCACGACCTGCTGGGATCCATAGAGCTCAGGATCAACCTCGACGGCATAGACCCGTCGCGGCACATGGTGACCGAGATGAGCTCGATACACCAGGGGATCACGACCGCCAAGGACCCTGAGCTCCACTACGGCCTCCAGGACCTGGGGTGGCTCATCGGCTATGAGCTGGCCCAGGCGTGCCAGGCATTCGACGACTCAGACCTCTGGTACCCTGGGGTCGACGAGGGCATAGAGCCGGTGCCTGACTCACAGGTGGAACTGGTCATCGCGGCCACCCAGCGGGAGCTGGACAGGGAGCACCGTGGGAGGACTCCGGTCTCGTTGGCCGGGCTGCCGCCTAGGGTGCAACGTGCCTTCGCCGAAAGGAGGCGCCTGCTTTACAAGACGTACGGGATAGGCAAGACCCAGTGGCAGAGGAACAGGTGGTCCCTCTGGGATGTGCAAGACGATCAGTCATGGACCCCGCCTTGGACACGGTGAATAGGCTCCCATACAGGTCCCCTGCCCGGTAACCTAACCCTGGGGGATTGACCATGCAGAGACAAGGCACTACCGCGGACATCAGATTCAACCTCGCCGTCCAGAAGGCAATGGACCCGACGGAAGACCCGATCGAGGGCGCCGACGGCGGGGCCTACGACAGCGGGCAGAAGGCTGACGAGGACTGGGGCAGCGGGGACCGCTCGGAGAGCGGCGGAGGCGGAGACTCCGCGGACGACCTCTTGAGGATGGCCCGCAAGGCGGAGGCCGTCTCTTCGGAGGTGGCCAAATGGGGCAAGCCGAAGGGGTCCGCCCCCCAGAAAGCACCGGCCGCCAGCACTGGCTTCAGTCTCCCCGCCAGGCCCAAGCCACTCGCCCCCGCGGCGAAGCCGTCCTTGGGCTTCAGCGGCTGGCCAGCCAAGGCCGCTCCAGGGTCGCAGGCTGGCCTGAACAGGGCCGAGCTGTCCAAGGCGCTTGACTTTGTCCAAGAGCTCTCGGCGAGCATCAACCGCTAGCAGGTAACCCCTGCACCCTGCCGTTAGAGACCGAGGGGGTTGCGCCCAACCCCCACAGGAGGCTTATGTGGCTCGCAGCCTTATTCCGGACGGCGTCTGGGAGGAGATCAGCCTGGTGTACCCGTCGGGCGGCGGGAAGGCCGCCCAGGAGGTCCTTCGCCGGCACGGGTTCGACGGGGTCGTAAAGTACGACAGCATCGCCAAGAGGATGAACATGAGGGGCCTCCGGGCCGATCGTTACCGGAAAAGCGGAGAAGTCCGCCAGGCTGCCGAACCTTCGGCGCCAGTGGGCGACTTCTGGGATGACGACGGCGAGGGCCTTCCCTTCGCGGTCAGGCGCCGCTGCATGAACCGCGACTGCATAGAGCGGTTCACCCCTGTGAACGACGGCCACTGGTATCACCACCCAGACTGCAGGCGGTCGGAGCGCCTCTGGACGAAGGAGGAGATCCTCGCAGAGGAGGGATCCCTCTACCCGGAGGCCAGCGGCACGGAGATGGCCGCGAGGGCGTTCGGCCAAAAGAACCGCCTCCAGCGCAAGGTGCAGCAGCTCACCTCGCAGCGCGAGTTCCTCAGGTACCAGGTGAATAAGGTCCTGACGGAGAATCGGTGGCTGCTCCCGGAGCGAAGGCAACCGGGACCGGGGGACGTCGACAAGCCGAAGGGGGCGCGGGAGGTCATCGTCCTGTGCTCGGATTGGCAGGTAGGCAAAATGGAGAATGGCATCGGTGTGAGGGCCGTCGTGGAGCAGCGCGTCCCGAGGCTCATGGCGGCCACCTACGAAATCGTGAAGCAGTACCGGGACTCCGGCTACTCGGTGGATAGGGCCCACCTGGTGTTCGCCGGAGACATGCTAGAAGGCTGCCTCCCAGCCGGCACCTTGGTGGACACGCCAGACGGTCCGAAGCCGATAGAGAGTTTCATCGCTGGTGATGAAGTATGGGCCCTCGGTCGGGAGGGATTTGAGAGGGCTATAGTATCCGCGGCGGCCATGACTGGAATTGACCCACTCTACACAATCAGGACCAGGGACAGGACGGTTAGGGCGAACGGCGAGCATCCCTTCTTGGTCATGCGCCGCACAGAGGTGTCTGGGTCTTCGTATCGGAACCGGCACCGGTACGAGGTAACCCTGAATTACGTACGCGCAGGAGAGGTGCAACCTGGCGACCTGGTGGCGATGGTGGAAAGATTCTCGGACGGCGGGAACGCCGCTACCCCGCTGGGGACCGATGCTTCCGTGGAGCTCATGGAATTCCTGGGGCTCTACCTTGGCGACGGGTGCCTCGGACGCGGCAGGGATGGGAAACCGAACGTGGTGTGCATCGCCTTCGCGGAGAATGCGGTTCAGTGGATCGCCCGATATCTCGAGGGTGCCGAGAAGGTCTTCTTCAAGGCGAACGGGGATCCGGTGAAGTTCTCAGCCTGGTCTGACGGAATGGCCCGTTTCGGGTCAACCGCGGCGGCCCAGATGATACTGGACCTCGGCCTTGGAGGCAGGGCCCGCGAGAAGCGGGTGCCAGGCTGGGTGTTCGGGCTTAGGAGGGACCTGAGGGCGGCCTTCCTCCGGGGGTACATCGACTCGGACGGACACGTGACAAAGGATGGCGTCGTAGTGTTCGGGTCCGTTAACGGACAGCTGATGGAGGACATCCGGCACCTTTGCGACGGGCTAGGGTTGGTGGCTACAGAGGTGCACTACCGGCCAGGGAGGACAAAGCTGCCCACCGGAAGGATAATAGAGAGGGACCTTTATACTCTCACACTCGGAGCCCCCAGCCTCAATTGCGAGATAGGGTCGCACGACCCTAGGTATCAGGAGAGATTCTCGGCAGGGCAGAGAACACAGCCGAGAAGGAGACCAGAATACAGGACGGACCTGAAGGGCTGGATTGCCCCCCTTGCTGGGACCAGGTATACGAAGGTGCTGGAGGTTAGCAAGTCCAGCCTGGCGGAACCCGTGTACAATCTGACGGTGGAAGGTCTGGAGAATTACACAGCCAATGGGCTCGTCGGACACAACTGCTTCATCTATGCCGGTCAAAATATAACTGGGCTTGATCGGTCTGGCAATTCCCACCGTCTCACAAAGCAGATCATGGTGACCGCTGACCTCCAGGCCGGGGTCGCGATGGATTTGGCCTCGTATGTGAAGGGGGTCGACGTCTACTCCGTCCCGGGGAACCACGGGAGGGCCAACGGAAAGAACGACTTCGCCGACCCGGAGGACAACTTCGACTCGCTCGCCTGCATGTGGGCCAGGGACAAGGCCCAGCTCCAGGACAACATCAACTGGCACATCGAGGAGAACTGGTGGTCCAGGTTCAGCGTGTGCGGCCATCAGGTGGTGGCGATGCATGGGGACCAGTGGCATGGTCCCTTGATCAAGATCCGGGAGCTGCTCCCCCAGTGGACGCTCGCGGACATCTTCGGGGCGAGGCCCGAGCTGCTCCTCCTCGGGCACAGGCACGAGTTCTCGATGCTCGAGGTCAACGGGGTGCCGGTCATCCAGAACGGCACCCTCGACGGCGGGAGCAACTGGTACCTGAGGGCCTACGGGAAGGCCTCCAGGCCGACCCAGACCGTCATCATCTCGAGCGGCAAGCGCCTCGTCGAGGCGGTGTATCCCATATACATGGACCACGAGTGATCTTCTGACGCCCGGTACCATGGTTGCATGGAACTCCTGCTCGCGCTCGCCCTCTCCCACTTCGTGGCGGACTACCCGCTCCAGGGCCAGTACCTCGCCGAGGCCAAGCGCGCAGCCCTCAGAACCTTCGAGGGGACTTGGGCGCTCGTGGCCCACGCCGCCGTGCAGGCAGGCTCGGCCGGCGTGGCCGCGGCCGTCCTCGGCGGCCCGTGGGCCGTCGTCTCGCTGCTGGTCGGGGTCAGCCACTTCGCCGTCGATCTGGGCAAGGTCAGGAACATCATCGACTATCGGGCTGACCAGGCCCTGCACCTCACAGTGATGGCCGCGGTCGCCGTCGGCGTCGCGGCGGCCGCCTGATGGCGGCCGCGGTGGTGGCGGCGAAGGACGTGGCCCCGGGGGACTGCGTCTGGGCGAGGGGAGGGGACGGGCGGATGTCCAGGCTCCTCGTGGCAAGGGTGGAGGCCGTCAGCGACGATGTGGTCATCCTCTGGGGGGAGGGTTTAGGCTATTTTCAAGCCCATCCGTATGACATCGTGGCGGTCGAGGACGCTGGCCGGTAGGCTGGCCAGGGCGGACTGGGTGGCTACCTCGCTCGGGCTGAGCGCCACCTGGACCGGGACGCACCTCGTGCTCCTCCCGGGCTGGAGCCGGCTCGCCTTCTCGGTGAGGGTGAGGGGCACCCAGTCCACGCGGCTTTCCGACGCGGTCAGGCGGTCCAGGCGGGCCCGCGGCAGGCGCTGAGCGCGGTACTATAGAGACATCAAATCCCCCGTCGGGGACGAGGGGCCGGGGCGATGCCCGGCTGCGCACAGACAAGGAAAGAGGTACCACACATGACGCTTGCCCTACACGGCAAGTCGCCGCGGCGCCGGGCCGGCCTGGTGGCCGGGGGCGTCGGAGCGATGCTCCTCGCGGCCGTCGCGGCGTTGCTGTTCTTCGGGACGGCCTTCGCCAACCGCCCTACCGTCACGGTGTCAGGCTCCTGCGGGAGCCGGACTGCTCACGTGAACGGGGTGCAGATCAACTCCCCTGGGCGCATCCTGTACTTTTATGACAGGCCCCACGGGAACGGTCAGTACACTTTGCGCGGCGGCCCGGCGTTCATCGCCGTCGACACAAACGACGTCTTCGTGAAGACGTACGCGGCTCCGGCAGACGTGGATGTGCTCGCGGAGCTCTACTACGCCAAGAGTGACGGACACGGCGGCTGGATCATCAGGAAGGATGTCCAAAACGACAGCGACGGCCTCCAGGGCGACGGCATGGACTCCGACGCCACCGCCCGCGTGACCGTCGACCCCTGCAAGATCCAGGTGCACAAGTACCTCTGGGACGGCGGCCACTGGCAGAATCAAGGAGCCGGCCAGGAGCAGTTCACCTTCGATGTGCGCACCGGATCGGCCGTAGGCCAGTCCTACGGCAGCGGCCACCAGCTCGGCCTCCTCGATTCCCCCAACCAGGAAGTCTGGGTGACTGAGCAGGCCAAGGCCGGGTATCAGCTGACTGGGTTCACCGTCCCGGCCCCTGGCAATAGCCAGTGCGAGCACGGAGACGCGTTCAACGGGCCGTTCGCGGCCGCAGCCGACGTCCCCGCCGGCGGATGGAGCGGGCAGGGCACCCTCCACGTCTGCGCCTACAATAAGACCACACCGCCGGCGCGAAAGCTCATCCTGAACAAGGCCGTGGCCCACGGAGACCACAGCCTGGGCACCTCTCCGGCCAGCGCCTTCACGGTGTCCATCTCCGGGGCCCCGGCCGGCAGCGGCGCCGGGAGCACTTCCGTGGCCGCGGCCATCGGTGGCACCTACACACTCGGAGAGACAGGGCCGGCCGGCTTTACGCTGGTCGGGTACGCGTGCGACTCAGGCCTCGCGCCGAACGCAGGCCACCAGATCACCGTCCCCGCCGGCGTCGGGGACATCACGTGCACAGTGACTAACCAGGACCCGCAGGAACAGCTCAAGGCCCCCGCCGTTTCCAAGAAGTCCGGTGGCGGCACGTACGACCAGACCTACGGTTGGGGCATCTCCAAGTCCGTCGACCAGGCGGCCCTGGACCTCGGCGTCGGCGGCAGCGGCTCGAGCCACTACACCGTCACGGTGACGCGGACCGGCCCCACCAACTCCAACTTCGCGTTCAACGGGACCATCACGGTCACAAACCCGAACGCAACGTACAACGTCCACGTGACCTCGGTCTCCGACCCAGGCGCGACCGTAGTGTGCCCTGGCGGCGTGCCGTTCGACCTCCCGCCCTCGGCCCAGGTCGTCTGCTCATTCATCGGGACGAGGGGGAACGCCGACCAGTTCCTGAACGTTGCCACAGTCGGCTTCGGCCAGGGCGAGTCGGCGTCGGCTCAGGCGCCGATTCAATTCGTCGCCGGCAGGCAGATCAACGCGACCGCCGCGGTCACAGACAGCAACCCAGGCGGCCCGAACACCGGCGTCTCCGGGACCCGGACTTTCCAGTACGAGGTGGCCCGCACCTGCGAGGGCATCGAGTACAACCCGCAGAGCCTGACCGGCTCGGTGGTTCGTCAGAACACCGCCACGGTGTACTTCGGCGAGTCGTCCGAGCATGCCGACGCGTTCGTCGTCGTCACTTGCCACCTGCCGAAGGGCAGCCTTCAGGTGGGCAAGACGGTCAACTGGCAAAACTGGCCGGCGAGCCCGAGCGCGAGCTTCCGGATCTGCGTCAGCGGGCCGTCGCTCAGCGAGTGCGACCAGTACACCGCGGGCCAGGTCCGCGTCTTCACCGGCCTCCTTCCGGGCACCTACGCGGTGGCCGAGAGCGACCCCGGCCCTGACTGGACCGTGTCCGGAAGCGGGGTCAGCGTCAGCGTGACATCTGGCGGCGCGGCCTCCGCGACCGTCACCAATACCCACCGGCGGGCGTTCGTGACGCTCAACGCCCACAAGACGGAGACATCCGGCGCAGGCAGCTTCAACGGCCAGGGCTGGGTGTTCACCATCAGCGGGTGCGGGGCCTCCGGGTCCAAGGTCACCGATGTCGGCGGCAACGTCGTCTTCGGCCCCATGGACCTGGTGGCCGGGTGCGTTTACACCGTCGCCGAGGCGGGCGCGCCTGGGTGGACAGCCCTCAGCCCGGTCCAGACTGCGGTCTTCGCCTCGCCGGACGGCGTCCAGACGCTGTTCTTCACCAACGTCAAGAACGAGCCAGGGTGCTTGATCGGCTGCGGGCCGGCCGTCACCCCGACCGCTCCTGCCCAGGCGTCGCCGACGGCGACCGCAACGCCGCCGACGGCCATCCCGCCGCCGGCTGGCAACGCGACCCCGACTCAGGCGCCTCCGACCCCTCGCTCGGTCGGCGCGCCGCCAACCCCCATCGCCCCTAACACCGGCAACGGCGGCCAGACGCCGCAAGCTGGAGGCGGCGGTGTCGGCCTCGGTGACTTCGTCCTCCTGACGTTCGTTCTGGCCCTGGCCCTGGCGGCAGTGGCCGGCACCGCGCGGTCCAAGCGGATCTAGTAGGCTGGTCCTCAGACCAGAGGGGGCCCCGCCACGGTGGGGGCCCCCTTTTTTAGCCCTCGGCAGGATGATGTGATGGTGCATCTGGACGAACCAAAGACATACGTGGACGACCCAGGTGAGGCTCCCACGGGCACCACGGTGGAGGAGGGCCCGCGCGGAGGCCTCTACTACGAGACCAGCGAGGTGGCCACCAGCCTCTCCGGAGGGCTTTCAGGCCTCGCGTGGGACGACCCCAACGGCAGGTCCTTCACGGTCGTGGACGAGGCGGCCGACGGCACGTGGGTCCTGCTCAGGGACGACGGCAGGGTCTACGACGGGGTGCCCAGGGAGGACGTGGTGGCCATGGCGTCAGCGGGGACGATCACCCAGGCCCCAGACGAGGAGGACGACCCGGGGGACGACTACACAGGTGCTGAGTGGGTCGGCGGCGGGGAGGTCTACCGCGTCCAGCGCGCCATAGGCAACGGCCTGTACGAGGTGAAGAACCTCAGCAGCGGGGCGGTCTCGGTGGAGGACGAGGCTTCGATCGACGACCGCCTCTCCATGGAGGACGACGACGGCGACGGCGTCGGGAACGACCTCGTCGGGGAGACCATCAGCGTCGGCGGGAAGCGGTTCGACGTGCTCGACGTCCGTGAGGGCTTGGCCCTGATTCGCGGCCCAGACGGGGACGCTGAGATCCCGGAGGACCAGATCCGCTCCGCCCTCCAGTCTGGCAGGGCCGAGATCCAGGCGAGGGCCTCCATGCGGTTCGAGGACCTGATAGAGCGCGGCAGCCCGGCGGACTTCTCCAGGCTGTATGGAGGGGCCGGGGTCTCAGTCCGCGCCGAGGTGGATGAGCGCGGGAACGAGTTCGTGAAGGTCCGGTTCACAATCACCGACCCGGAGACTGGCAGGGACGTCGGCACGATGCTGAGGTCGTTCAACGCGGACGGGTCCGTGGAGCACGACACCTTCGTGATCTCCTCCGAGCACCAGGGCCGCGGGCTCGCCGCCAGGCTGAACGAGAGGGCCGAGGAGAGCTACAGGGCGGCCGGCCTCACCTCCATCTACCTGAACGCCGACATAGACGTGGGGAAATACGTGTGGGCCCTCCAAGGCTACGACTTCAGAGGCTCCCGCGCGGCCGAGGAGATGAGGGGCCGGCTGAGGGGGTACCTCGCGACCAAGCCAGCCGTCGGCGCCAGGTTTGACAGCCAGCATGGCGATGGCGAGGTCGTCGGCATCGAGGGACCAAACCACTACGTGGTGAGGATGGGAGACGAGAGGATGGTTCTCGGGTCGCAGGGGATGCGCCAGGTGCTTGCCAACTCAGACGCCGCGAGGTTCGAGAGGCTCTCGAGGGAGAACGGCGGGCTGGAGCATGCATGGGACTTTGCGGCCCTGGACGACGGTAAGGAGCACGCCTGGAGCACCAAATCTAAGCAGGGGAGCGGGCACCTCGGCAAGGCGTTCCTCCTCAGCGACTACGTCGACGACTGGGACGGGGCCAAGAGCCTCGAGGAGGGGTCCCCCGGGTACGCTATAGGGCAGAGGTACTACGAGAGGGGAAGGGGTGGCGATGCCTGACCGACCGGTCCCGATCCAGCTTCCCAGGGGGGTCGTGCCGTGGGCTTCCGACGACTCCGAATACGACCTCAATGACGACTCTGACATGGTGGCGGCCATCAGGGAGATCCGTGAGGGCGCCACCCTGGAGGAGAAGGCGGCGCCAGAGGACGGCCGCCGCACGTACCTCCGCGAGGGTGAGGAGGGCCCACAGGGGGCGGACGTCCAGACCGGCCAGCGCGGTGGGCGCTTCTTCGTTCCCGACGGCAGCGACGCCCACAGGGAGTGGACTGCGGGGCGGCGGAAGGCGGCGAGGGCGAGGGCCAAGCTCGAGCTCAGGAGGGAACCGAGACCGCGCGACCTGTCGGCGGGGGAGCTCATGGAGCTCGAAGCCAGGCCGATAGCCGTCAGAGGCGGCGGGAAGGTCGCTAAGGCCGCCGGCAAGGCGATGGGGCGGGACGACGGCCGGTACGCGCCGTTCGTCAGGGGCATGAGGGACAGGCAGAGAGCGGCTGTCCAGAGATACCTGAGCAGGGACGTGGCCGCAGTCGCCGAGTTCAGCGACGGCCAGTACGGAATGGCCATCCTCGATGACCTCGATTCCAGGGAGCTCGTCTTCAAGGACGGGTGGGAGCCAGCCGGCGGAGGCAAGTGGATGGACTTCCCCTGGGACCACTGGGGCCTCGGTGGGCGAACCTACCAGAAGATGAAGGAAGCCGACAGGGCCGAGCTCGAGTGCCGCGAGCAGGTACACAGGTGGGTGCCGGCCCAGTTCTACGAGAGCTGGATGGAGACCTACCACCCCGAGGAATATGACCGGCTCTGGTTCTCGCAGGGCGGATCCATGACCCTCCACGGACAGCGGAAGGAATGGGAGGGGACCGTGAGGCTGGTGGCGGAGCGCATCAGGCGGGAGGGCCCGTCGCCGCAGTCAGAGCTGGAGGACGCGATGGACCTGGCCACCTCGGTGTCCCGCAGGTTTGGTGGCAGGCCGGCGCTGGCGTAGGATAGAACGGTGCCAGTTCACAAGGTCAAGGGCGGCTACAAGTGGGGCGAGCACGGACACGTGTACCCCAGCGAGGCTGGCGCCCAGCGCCAGGCCAGGGCTGCGTACGCCCACGGCTACCAGGGGAAGTCCTTCGAGGAGTCAGATAGGGAGTCCAAGATGACCAACAGCTATGCCAATAGCCTAGTCGATCTGGCGGCGGAGGTATCCAGGTTCGTGGCCAAGGCGCAAGGGCGCCGCGGCGGCCCGGAGCATGATCCGACGGCACTCACCAGGCAGAAGACGAAGCAGGAGTACTTCGCCGTCAAAGAGACCGATTCCGGGGAGAGGTCCCCGCTCCCGAAGGAGCGCCAGTACCTGCGCGAGGGGGAGGAGGCCCCGCCGTCTGTGTTCGTCCAGGAGGGCCCACGCGGCGGCAGGTTCTTCGAGGTTCCCACCCGCGGGAAGGCCGCCCAGGAGGCCGGAGCGAAGCGCGGGGCGGGGTCGATGGCGGTGGTCGCCGAGCAGCCCAGCTCCAACCCCACCAGAGAGGTCAAGCCAACCCCGAGGACCTCCCAGACGGTGGACGTCGAGGAGCCATTCGAGAGCACCATTGCCAGGATCAGGGAAATCCTTTCCGCCGCCAAGATCCCGCAGGCCAGGAAGCTCGCGGACGGCAGGTCCACCGCGGGGTACGAGATCAGCGCACGAGACGATTGCTTCGAGGTCTACGGGCGCGGCAGGAGCGACGGAGAGGCGGAGAAGGCGACCAGGCTCGTGGAGAGGGCCCTCGGGGCTTCTGACCTGGACGTGACCGCGGAGGACGACCACGTCATCGTGGAGGCCATGAAGAGCGACCCGATGGCGGACCTGTTCGGCGACCAAGAGATCGACATCGAGGTGGACCCGCTCCTCTCGCAGAAGAGCTACTCACACGACGAGGCCATACTCGTCAGCGGCCTTCTGGCCAAGGGGGTCTTCCCGGCGGCGGTCGTCGCGGCCGTCAGCTCCCGGCGGGCGGCCGGATGACCGAGCTCTATGAGATCATCCCCGGCAGGCTCTGGCAGTCCGGGTCTGTCCAGGGCCGGGAGGGCGAGGGCGAGGTCCTCGACCTCGGCATAGACTACGTGGTGAACCTCAACGGGGACCCACCGTTCTCCGGCGGCGGCGGCCGCGGGCCGTTCACAGAGCTCAGGTGGCAGATAGAGGACGGGCCACTCCCGGACCGCGAGGACCTCGACGAGGTGGTCTCCAGGGTGTGCTCCGCCGTGTCGTCCGGCGGGCGCGTGCTGGTCCACTGCGCGGCCGGCCTGAACAGGTCCTCCCTCGTCAACGCGATGGCCGTCCACAAGCTGACGGGCAGATCCGGGCCGGAGCTCATCAGGTACATGAGGTCCAGGAGGCCCGGGGCCCTGACCAACGGGCGCTTCATCTCATTCCTCGAGCGGCTGGGGAAACACTGAAAAGCGCCCGGGCGGGGTGTACAAGCCGCGGCCGGCGCGGTATCCTGTCATTCAGGCAGTAGGTGCGTCGTCCAAAGGCTAGGGCGCCAGTCTCCAAAACTGAAGATGCGGGTTCGATTCCCGCCGCTCCTGCCAATCAAGCCGAAAGGGGTCGCTATGGCAGATTCACACCAGCCAGCGGCGGGGCTACGCCCCGCCCGGCGGCCCGCCAAGGGGCCGGAGAGCCCCGCGAATACCTAATCCGCCCCCGGTACTATCTGGGGGATGACTCGCCCCAGTAGCTCACCGGAAGAGCTCCTCCTCTACACGGAGGGAGCAGGCGGTTCGATTCCGTCCTGGGGCACCAGAGAAGGCGGGCGCGCGGCGCCCTCCGATCGCGGTTCAGGACGGCCCCAGGGGGGTATAGTCCGCCGGCTAGTAGTCACCGGGGGTCACTTCCCGCGGGGCTGGTCTCAGCGGGAACCTTCAGATCGCGGCGGGGCGCCATCCCCGCCGCCAGACAGATGCCCACGTGGTCCAATGGATAGGACGCAACTCCCCTAAAGTTGAGGTCCGGGTTCGACTCCCGGCGCGGGTACCACATCCGCCTAGCGGCGCGCAGCGTAGCGGCCAGGCCCGGTCGGAGGGCCGAACGAGCCGCCAGTCGCCGCGCCGCGAATAGTGGCGGGCCACTGCGCCCGGGGAAAACCGGTACCGACTCGGCCGCCAGCGAAGAACTGGCTCACCCGGGGGCAAGCAGCCACGGTCCCGTGGTCTAGCGGTCAGGACGGGCGCCTTTCAAGCGCCAGGGGCGGGTTCGACCCCCGCCGGGACCACCACCCACCCAGCCAGGCCGAGAGCGCGGCCTCAGGCCGCGGCCTCGTGGTCTAACGGCAGGACACGTCCCTCTCAAGGACGAGGAAGGGGTTCGAGTCCCCTCGAGGCCACCATCCACCTTAGAGCCTCCTACGCGTCCGCGAGGGCCAGGCCAAGCTGCCGGTGTGAGCTCCGTGCCGGTCGCGGAATGGGCCCGCAGTCAACGGGGCCCCATGTGCGGGTAGTTCAAGGGCAGAACGGCCGGCTGTGACCCAGCTGATACGGGTTCGAATCCCGTCCTGCACCCCAGAAACCCCGCGGGCGGCTTGCCGTCCGCTGACCACCTCGGGCCCCCGGCGGGTGGCAAGGCAAGCTCCCCCCGCCGGGCGGTAACTCCCTTCACGCCAGGCCGGCCCCGAGGGCCGGAGGGCCCCGGCCCCCGAAGAGGGGGATTGCAGGGGCGAACCTGGCGCCGCGGGGCCATCAGGCTGTGGCGCAGTTTGGCAGCGCGCGTGACTGGGGGTCACGAGGCCGTGGGTTCGATCCCCGCCAGCTTGACCAATTGCGATGATCTCTCGGTAACCTGTGTCGGCCAGTCACCGACGCCGGGGAGAGGGCGAAAGGCGCTGAGGGACGACCGCCCCCCGGGAGATGCTGGCGGGCGGCCCAACCGAGAGCTCGGTACTCTTTGAGAGATGGCCATATCGGAGTAGGACTGGGCGACGCTAACCAGGGAGTGGTGTAGGGGCTGCATTCGCGGTTTGGGACCGCGTGGAGAGGGATCGTCCCCCTCCTCCCTGACCAAAGGTTGTATTAGGATCGGACTGATGAGAGGACGGCGGCCAGTCACCGCCCCCGAGGGAGGGGGCCGGCCCTCGCGGGTTGACCGCCGCGGCGCGGTCGGCCCCCTCCCAAGACCGATCGCGCGCCTCAGCCAGGCGGAGGCCAGCGAGAGGGCATACCGGCGCGCGGGAAGCGGGCGTTGCCGATTAGGCTACGTGAGGCTGTCAGGACCAGGTGTCGGCTAGTCACCGGGCCGGGTCGGACGGTCGACAGTCGTTGAGGGGAGGCCCGACCCGGGGAGAGCCAGAGGCTTGACCGCCGCTGGGCCTGGCGAGGGCCGAACCAAAATTGGTGACCAGCCGCGTGGCGGCCTAGAATGTCAGTGTGTAGCTCAGTCTGGCAGAGCGCTTCGTTCGGGACGAAGAGGCCGTGGGTTCGACTCCCTCCTCACTGACCAAGGAAGTCCGGGGCCGGCCCCGCAGGTGAGGGGGCCGGAGTGCGTGGGGAAGGGGCAGGCGGTCCCCCGCAATAGCGAATCTGAAACGGGGCCAGTCCCCGGAGTAGGATTCCACCGGGGGCGCAATGCGCCCCCCCTTCGCGGCCGTGGCGCAGCTGGCAGCGCGCCGCCTCGCCAAGGCGGAGACCGCGGGTTCGAGCCCCGCCGGCCGCTCCAGAATGTGTAAGGTGCCTCTGTGACGTAATGGCAGCGTACTGGACTTTTAATCCAGGAAGTGCAGGTTCGAATCCCGCCGGAGGTACCAAGAAGAGTAGGAGAACACGAGATGAGATTCACCAGGGAGCGCGACGGGTTCGACTCCGACGCGCCGTTCCCGCACTGCGACGCGCAGGTCCTCCACGCGCCGGCGGCCTGCGAATACTGCGACAGGTACCCCGAGCTCCAGGCGGCCCGCCTCGAGCGGAGGGTGAACTTCACCGGGCGGGCCCAGGAAGGGTTCTCCGAGTGCCCGGCAGAGGCCTGGCGCCCGCTGGAGGTCATAGAGCGCTGGTACGGAAACGTGCCCAAGCCGGCGACCGCATGACGGCCCAGACGCAGGTGCTCGAGAGACCGAAGGCCCCGGAGCCGCAGACCCAGGCGTCCCCGCAGGGGCCGTCTGGGCCCAAGGGCCCGCCGCGCCCGGCGACCACCGGGTCGGAGGACGGCTCCCGGGCATAGCCAAGCAGGGGGAGGTACAGGCCCCACAGGGCCGCTGGCGTAAAGCAACTGGAGCTCAGCGCGCCCCCACAAGAACCGGAGAGTGGCGAAACGGCATACGCGCAGGCATGAGAGGCCTGTGCCCGGAAGGGCGTGAGGGTTCGACCCCCTCCTCTTCGACCAAAGCAACCCGTCTGGCGTAGCGTCAGCGCACCGGCCGCGGGGCCGGAGGTGGCCGTTGGACTCGGCCGGCGGGTTCCAAGCGCAGGCCTGGTGTAAAGACAGCACACCCCCTCGGGGAGGCGTCCGCTCGAGACGGACGGCCCGCGTCAAAGCAGCGTCAGCTATGCATTCCGGCGTCGTCCAAGGGTAAGACGACAGGCTGTTAACCTGTTCATCGGGGTTCGACTCCCTGCGCCGGAGCCAGCAGCACAAGGGTACCATTCCGTTGGTGCCGGCGGTATGGTATGCGGATGGACCTCGCCTCCACCCTGGACTCAGTCATCGCGCTCTCCGGCGAGGTCAACCGCGTGCACCTCGGCAGGAGGGGCAGAGCCCCGGCAGGCGCCGACGTCAAGGTCGGCCCGAGGGGCGGGCGGTACTACGAGGCCCCGGCAGGGGGCCACCCAGGCAGGGCGATAGGCGAGCGGGCCAGGCAGGAGTGGGCGAAACGGTACGGGGAACGCGGTGAGCGGTTCGGCCAGGGGCGGCCGAAACCGGAGGCGGCCCGGCCCGACCAGCTGCCCAGTGGCTCGGCCGCCGCCCACAGGAGCCCTGGGCCGCCCAGCGGCGGGCCAAGCGCGACGCAGGAGCCTGGCCGCCTGCAGCGTGGCGAGACAGGCTTCAGGACCAAGATGGGCGGGTCGTACTCCTTCAAGGACGGCCGGTCCTCCAGGGACGGCGGCCCGTGGAGCGACGCGACCCTGTTCCTCGACCCGAGGGACGCCAGGGCGGCCTCCCAGTGGCGGGGCGAGGCCAGGAGCAACAAGAGGGCCCACGTCGCCGGGGGCGAGATCCTGCTGACCAGCTACAGCAACCTCAGGGGACGCCAGGTGGTGGACCAGAGGCTCAGCGCCGCATCGAGGCCGGCCGCCGGCCTCGCGCCGCTCGAGCTCTTCGGGGCCAGGGGGCGACGGGAGGGCCAGGTCCTTCTCGGAGTTCCGCCAGGGCAACCCCATCGTGGGGCAGCACGCCGGCGACGCCCAGTAGGAAGGGCACCTGCCTGTAGAGCAGGCGCGTCCGCGCATTGGGGGTTCGAATCCCTCTGCCGGCACCACAGCACCGACGCCCCGGACTAAGGGGCCGCCGCCGGATACCAGGGCGCAGCCCGGGACTTAGCCGAGCCAGCGGCGCATCGCAACGCCCCCGCGAAGGGATGGCCGCCGGGCCGGGGAGTGCGGGGAAGCCCCCGCAGGGCGTCGGGACACCCCTCGTTGGTGTATCGGCCAACATGCCTGCCTGTCGAGTAGGAGACGACCGGTTCGACTCCGGTACGAGGGACCATAGGAGAACGGTGGAAACTGCATGGCCAAACGTCCCTCGGGGCGTTGCCAGGGCACAAAACCGCTCGCAGAAGCAACCAGGCGCGGATTGATCACTGCGACCTGGTTCTCGAGTTTGGGGGAATGCGAAGGCGGCCGCCTTACACGCGGAGCGCACCGCCAGACGCAGGCCAGTCCAGCTGATGGTCGGGTGGAGAAGCGCAAGTGCCGCGAGTGCCACAAACTCTCCATGAGGAAGTGGAGAGCCTCCAAGTTGGGTCTGTAGTGGCAATGGGAGAACACCTCCGTCGCAACGAGGGAATGCGAGTTCGACTCTCGCCAGATCCACCAGCATCTCGGTACCATGTCCGCATGTCTATCGAGTTCTACCTCAGGCCCGGTAGGATCAACGACGAGCCCAAGGCCTACGTGGCCAAGGGCGGTCGGATACTCTGCGACCAGGCCAACAAGAGGTGCTACTACGTCCGAGAGGACGCTGAGGCGGCCATGGCCGTCTTCGAGAACCCGGGGATGGCCGCCTACCTGCACGGGTGCGGGTACTGGCACTTCGGGCACGTGATCCGCCGCTGATGGAAGGTTGCCGGAGGGGATTATCGGGCGCGCTTGGAAAGCGCGTGGTCGCGGTTTGCGCGGCCCAAGGGTTCGAACCCCTTACCTTCCTCCACAAGGAGACGAGCTATGGGCTATCACACGCAGTTCAGGGTGGAGCTGAGGCCGCTCACGGACCAAGAGCTCGACGGGCACACGTCGCTCCTCCCGTTGCAGGCGCCGAGGGCCGACTACATTGAGGCACTGCACGCCGCCCTCGGGGAGGAGATCTTCGACCGGGACGGGTGGTCGTCCAGCGAGTTGAAGTGGTACCAGTGGGAGGAGGACATGATCGCCGCCTCCGCCAAGCTCCCCGGGGTGCTCATCACACTCACCGGGTTGGGCGAGGACGGCGGCGACATCTGGAAGGCGTACTTCCTGGACGGGATGGCACAGTCGGAGCGCCCGTTGCTCGTGTTCCCCGTCTTCGACCGGACGAAGCTGGCGGGACGCCCGCACATGCCGAGGCGCACCAGCATCTGGGGCTAGCGGAAGGGCCAGCCGAACGGTGGCGGCGCCCGCCTTGAGAGCGGGTTGCCCCGAGAGGGGCGTGGGGGTTCGACTCCCCTCCCTTCCTCCATAGGATGGGCGCGTGCAGGACGTCTACAAGAAGGTCTCCGCGAAGCACGCCGGGTGCATCTTTTGGAAGTGCTTCGAAAACAGCAGGGCGGACAAGAAGCTGGCGCGCAGGAGCGGTCGCCGGGTCTTGAGGCAGGCGGACCTCAGGGAGTTCAGGGCGGAGTAACGGAAGGCCCCAAGGGAGTGGTACGCCGCCTCGAAAGCGGTGAGGCCGGCGGCGAGCCGGCGTGCGGGTTCGAGTCCCGCGCCTTCCTCCATAGACGGGAACGATAGGTGGCATAGGCAAATCGTGCGGACCTCCCTAGCGGGAACGGGGCGAGGGCGCGGTATGCTGGCTAGCATGAAGAAACTGATCCTTTGCCTCATTCTGGGGCGACACGACGACGACACCCTCGAGGTCAAGCACGCGGACTACTACGCCACGAGCTTCGTGGCCCTGTGCGACCGGTGCCGGTAGGCTAGCGGCATGCAGCCGCCGGTCCAGGAGAAGCTCGACGAGTTCTACCGCCTGGCCCACGAGCGCCAGGCGATCTGGCGCCGCCGGGCGGACGGCCTCCCGGCGCCGTGGACCGAGGACCCGGTCTTCCTGGAGTGGCGGTTCACCAACGTCTTCCGGGAGCTGGACGCCGGCACGGTCAGGCTAGTGAGGGCGATGGCCGACGCGGCGGAGGACGGGGCCGAGGCGCCGGACACGGTGTTCAACGTGTGGCTCTACCGCGAGCTCAACAACCGGGACTCCTGGGAGGAGGTCACCGGCGGCAGGTTCCTCAGGCTCGAGGCCCTCGACCAGGGGTGGCTCGCCGGGAGGATGGACGCCCGCCGGCAGAGCGGGAGGCCTCTGTTCACCGGCGCGCACATGACCCCCTCGCTCAAGACTGTGGTGGAGGCGCTCCCGGTCGTGGTGTCGGTCGCCGGCCCGCTGGCCAAGAGGCTGGAGAGGATGACCGACCTCCAGGACGTCTTCGAGCACATGAGGTGCCTCCCGGGCGTCGGGAACTTCCTCGGGTACCAGATGGCGCAGGACCTGACGTACGGCCCCAGGCCGGCGACCCAGGCCTCCGTGGACGAGTGGGCCCTGGCGGGGCCAGGCGCGCTCGGCGGGCTTGGGGTGCTGTTCGGCAGGCGGGTCACCCCGGGGGAGGCCGTGACGTGCATGGCCCAGCTCAGGGACCTCCAGGACGAGACGCTCGGCGGGCTCGGGCTTGACTTCGCGTCGGTCGCGGCAGAGGGCCGAGGCAGGCTCGGCCTCTCCGCCGTGGAGCACTGGACGTGCGAGTACATGAAGTACCACCGGATCGCCCACGAGGGCGGGACCGGGAAGAACAGGTACAGGGCATAGGCCGGTGGCCCAACGGATAGGGCGCCTCCCTGCGAAGGAGGAGATTTACGGGTTCGAGTCCCGTCCGGCCTACCATTCGCGCCCCCGTCGTCCAATGGATAGGGCGCCGGTCCTCTAAATCGAGAATGCGGGTTCGACTCCCGCCGGGGGCCCCAGGACAGGATGTGGCGGGGTGGCGCGCCATGCGGGACGTGCGCTGGCGACTGAGGCACCCTACGGGACGCTCCACCGCCGGGAAACACAGGCCCGGACGGTCGGACGATCCGGCCTGCACCAGGAAAATGCCCTCGTAGTCCAACGGACAGGACGCGACGCTTCGAACGTCGAGTTGCGGGTTCGACTCCTGCCGAGGGTGCCATAGAATGCGTCTGGGGGTGGCCGTGCTGCACTTCATCTCTGGGTCCGTCGCCGGGGAGGCATGCAGGATCTGCTGCGACCCGGCGGTTCATAAGATCGGCGAGGAGATCGCCTGGGACGACCCGCGGAGGCGCAGGCATAACCTGACCCCCTATGTATGCTGCGGCTGCTTCAGGATGATATTCGGTCGGAGCGCCTCGAGCTGTTCCGGTAATCAGATCATCAAGTCATGAGATATTCGTACTCCAGGGATGAACTGGAATTGGCTACCAAGGGGAATGAGTCCGTCTCCGGTGTCCTGAGGGCCATGGGGATGGCACCGAGTGGTGGTCAACACTCACACATCAAGAAGCTGCTCAGTAAGTTCGGGATTGATACTTCCCACTTCACCGGGTCGGCTGGCAGCGGACGTGGGGCTAAACACAGCGGAGGGCCGGAGAGGAAAACCCCCGAGCTTATCTTGACTCTGAAACCAAAGGGCGGCCGATACGAGCAGACCGCCCTCCTAAGGAGAGCACTATTCGAGCTGGGGAGGCGGTGGGAATGTGAGGGATGCGGGAACTCAGGCGAATGGAGAGGGGTTCCACTCACCCTTCAGATAGATCATGTGGACGGCAACAGGCACGATGATCGCGTGAGCAATCTCAGGTTCCTGTGTCCAAACTGCCACTCTCAGACCGAGACCTTCGGGAATCGGAAGAGAGCAGAAGTGCTGGCGTAGCCCAACGGCAGAGGCCTTGCGTTCAGACCGCAAGTGTTGGGGGTTCGAATCCCTCCGTCGGCACCAACGGAACGCTCCCGGTAGGATCTGGGCATGAACGCAGAAGAGGTCCCGAGGGCGTGGGAGTGCCACGGATGCGGGAAGTGGCACGCCGACCAGCGGGAGGCTCAGATATGCTGCCCGCCCCAGCTCTATCTATGCCTCTGGCAGTGCCAGGAGTGCGTGAAGATCTGGTTCAATCGGGGCCTCGCCGAGGAATGCTGCCAGCCCCGGCCGTAGGCAAATTGGCAAAGCCGCCGGGTTCAAGCCCCGGTGGGTGCGGGTTCGACTCCCGCCGGCCGGACCACACAATGCCTGTAGGAGGGCCCAGCATGTCCAACGAGGCGCCTTGGCGCGTGTTCACCCACAGGGGCAGGGCGGCCCACCGGGAGGGGTCGGCACGCAACGGCCTGACCTTCTGCAACTTCCTCATCGACCGCGGCAGGCGGGAGGACGCCCGCCTCAGGGAGGCGCCGATGTGCTACCGCTGCGAGAAGGCGTGGAAAGAGGAGGCCTAGCGACCAGGCCCGCGTAGGCAAACGGAAAAGCCGCCCCGCTTAAGACGGGGTGCGTGGGGGCTCGAATCCCCCCGCGGGCACCAAACGCGTCCCCTTGGTCGAGTGGCGAAGACGGGGAGCTGCAACCTCCCAGGGGCCGGTTCGACTCCGGCAGGGGACTCCAGAGAAGGCGGGTGGGGCATGCAAGAGATCATCCTGAGGTGCGACTGCCACGGCAACCACTTCGTCTCCGTGACGACGTGGCCGGAGGACCACGACAAGGAGGACATCGCCTTCCTCGAGATCGGCGGCTACTTCCAGGCGGGCGGACCGCTGGCGCGGGCGAGGCTGGCGTGGGGCGCGCTCCGCGGGCGGCAGGTGCACCAGGCCGAGGTGAACCTAGGCAGGGACGACGTTGAGCGACTGCGGGACTACCTGGGGTGGGCGGCGCCGCGGCTGTGGAGACACCCCTACGGGGATTCGCCGGAGGGCTGGGCCCCAAGAGGCGCGGGTCCTCAAGAGGCATGATCCCAATGTGCTTCCGTAGCTCAACTGGCAGAGCAGCGGTCTCTTAAACCGCAGGTTGAGGGCTCGACTCCCTCCGGGGGCACCAAAGACGCTTCCTGCCTGGCGCCGGACCCGGCGCACTCAGTCACGCGAGGTGGAGCAGTGGCAGCTCACCGGGCTCATAACCCGGAGGTCGGGAGGTTCGATTCCTCCCCCACGCTACCAAACGCCGCCCTAGCTCAGTTGGAAGAGCTCCTGGTTGAAGCCCAGGGTGCGCCGGTTCGACTCCGGCGGGCGGCACCAGACGCGCCGGTCGCCCAGCGGCCAGGGCCCCTGCTCGACATGCAGGTGACCGCGGGTTCGAGTCCCGCCCGGCGCACCAAAAGAAAGGGAGGCCCAGGATGGACAGACTCTGCGTGGTTGAGAGGCCCAACCCGCCGGGCCACCAGAATGGCGGCGGGACTCACTGGGTAGCCTGGGACAGGGAGTTCTCCATCGTGACTTACGGGGACACCCGCGACGAGGCGGTGTTCATGGCCGGGTCGGCCAGCCAGATCGTGGCGAGCGGCAGGACGGGGAGCGGCCAGCCGGCCCACAGGCCTGAGCCGGAGTGGACGCCGATGGAGGAGGCTAGGGCCATTCTCGATGGGACCTCGGAGCAGGGCCACTTCATCAGGGAGGCCCTCGGGGCTCTCAAGGAAGCGGAACTTTCCGGCGTCGCCAGAAAGACGATAGAAGAGATAAGGAAGGGGCACGGGCTCCCGCCGCGCGGAGGGTGAACCAGGGTGGACCTGGCGCGGTCTGCTAAACCGACGGGCGGCGCGAGCCGCTGGCGTTCGAGTCGCCCGCCCTCCGCCACAGGCGCCGCCGGGGAAGCGCACCCATGGACGAAGCCCGCGAGGGCGAGGCGGTTCGGGCCCGCCGGGCGGCACCCGTCCCCCCGTCGTCCAACGGCCAGGGCGCCGGTCTGATATACCGGCAACGAGTGTTCGACTCACTCCGGGGGGACCAGGAACTGGCCGGTAGTTCAATGGAAGAACGGGGGTCTTATAAACCCTTGATCCGAGTTCAATTCTCGGCCGGCCGACCAGGTATGCTGGTGCCGTGGCCTACGGCCCAGACGCCGAGGTGAACGAGTGCTCGTGCGGCGTTCCCCACTGGATGGTGAGGAGGGCGCGGCAGGGGGACAGCCTACGTCGTGGAGAGCCAGTTCATCCATGAGGCCGGCCACGCGAGCGAGTACGACCCGAGGAAGGCCTCCCCCGTCCATGAGGTTCTGGAAGGAGCGGCTGGCCGGATCCGGCCTGTGGTCTGCGGGGCCGTAGCACAGCGGCAGTGCGGGTGACTCATAAACACCAAACGGCGGTTCGACTCCGCCCGGCCCTACCAGAAGGAGAGGCCCATGGCGATAGAGTGCATGGTGGACATCGAGGCCCTGGGGGATGACCTGCTCGTCCAGGTGGGCATGGTGGCCTTCGACACGGCCGACTTCCTCCCGCTCCAGGGCGCCACTATCGACATCGACCCGCTCACGTGCAGTGGGCTGCCGTCGACCGAGACCGTGCTCTGGTGGCTGCGGCAGTCGCCTGAGGCGGTCGCGGGGGTGTTCCGCGCCGAGGGCCGGGTGCCGCTCAGGGAGGGCCTCCTCCTCGCCAACGCGTACTACCGCGGGAGTGGGTGCGCCGCCATGTGGAGCCACGCGACCTACGACGCCGTGATGCTTTCGAGGCGTTTCGCCGAGGCCGGGCTCGCCCCGGCCTGGGGCCGCCGCGGGGTCAGGGACCTCAGGACCCTCTTCTCGCTCGTGCCGGAGGGGGTCGTCCGCGACGCGTACAGGACTGCCGGCGCTGGCCTGACTGACCACGTAGCGCAGGACGACTGCGTGAAGCAGATACGGGTCCTGGGGGCCGCCATGCGAGCCCTGGGGCGCTAGGACTGCTCGGCAGCCGCCCCCGCCATCGCCCTCGTAGCCCAACTGGCACGGCGCCCGCCCTGTAAGCGGGACACTGCAGGTTCGAGCCCTGCCGAGGGCCCCAGGCTGGCTTCGTCTAGAGGCAGGACGGCATCTTGGTAAGATGCTAACATGGGTTCGAGTCCCGTAGTCAGCTCCAAGAAATACACTAGATGTAAGATTGATCAGTCCACCGAAGGCGGACGGAGCCCAGACGTCTCAGTTTAAGCGTGCCGGCGTAGTCCAGAGGCAGGACGGCTCTCCCGTAAAGAGCAAGCGAGGGTTCGAGTCCCCCCGCCGGCCCCACGCGCCAGTAGCACAGTTGGCAGTGTGCCTGCTTCCCAAGCAGGAGGTCGCGGGTTCGAGACCCGCCTGGCGCTCCAAGACAGGAAGGAGGGCAAGATGGCCCACTCGCATTCCTACTCAATAGGGCCGCTGCTCGACGACATGATCCGCGTCTGCACCTGCGCCTGCGGGCACGTTGTCCTGGAGTGGGTGCTGCTCCCGTAGTGGCCAGTCGCCTCAGTATAATGGTCTAGTACGCGCGGCCTCCGACCGCGAGGGGCGGGTTCGATCCCCGCAGGCGGCTCCAGTACACTCATGGCATGGATCTCAAGCTGAAGAAGAAGAAAGACCAGTCCGCCCTCCCGCAGGGCAAGTCCTCCTTCGAGGACAGGTTCGCAAGCGTCCACGACGCAGTCCAGCGGAAGCTCAGTGGGCACATGACCCACGACCTGGACAACCCGTTCAGGGCTATCCACGTGGACGTGCCCCACTACTGGGACACAGAGGGCACGGTCCTCTCCCTCCTCGAGCAGTTCGTCGGCGGTTACGTCTGGGCCTGCAAGCACGACGAGTCGTTCGCCGCCTACCACGGCGAGGTGCCGGGCCTCCAGGGGATCTACGACAGGATCGTCGCCTACAAAGTGGCCCAGGCCGACCCGGAGAAGGACGAGGAGGAGTTCTACGGCGCGCGCTTCGCGGCGTGGTGCCTGGTGGAGCTCGCGGTCGCCCTCCCGTCCATGTGGGACTGACCCAGGCATTCCATCGTCATCTAGCAGTAGGATGCATGTCTCTGAAACATGTCACGGTGGTGCGAGTCCATCCGATGGAGCCAGACTCCGCCCTGGTGTAGTGGTAGCACGCCTGGCGTTGGACCAGGATGGCGGGGGTTCGATGCCCTCGGGCGGAGCCAGAGGGCCGCGCTGAAGGTTCCCGCGCCCTATAATCGACGCGTGCCAGACAGGATCTACACCTCCATCCCGCTGTACGACAGGAGGGGCGAGCGGGCGCAGCTCCGCGTCTCCGCGGTGAGGTGGAAGGGGTCCTGGAAGGCCCACGTCAGGGAGTACTACCCCGACGACAAAGGGGCTCCGACGCCGGGCCGCGGGATAGCGTTCAACATGGGCTCGCTCGACGACGTCCTGTACGCCCTGGGGCTCATGGCCGACGACCTCGCGGCGGGGAGGCTGGAGGCAGGGGATGCAGAACCCGAGGCGGGCGGTGGCGAAGCAGCTCATGAGGAGCAGGAGCCCAAGGGAGCGGGCGGCCGGTAGGGCCCTCGCCCGCGGGAGGGTGGCCCGCGGGTCGGCGCTCGACCTGGCCATACGCCTGTCGGCGGCGGTCATGAAGGAGGCCGGCGGGGGTGACGGCGGCGCTGGGCCGGCGACCGGCGCCCCGATGGTGGGGCGGGACGTGAGCACCCCGACGGCCGGCGGGGGGCTCCGCAGGGGGCGGCCCCCGAAATACGATGTAGCCAATGGCTGACAGCTGGTCGTCCGTGGTGGAGTCCTCCGTGACGCAGTACCCGCTCAGGAGGTACGGCGCGGTCTCCGTCCTCCAGAAGGCCGAGGGACGCGAGCCCCTCATCGTGGCCGGCTACAGTTCGCCACAAATCGTGGACCGCGAGAAGCACGTCATCACGAAGGAGGCCCTCGCGAGGGACCTCCCGAGGTTCATGGCGCATCCGCACTACAGAAACGTCAATCTGCTCCATTGCCTTGAGGCCGGGACCCCGATTAAGGTCGGAGGCAATGGGGTCTCTGGGTCCACGTTCACCAGGATAGAGGTCATCAAGGTGGGCGACAGGGTGCTGACCCACAAGGGCAGGCTCATGCCCGTCACCCACGTGTTCAAGCACAAGGGGCCAAACGAGGTCGTCGAGCTCCGTCTCGGCAACGGGGAGACAGTCCACATCACAGACGAGCACCAGGTGCTCGTGGTCGGGAAGGGGTGGACGAGAGCCGGCGACCTTGTGGCAGGGGACATGCTCCACCACCTGGTTAAGAAGGGCCATCGGTCGTGGGAGCTAGCCGACCAGCACCCAAGGAATTACCTCTTCAAGGGCGACTCGTCCCACATAACCGAGAGGACCAGGGAAGCCTCCAACGCTAGGAGGAACGAGGAGGCCAGGGAGGTCGTGACGAATGGGGTGGAGGTCCTCTCCGCCGAGAAGATCCCGTTCGACGGGTGGGTGTACAACCTCGAGGTGGAGGACGACCACTCCTACGCCGGCAAGGGGGTCATCTACCATAACTCGAACGTCCAGGTCGGGGAAGTCATTCCGTCATGGACCAACCCACGCACCGGGGAGCGGTACGAGACGAAAGTCGACGAGGTCGGCCTCTTCACCGTGGTCAGGGTCAGGACCGACGCGGCGCGCCCGCCGATCGTCGACAAGGTCATCGACGACATAGAGAGCGGGAAGCTCGCGGCCTTCTCCATCTCGGCCGACGCCCCGTTCGAGTCCAGGCGCCACGAGTGTGCGGGCGGGACATGCTTTTGGGTGATAGACGAAATCGTACTATACGAAGTTACACTTTGTTTTAAGGGAAATGAGCCCGTGTGGACGAAGTCCGGGCTTAAAAAGATCAAGGACGTTATGACCGGGGACCTCGTGTGGACCCACAAGAACAGGTGGCGCCCGGTCGTCAGGACCATGCAGCGGGAGGTCGACGAGGACCTGGTCAGGATCACGACCGAGCGGGGGATCATTAGTCCGACGGGCGAGCACCCGTTCAGGGTGATGAGGTATAGGGGCAGGGGCGAGGGATCGAAGTACGAGTGGGTGCCGGCAAAAGACCTCGTCGTGGGCGACCTCATCTCGTATCACGAGCCTTCTCGGCTCTGCGAGGCCTGTGGCGCCCCCATGTTCTCCTCAAAGCCAACTAAGAAGTTCTGCGACATCCAGTGCAAGGCCAAAGTCCCGAACAGGAGGGGCAAGACAGTAGCCTCAGGCGACCCTGGCGCTATCTCTCATGCGGCTAAGGTCAGGGGGCTGAGACATCCCGGCAAGGGCGGCATTAAAACAGAGGCCGGCAGGGCGGTCCAAAGGGCCTCTGTCAAGACCGACGGGTTCCGCGCGAAGAGGAGGGCCATCACATCCGCCCAGTGGAGGGATCCGGCATATGTGGCCAGGCAGATGGCGGTGCGGAACGTCGGGCAGAACAAGCTGGAGAAGGTGTTCGAGCCACTCGCTAGGACGTACGGCTTCAGGTTCGTGGGCGACGGGCAGCTCGTTATCGGCGGGAGGGGCCCGGACTTCTGGGACGGCGGGACGAAGCTCATCGAGCTCTACGGGGACTATTTCCACAGCGGTCAAGACCCGCAGAACCGCCTGGACCACTTCGCGAAGCATGGCTACGAGACTCTGGTGCTCTGGGAGTCGGAGGTGAACGGGCTCGATGTGGCCCCGATTGTGGAGGAGTTCGCCGGGAATGCCCTCGTGAGGGTGACGACCATCGGCACCGAGCCGTATAAGGGCACCGTGTACAACCTTGAGGTCGAGGAGGACAACTCCTACACCATGAAGGAGGGCGTCGTCCACAACTGCGAGAGCCCCGTTAACCAGGACGCCAAGTTCACGGTCATCTCGAAGTCCTTCGACGAGGCGGGCGAGTTCGCCGCGTCCGCGTGGTGCGGGGACGGGCGCTGCCCAGTCACCCCGGCCCAGGCGGCCATGGTGCTGAAGGGCTACCGCTCTGAGTCAGGGAGGATGCTCTTCGAGGGCGTCGCCGACGAGGCGGCCGGCCCGAAGGGCCTGGAGTCCAGCGGGCCGGAGGCCACGCCGCCCTCGCCGGCCAACCGGCTCGTGCCGGAGCCGACGACCCCGAAGTTCGCCAAGTTCCTGAAGGGACTGAGGGGGATGGTGGACCCGAGGGTCCAGGCGATGATAGACAGGGAGTTCGGGTCCATCGCCAAGGACGCCCCTGGGCCGGTCGGCGGCGGCGTCAGGGCGGCCGGGCTGGCGGTGGTCGCCGGCGACACTGGGCGCGTCCTTATGCTCCAGAGGGCGGCTGAGGGCGACGACCCGGCCGGCGGCACCTGGGAGTTCCCCGGGGGGCGCCTCGAGCCGGGGGAGAGTCCGCTGGGGGCCGCCAAGAGGGAGTGGGCAGAGGAGGTCGGGAGGCCGCTGCCCGAGGGCGGGCTGGCCTCCCAGTGGGAGTCGCCGGACGGAGTATACGCCGGGTTCGTGTGGAGGATCGACGGGGAGGACCTCCTCCCCCTAGGGGAGCGGGACGAGATGATCAACCCGGACGATCCCGACGGGGACCAGTTCGAGGCCCTGGCCTGGTGGGAGCCCGACCACATCGGGGACAACCCCGCCCTCAGGGAGGAGCTCAAGGACCAGGCGGGCGACATAGAGAAGCTGGCCAGGCAGGCCACCTCCGCGGTGGGGAAGTCCCGGGACGGGGTCGACGAGTTCGACGAGGGCCTGGAGACGGAGTCGGCGGAGCACTACGAGAGCGTCGGCGGCGACGTGGGCTCCATCGCCAACATAGTGAGGGACCACCTCGCGGAGGACCCGAGGTACTACTCGAAGGTCCTGGCCGAGGAGGGGGGCGAGGAGGGGAAGCTCGACCCGGCGTCCGCCGCCAAGCTCGAGCGGGCGAGGGCGGGCGTGGAGACCCCGGGCGCCCGGGAGATGGCCGAGCGGTACGGGCCCAGGCCGACGTACGGGGTCGCCCCGGACGCCCCCCTGGCCGACCCGGACGGGGAGAGGCAGTACCTCAACCTCAGCGACGTCTGGGCGTCGCATGGCGGCTTCAGGCTCGTCCAGGGCGACGAGGAGAAGGTCCAGCCTGTCACGCAGGGGAAGGTCAAGACCCCGAAGCTGGCCGCCCCTGACAACTCGTACGTGCCGATGGTCATCAAGGAGGTCCTCGCGGCCGTGGAGGCCGCCGTGGACTCGGTCAGGCTGGACAAGGGGCTCGAGGGGGACGCCAGGGCGGCGGCGGCGGCCATCAGGTTCGGCAGCCCGAGCCTCACCTGGATCCCGGGGCAGAGGAGCGACTTCGTCCTCTGGACTGACGGGACTGCCTTCGGGCCTGACCGGGCGTACGTCAGGCTCGGGAGGCTCCTCAAGGGCCTCAGGGACGCGGCGACGCGGGCGGGGGCGGGGGAGGCCCTCAACGCGGCCGGCGTAGCCCAGGAGAGGCTTCGGAAGTCGGTCCCGCTCACCGCCGGCCAGGCGGCCGGCAAGGCCGCGGCGATCGTGAGGGCGGCCACCCTGGCCCCCGGCCTCCCGCCGTCCGCGCTGTCAGGCCTCGCCAAGGCATGGGACTCGACCGTGCGGGGCGATCCGGCGGCCGCCCTCGACGGCGTGAGGAAGCAGCTGGAGGCCGCGGTCGGGGACGGGGGAGGCAACCTCGACCCCACCGTCATGGCGGCGCTTGGGTCCCTCTACGAGGACGCGGAGAGCGTCATCGAAGGCATGGCGCTCGGCCAGTACGTGAGGATGGGCGAGGAGCCGGAGCACGGGATCATCAAGGAGGCCGGCGCCGGGAGCACCTACAAGGACGTCGCCAAGACCGACGCTGCTCTCGGCAGGGTCTCCAAGGGCGGGGCAGACGACTTCCACCGGGGCCTCAGGGGGGACCTCGGTCAGTCAGAGAAGAGCGACACCATCAGGGGCCCGGAGGACCTGGACGGGCTCTCCAACAAGGGCGGCCCGGAGAACCTCCCGGAGGGGTTCAAGGAGCGCCACCTGGAGGCTGAGGGCCCGCACCCAGGCGCCATGGTGGCCTGGTTCCCGGAGAGCGGCCTGGCGAGGCAGCTCGCGACCGACGGCGGTGAGGACGCGGACGAGCTCCACGTCACCATCGCGTACCTCACGGACGACGCCGCCAACGACCTCGGGGACGACGGGGTCGAGAGGGCCCTCGGGGTCCTGAGGCACTGCGCCCTCGAGCAGAGGCCGATGGACGGCAGCATCGGGGGCCTAGGCAGGTTCTCCCCGGGGGACGACGGGCGCGTCCCGCTCGTCGCCCTCGTGGACGTGCCTGGCCTCTCGGAGTTCAGGGCCAAGCTCGTCGGTGCCCTCAGGGAGGTCGGGGTCCCGGTCGACGGGAGGCACGGGTTCACGCCGCACATGACCCTCAGGTACGACCCGGCCGGCATGGACGACCTCGAGCGGCGCGGCATCCCGGTCACCGAGACCTCGCCGATCGCCATCGACAGGCTGTGGCTGGTGTCCGCCGGCGAGAGGTTCGAGGTCTCGCTCGATCGCGGGGTCGGGCAGGTGTCAGGCGCGGAGCCGGAGCAGTTCAGGAAGGGCGGCCCAGCCAAGAGCGCGGCCCCGGCGAGGGAAGCGGGCGGGCGGACGACGGTGGGGCCGGGCTGATGCGGAGCATCTACGACCAGGCGCGCGCCATGTCCAGGGCGCAGCTCAGGGCCGAGGTAGAGGACCGCGTGTCCGGCATGGTCCCGACCGACGGCCGCGGCGGGCCCGACCTGTCGGCGCTCCGGAAGGCCGACTCCCTCGTCGACGAGATCATGGCCCTGGTGGACGCGTACCACCCGGCCGGGAGGTAGCATGCCCCAGAGCAACAGAATGGTAAAGATGCCCAGGTCCTCGATGCCGGTGGGGACGGCCATGCGCCCGCGGCTGCACGGCCAGTACCTCTGGCCCTACGACCAGGACGTGGCAGACGGCCCGGATGCCCACGTGGCGAGCTACTCATGGACCGTGCAGGCCTTCGAGTGGGCGGACTATGAGAGCGGGGACCTGGTGGACCTGGCGACGGTCCAGGTCATCGCCCAGGACGAGGCCGCCGCGGTGGCCAAGGCCATGCGGGCGGTCAGGCGCCAGGCGTACCGCGTCGCCCACGTGACGGAGCTGAGGGGGGACGCGCCGTGAACTCCCAGACGCAGGCCTTCATCGACGAACTAAACCTGGTGGTCGGCGCCCTCGTCCGCGTGCGCGACCGGGTAGTCGCGCTGGAGGGCCTCTCAGACGTGCTCCCGCAGGCGGCGGTGAACCTCGCGCGCGCCAAGCTCGACTCCCAGCTCGCCGCCCTCAAACTCGCTGTCACGAGCCTCCCGGCGGCGCCTGACACCAAGGCGGCCTAGCCGTGGCCCTCCCGAACGGCATCGTCATGGCGTGGACTGGCACAAGCGCCAGCATTCCCGCTGGCTGGTCGCGTGTCACTGCGTTAGATGCCAACTTCCCGAAGGGTAACCTGACCACAGTGGGCAGTACGGGTGGAGCTACAACCCACCTGCACAACACCCCGGCCCACACGCACTCTGCGAGCCACAGTCACGTTAGCGCCGACACGAGCATCCCGACCGATACGCAGCCCGTTAACACGGATGACACCGGGGCCAGCCTGTCCCACACTCACACCCAAACCTACGCCACCTCCACGCAAACCTCGGGCGCCTCAAGTGCCGCAAACAGCGACACCATAAGCAACGAGCCGTCGTTCATCCGCGCGATTTTTATCCAGAGCAACGGCACCACCGACATCTCGACAGGTGTCGTTGCATGGTACGACGGCGCGTCTGCGCCGACTGGATTCACGGCGCTCGCGTCGTCAGGGGACAAATATCTTAAAGGCATGACTACTGGCGGAGATGGTGGTGGCACGGGTGGTGCGGCAAGCCACACTCACACCCAGTCCAGTCACACCCACACGTATCCGTCGCACACCGACCATACACTTACGATAGGTACGACCGTACCGGGCACTGCGGGTTCGAACGACTATATTACGGTGTACCTCGTCGGCTCGCATACCCATGCCCCCTCCGGGACGATAGCAGCCGCCACCGACACGCTGTCGGGGCAGTCCACGGGCTCGGGGTCCGGCAGCAACAACCCGCCTTACTACGCGGTGACACACATTAAGGCAGACGCCGCCACGGCGGCGCCGGTCAACACCATAGCCATTTGGACAGGGACGGTCGGCTCTATTCCTGCGGGATGGTCGCTTTGTAACGGGACCGGCACTCCCAATCTCGATAACAGGATGCTCAAGGGCGCCAATGGCGATGCTGGCGGAACCGGAGGAGCCAATGCCCACGCCCATACGTATAGCCATGCACACACGACCGCCACAGGGCACACTCACACGCTTGGCACGGTAACACTGGCGGGGGCGACTGGCTCTTCGGCTAGCCTCGGGGAGGGCCCCACTTACGTCGTGCACGTTTCGGCGCACACCCACACCGCCTCAACCTCTGGCGCCGCTCAGTCGTGGGCGGGCACGGGCGACCCCGGCATGGACTCTGGCACAGCCGAGCCGCCGTTTTATACGGTGTTGTTCATTATCAGAGAAGCAGCATCGAAAGTGGGTCCCCTCGTAGGCGGGAAACTGCTAGCATTCGGCAACAGGAGGCTGGTGGGCTAGATGGGCTACCCCGTTTTCCACGTCCCGGCCGGAGACGTGCTCCCGGTGATGTTCGACACATTCGCGGGCGCGACCGGCGCGAGCATCACCATGACGGGCCTGGCCGTCACTGACATCGAGATCTACAAGGACGGCGGCACGACCCAGAGGGCGTCCGACTCCGGGTACGTCCTGCTCGACACGGATGGCATCGACTTCGACGGCATCACCGGCGTCCACGGGTTCAGCATCGACACGGGCGACAACGGCGACGCCGGGTTCTACACCGTCGGGGCCTGGTTCACGGTCGTGGTCTCCTCGGTCACCGTGGATGGCCAGACCGTCTCGTTCATCGCGTGCCAGTTCCGCCTGATGGCGGCCGAGGGCGTTGCCGCCAAGCCCAAGGCGGACGTGGACGCCTGGAGCGGCACAGCCGTCTCGGCCCCGGCGACGGCCGGGATCCCCGAGGTGAACCTGAAGAACATCGCGAACGCCGCGGTCAGCACGTCCACGGCGCAGCTCGGCGTGAACGCCGTCCAGGCCGGCGGCACAGCGTGGGCATCGGGCGCCATCACGGCGGCGTCTATCGCCACCGGGGCCATCGACGCCGACGCGCTGGCTTCGGACGCGGTGGACGAGATCTGGGCGAAGGCCATGAGCGACCTCGCGGCGGTGCCAGGGGCCACGGCCAGCGCCCTCGCCGCGCTCAACTGGCTGTTCGAGCTGGCGCGCAACAAGATCACCCAGACCGCCAGCCTGGGGACGCTCATGAAGGACGACGGGTCCACGCCGGTCGCGACCTCGGCCGTGTCCGACGACGCGACGACGGTGACCCGCGGCGAGTGGGCGTAAGCCCGCTCGGCGGTGCCAGCCCGCGGGCTCGGGGCCCCCGATGGCTCGGCCGCGCGGTAGGTTTCTATACGCGGCGCCGGCTGGATACGATCAACAGGGCAGAACCGCCCAGGAGCTAGGCAAGTGTCGAACGACTCAGCAACCCACCGCACCGAGTGGCGCCTCGAGAAGAGGGCCGGGTCGGTCGAGGACTTCATCCTCGAGAACCGCGGGGACGCCGCGCGCGTCCTCTCAGGCGGCAGGGCCTCCGGGGGGCTCGACGCCCGCAGGTTCATGGATGGCGTCGAGACCATCCGGGCGTGGCTGTCCGAGCCCGGCCTGGACGGGCGCGTCAGGGAGCTCTGGACTCCTGGCCGCCAGGTGGACGAGGCCCTCCACCGCATGTTCCTCGAGGCGGACCCCTACGAGGTGATCGAGCGCGAGGGCAACATCCTCGTCACCGCCGGCATCGCGGTCCTCCTGAACCTCCTCAAGGGCGACTCGGACACGGTCTTCAGCAACGCCAGCGCCTACCTCGGCGTCGGCGACTCCACGACCGGCACGAACGTGGCCCAAACAGACCTCCAGGCCTCGTCCAACAAGCTCCGCAAGGCCATGAACGCCACCTACCCGGTGGACTCCGCCCCGACCATCACCTTCCAGTCCACCTTCGGCTCCTCGGAGGCCAACTTCGTCTGGAACGAGGTCGGGACCTTCAACGCGGCCTCGGGCGGCTCGATGCTCAACCGCGTGGTCCAGTCGCTCGGCACGAAGAGCTCGGGGTCGTCCTGGTCGCTTTCGGAGACGGTGACGTTCTCATAGAGAGCATAACCTAAACTTAATTTCAACTGTTTACATCTGGGGCTAAGTAGTGTACAATGAGTGCATGATAAGCTTCACAGAGGAACAGTCAGGCCGGATCCTGTCCATGTACGAGGCGGGGTCCGGCCTCAATGCTATCGGCAAGGAAATAGGCTGCAGCTTCCGGCCGATCCAGACACATCTCAAATTACTCGGAACAGAGATGCGAACTGGCATGGGGACCAGAGGAGGCCCTAAGCCAAAAGAGAATCGACCACCTCGGATTGGAGTCAAGAAGACACAGGAACAGAGGGACCGGCAAAGTCTCAGTGCGGCGCAAGGATGGGCTCGGTCTAAAGAGGACGGTACCATTGAGAAGCGTCGGGCTGCTATCTCGGCAGGGATGCAGCCAGTCAAGGCTCGAATCGGGCAGTTGGTGAAACTCCGTTGGGCTAACATGACTGATGAAGAGCGTGAGGCGCGTAAGGTTGCTATTAGGGCAGCTAGGGCAGGACAGCCGGGGAAGGCCTGCGAATCTGGCTGCCAGTGTCGGAAGCACGATGGAATTTCTGGTAAGGCCAACGCCGGGAAGACGCACCCGGGCCGCGCGAAGCCGACCTGCCGGGCGTGCGGCGGTCCACATTCTTACACAACGACTTGCCAGCCAGACGTGATGGCGGCGCGAAATGAGAGTTCGCGAGCGACATGGGCCAGCCTCGGCAAGACCGGCCCGAACTCAGGGCGCAAGTTCACCGACGAGCAGAGGGCCGAGCGTAGCGAACTGTGCAGGACCAACCCGGCCCTGGTCGCCCAGTGGACCGAGCACCAGAGGAAGGGCCGGCAGAGCGCCCGGCAGCTCGGCTACCGGAGGTGGCCCAGCAGGATCCACGCGGCACTCTACAGGTTCCTCCGTGAGGCAGGCCACGACGTGGAGTGCGAGATAGGCTTCGGCCGGTACTCCGTGGACCTCTACGACAGGGAGTACAACATCGCCTTCGAGGCGGACGGCGCCCGGTGGCACGTCCTCACCCGGCAGCAGGTGTGGCGTGACAGGAAGAGGGACGCGGCGCTGGTGCGGGACCACGGCCTCGCGGCGGTGGTGCGGTTCGACGAGGCGGACATCGCGGCCCTGGCGGAGTAGGTTTCGGCGGGCGCGCGGCGCGACCTAGGATGGTGCCAGGGGAGCCATGCCCAGCCTCTACGGGGCCCACCAGGTGTTCAACAGACAGCTGGCCGCGGCGGGGCAGGCGGAGACGCTCGCGCGGGTAGACCGGTCCAGGATGTCCTTCGGCCACCGGCTGACGGTCACGACGGACAAGGGCATCCTCATCGGGTTCGACGCCTCCGGGGAGCTGACCCCGGACGACGCCCTGGAGCTGCAGGCCGGCGAGAGCTACTCCGAGGACGGCGTCATCTTCAGCAGCCTGAGGTTCGTGAACCTCGTGACGGGCGAGACCCCGCGGGTGCGGGGGATCATCTGGGGGAACTAGGAGGGGGTCCAGCCATGCCAATCTACCCGAGGGTCAACGTGACCCAGACAGTGAACGTCCCGACCCTGGCCGCCGACGAGGCCACGCCCTTCGACGTCACGCTCGCGGTGCCGGCGACGGCAGAGGACCTCGTCCTCGTCCCGGGCGTGAAGGTCGGCCGCAACGTGTCGATCATCAACGAGGGGCCGGGGGACGCGGCCATCAGGTTCGACGCCACCGCCACCACGACCGACGTCCTCATCAGGGAGGGCGAGGGCTACGCCGACCAGGCGCTCGCCGTCGCGACGAAGGTCTCGTTCATCAACGTGACAGCCGCCGTGAGCCCGAGGCTCCGCGGCGTGCTGTGGAGCGGCCCCGCGGCCTAGCCCATGGCCTTCGCGCTCTCCTTCCAGAGGTTCACCTTCACCTGGACGGGGGCGTGGCAGGACGGTGCGCTGTACGAGGTCGGGGACGCCTGCCAGGACGTCGCCGGCACCTACGTCTGCACCGGCGCCCACCTCGCCTCGGCGGCCGCGCGGCCGCCCGGCCTCTTCTGGGACCTCATGGTCGCCGGGGCCCTGGTGTCCTCGGCCCAGCTCGGGTCGGACCAGACGAGGAGCGCCACCTCCTTCGCCGACGTGGCCGGCCTGTCGTTCCCCGTGGACGCCGGCGCGGACTACTACTTCGAGTTCGGGATCGTCTTCAGGGCCGCCGGGACCAACAGGGGGATCGCCCTCGCGGTGAGCGGCCCGGCGTCTCCGGTCTCGGTGGCCCTGCAGACCGCGATCCCCACGTCCCTCGTCTCCGTGGTCCTGGGGCAGGCCAGGGCGTACGACAGCGGCGCCCCGACCGCCTCGGTGGACGCGGCGAACGTCGACAACTTCGCGGAGGTGGTCGGGACGCTCCGCAACGGGGCGTCCGCCGGCGAGCTCACCCTCAGGTTCGCCTCGTCGACTGCCGGCGGGGCCGCCGTCACGGTGAGGGCCGGCTCGTTCGTGCGCTGGCACAGGCTCAACTAGGGCGGGGGCTTCGCGCCGGCCCCCGGCCCGCCTAGGATATAGTCCAGAGGCCCCCGGCACGGGCGGCCCGGCCCAAGGAGCAGCCAGAAATGCCTATCGTCGCCTCAGACCTCGTCGCCTACGCCGGCCTCAGCATGCCGGAGGACGAGTCCTCGACCGTCGGCGGCGCCGTCGACGTCGACAACCGCGTCGTCTTCACCGACATCGCCGCGACCGACGACGTCGAGGCCGTCTCCTCGAGCGCCGGCGACACCATGAACCTCACGGTGACCGGCAGGTCCGCCGGCGGCGCCACGGTCTCCCAGACCAAGGCCCTCACCGGGGTCACCTTCATCACCTTCGACACCCTCGCCGCCGTGGAGCGCGTCCAGAAGGCCCTCCTGGCCTCGGACGCGGCCGGCGCCGTCACGGTCCGCAGGGCGACGGGCGACACCACCATCGGCGTCATCCCGGCCGGCGAGCGCGGCTTCACGAGGCTGTTCATCAACGCCTTCTCCGACGTCGGCGCGAAGGACTACTACATGAAGTTCTTCTGGAAGAACACCCACGCCACCCTGGCGCTGCTCAACGCGGTCGTCCAGCAGTCGGCGGACCCGACCGGCAAGATCACGCACCTCATCGCGGCCGCCGTCAACGACACCGCCACCTCGGCCAACCGCCTCACGGCGCCGTCCGCGGCCAACACCCTCGACCCCGACACGTTCGACGACACCGACAAGAACGTCCCGGGCACCGACCTCGCGGCGGCCTCCAGGATCGGCGTGTGGCTCAAGCTCGCCCTGGGCGCAGCAGAAGCTCCCATTAAATCTACCTATACGTCACAAATAGCGGGGCAGAGTGTGTAAAACACTATTCTGCTATGAGACAGGGCACTGGCCGGGAAACCGGCCAGTGTTCTCTCTAGACATTTTGTCCATCCCAGGCTAGTTGTGCCCATCGGAACGGCTTGGGGGCCAGCCGCCAGATGCACGAGATAGCTTAGCGGGCAGACTATCTAACCAATAAATCTCTCTGTTGTGGTACTATGCCTTCATGGAGATCATCTACGCCCTGCATGAACCAGAGAACAAGTTCCTCGTCAGGTATGTTGGCAAGACGACACTGGCCGCTGAGAAACGCCGCGACCAGCATTACTGGGCCGCGACCCACCCAATCAAGAAGCGGAGGAGCCCTCTCTGCGACTGGATCCGCTCTCGTGGCATCGTCCCCGACGTGATCGTTCTCGAGGAAGACCCAGAGGACATCGACGAGGCGGAACGATGGTGGATAGCGGAGCTCAAGTCGAAAGGCGTGCCGCTCCTCAACGTGACCTCCGGAGGGGATGGCCAGCCGAAAGGCTACGTTCCCTCTGCCGAGACCAGGGCCAAGGTGTCGGCCAGCATGATCGGGCGAGTCGTATCTGACGAGACGCGGAAGAAGCTCAGCGCGGCCTTAATGGGGCACGAGACGACTGGAGAGACCCGCAAGAAGATCGGTGACGCCAATCGCGGCAGGACACGCACTCGGGAGGTCAAGGACGCCGCGAGCGAGAGGGCGTCAGGGGATGGGAACCCGATGAGCAGGGCGAGCATGGAGCGACGGCGTGCTCTGAAAGGACAGGGCCGACAGGATGGATGATTCGCGCGACGAGCCCAAGAAGCGCGTTGGCCACCCGCAGAGCGAGGAGACCAAGAGGAAGATCAGCGACTCCCAGCGCGGCAGAACTATCCCCCAGGAACAGAGAGAGGCGATCTCGCGGACCCTCACCGGGAGGAAGGCCTCAGACGAGACCAGGGCCAGGATGGCGGCCTCGCACACTGGCCAGAGGCGCTCCGACGAGACTAGGGCGAAGATGTCAGAATCGCAGAAGAAGGCGCAGGCGGGGAAGAGGCTGACCGAGGAGCACAAACAGCACATCCGCGAAGCGAGCATCGGGAGGAAGGCCTCAGACGAGACTAAGCAAAAGATGGGAGCGGCGCGCCGTGGCCGCACGTTCAACGACGAGGCGCGCGAGTCGTTCTCGCAGGCCGCGTTCGAGGCGTGGGTGCGGCGCCGCCAGGCCGGCGCGCACTTGCCGAGAGAGTCGGAGGCCGTCGATCCACCCCCCGACCACCAGTAGCCATTGGCGGCGCGCTCGGTGGATCCCCCTCCAGGACGCTCCGCGGCCAGGGCCGGCGGCGGGTTCGCCCTGACCGAGGGGCAGCACACCGCCTACCGCAGGGGCAAGGCCAGGAGGGCCGCGGAGGTTACATAATCCATCCCCCGCGGCCTAAGATGCCCGCATGGAGCAGGCGAAGGCCGGCAGGCGAGGCGAGGCGAACCCCTTCCACGGGCGCCGGCACACCCCGGAGGCCAGGGAGGCCATCGGCCGCGCCAACCGCGGCCGCCGCCGCACGCCGGAGGCCCGCGAGGCCATAGCCGCCTCGAAGCGCGGCGTCCCCCGAGCCCCCGAGGTCCGGGCCAGGATCTCCGCCTCCGTGAGGCTGTCCCTCGAGGCCAAGAGGGCGGTGGCGTCGCCGTGACCGCGCTCTACGTCAGGAAGGCCGGCTCCGACGCGAACGGCGGGACCTCGCCCGCGGTCCGCAGCACCGGCACGGACGGGGTCTCCGCCAGCAACACGACCCTCACGTCCGCCTCCGCGGCCTGGACCTCGGCCGACGTCGGCCACTACGTCCAGGTCAACACGACGACCGTCTCGATCAGGAAGATCGTCGCCGTCCCCGACGCCCACACGCTCACGCTCGGCTCCGCCCTCGGCACCACCCAGACCGGGCGGACCTGGACGGTGGGCGGCGCGTTCCTCACACTCCAGAAGGCAGTGTTCGACCTGAAGACGGTCAACGGCGCCCCGGTGTCGATCGCGGGGGACGCCGTGTACGTCGGCCCGGGCGACTACCGCTCGGACGCCTGGACGGTCGGGGCCTCACCGGGCCAGGTCGGGACGGTCGTCGTGCAGGGCGACTACGACGGGTCCCACACCGGGGACTCCCCCGGAGAGGTGCAGCTCGGGGCGGCCGACCTCAGGAACGCCACCGCGCTGGAGTTCCGCAACGTCAGCTTCAACCCCGGCGGCGCCAAGGGCGTCACCGTCGGAAACGGCACGGCGGGAAACATATTCAGGTTCATAGACTGCGCGTTCCTGAAGTCCTCCATCGGGACCACCACGGTGAACGCGGAGCGGGGGAACTTCAACGTGCTGCTCGCCGCGTCGGCCAAGTCCGTGGGCGAGATACTCCTCGACCGGTGCTACTTCTGGACGACCGGCGCGGGCAACATCCCCGACATATACATAAACTACTCCGTCAGCGGGACGACCACGGAGTTCTCCCTCGGGATGACGGTGCGAAACTGCATGTTCCTCAGCCTGGCCCCGTCGGGCGTCCCCAGGATACTGCTGGCATCTAGCAACGGCTCAACCGGCACCGACAGCGCCGTCAAGCTGTCCGACCTTACGGTGACCCACTGCACGTTCATGATGGGGGACCTGTCGTCGAACATCCTCGCGACCCTGAGCGCGAGCGGCAAGGTGACCGGCGTGCCGACGAGGAACTGGAAGCTCTTCTACAACGTCGGGATGGTCGGCGGGGGCGCCACGGCCGTCTTCTTGAACATGACGTCGGGACAGGTGACCGAGAACAACAACGTCTGGCTGTCCCACGGGGCTAGCGCCCCGGCCATAGGGACGAACGTCACCGCCGGCGGGAACACGTCGCTGCTCGGTGTGAACAACCCGGGGCCGTTCTTCGCGTTCGGCCACGAGAGGACGTTCGGCGCCCAGCCGCTCCAGTTCGGGACGCCGTTCGACGCGGTTGGCGGGCTCGGCAAGGCGGCGGAGGGGGTGGTGGCCCCGGCCGGCGAGGACCTGACCAGGTCGTCGAGGCCCTCGTCGGCCAAGGTGACCGTGACGTCCGGCGCGCTGGAGCTGCCGTCGGCGGCGAGGGAGGCCTCCACCATCCGCACGGGCTCCTACTCCCTGAGGTTCGACCAGGGCGGGTCGAGGGACTTCCTGCTGCCGGTCGGCGCCGCCGCCACGACGGTCAGAGTGTACGCCAGGTACGACTCGAACTACGCCGCGTTCAAGTACGGCAACCAGGTCGCCCCGATACAGGACGTCCTGGGCCCGTACGTGAACGTGGCCGTGCACCCCGGCGGGAAGTGGATCCTGGCGGTCTCCGGGAATGTCACTCTGCAGGTCTACTCCCTGGACCCGTCCACAGGCCAGATGGGGAGGCGGTCCCCGGACCCGGCCACCCTCGCGGGCGGCGTCCAGGGGGCCTGCGCGTGGAGCCCGGACGGGACCTACCTGGCCGTGTGTTTTTCCGGCAGTCCGTACGTGCAGGTCTTCCCGTTCGACGCCGCCACGGGAGCGGTGGGGGCCGCGGCCTCCAACCCGGCCACCTTGCCGACCGGCGTGGCCCACTCGGTGGCGTGGAGCCCGGCCGGCGACTACATAGCGGTGTCGCACAATACCAGCCCGTACGTGAGTGTCTACCCGTGGAGCGGGGGCGCCTTCGGGGCCAAGGTAGCGGACCCCGCGACCCTGCCGGCCGACACAGGCGGCCAGGTGGCCTGGAGCCCGGCCGGGACCTACATAGCCGTGGCGCACACGACCACCCCGTTCATCTCGGTGTACCCGTGGAGCGCCGGGTTCGGGGCCAAGGTCGCCGATCCCGGGACGCTGGCGGGCGGCAACAGCCTGGGCCTGGCCTGGAGCCCGGACGGCGCCTACGTCGGGGTGATCGGGAGGACCACCCCGTTCATAGTCGTCTGGCCCTTCACGACCGGCTTCGGGGCCAAGGTCTCTGACCCGGGAACCCTCCCAGGAGCCCCTGCCGACTACGGCGGCCTGTCCTGGCTGGCCGGCGGCAACTACATCGGGGTCCACACCTGGACCTCCCCATACATCCACTTCTACCCGTGGAGCGCCGGCGCGTTCGGGACCAAGGTGGCCAGCCCAGGCACGGTGCTCGGCGGCGCCGGCGGCGGTCTCGGGGTAATCGGCAAGGGCAAGTACGTGGTGAGCATGAACGAGTTCGCGGCAGCCAGCGCGTACTCGATGTACGGGTACCGGTTCAACCACGCCCCCACGATGTCGGTCCTCGGCGGCACCGAGATCGGCGTGGCCGACGACGAGGCCCAGATGGTGGGGCCGTCCGGGGCCTGGGAGCAGATCTCGCTCACCTTCACCCCGACCGCCGCCGGGTTCGTCACAATCAGGCTCGCCGCGCCCGGGTCCCCGGGCAGCACCACGGGGAAGGCGTTCTTCGACGACCTCTCGGTGACCTAGGCCCGCCGTGGCGGACACGAAGGGCTTCGAGTACTTCCGCGGCGGGCAGCCGTACCCAGGGCTCGGCACGTCCGGGACGTCCGGGTTCGAGGCCTGGCGCGCCGGCGAGCCCCTGCCGGACCTCGTCTCGCCCCTGACCCCGGTCAGCCAGACGGCCTCAGTCAACCTCGAGTCCAGCGGACAGTCCGTCACCCAGCAGGCCCCCATCGACATAGAGGCCAAGGGCCTCATACAGCGCCAGGGCACAGTAAACCTAGAGTCCAAGGCAGCGGCTGGCCAGTCCAGCTCGGTGCCGGTGGAATCCGCAAAGTCTGTCACCCAGCAGGCGCAGCTGCCCCTCATCAATCTGGAGGCCAGGGGGCTCGTCGAGAGGGCCGTCGAGGTCAATCTCGAATCCAAGCTGTCAGTATCCTCGACGGCTGAGATCCCGTTCGAGTCTCCCCTCATCGGGCTCGGCCAGATCCCGATCGAGTGGAAACGGGCCGTCTCGCAGACCGCGGAGACGAACCTCGAGGGAAGGCTCGCCACGACCCGGCAGGCAGACGCCAACCTCGAGTGGCTGCGCCAGTTCTCCGAGGTCTACGAGATAGTCTCCGCCGCGGAGATGCGGCTGGAGTGGAAGAACACTGGCGTGTCCGCGGCGGCCTCCCTCCCGTGGGAGCGCACGGAAGCGGCCGCCGCGGCCCAGGCCGAGATACCGGTGGAGATCTACCTCCTCACCGGCGAGGCCATCGCCCCGGTCGAGTGGAAGGCGGCGGCCTCCCAGTCCGCGGCGGCCGGCCTCGAGTCCCTCCGTCCGACGACCGCCTCGTCGGCGGAGGCCGGCCTCGAGGCCCTGGCCCCGTTCCTGGCCCACGCGCAGATCGAGAGCAAGCGGCTCGTCGAGTCCGGCGCGGTGGTCAACCTGGAGGGCCGCGGATACCTGGTGTCCTCGGCGGCGGAGGCCCCCCTCGAGTCCGCCGGCTTCCCTGACGGGCAGCCGGGCGCCCAGGCCAGCGTCCCCGTCGAGACGCAGCCGTTCGTGGGGGCCTCCTCCGCCAGGGAGCTCGGCCTCGAGTCCATCGCGCCTGCCGGGCCAGGCGCCGCGACTGTCCCTGTCGAGTGGGACTGGAGCGGGAGGAACGTGGCCGCGGCCGCCGCCGCCCCCGCAGAGAGCGGGCTCTTCCTGTCCGTCCAGGCGGCGCCCAGCCTCGAGTGGCAGCGCTCCACGGAGGGCGAGGCCCAGGTCGGCGTGGCCCCCGTCGAGGCGACCTCGGGCCGCAGCCAGGCCGCGGAGGCGGCGTGGGAGGCCGTCGGCCCGGCGGCCAGGGCCAAGGCGAAGATCCAGTGGGAGCGCCGCGGCCCGAGATTCAACCTCGAGTCGGCCGCCGTTGTGTACTCGTCCGCCGCCGTGCCGGCAGAGTCGCTCCTCGCCGTGGAGGGCTCCCAGGCGGCGGTCAACCTCGAGAACCGCGGGTACTTCGTTCAGCAGGAGGCGGCCGCGCAGGTGGAGGCGACGGGCGCCGCGTCCGCCGCGGCCGAGGGGAACGTCGAGGCGAGCGGGCTCCCCGGCAACCAGGCCACGGTCGGCCTCGAGTCCAACGAGGTCGCGGGGCCCGGCGGCGCGGCGGCGCCAGTCGAGGCCGTAGGCCGCGCGGCCGGCCAGGCCGGCGCCCCAGTCGAGTCCAAGAGGGCGGTAGCCTCGGAGGCTGCGGCAGGCTTCGAGTCGAACGAGCCCGCGGGGGCCGGGCAGGCGGAGGCGCCGGTTGAGGCGGCCGGGCGTGCCAGCTCGGGCGCCTCCGTGCCCATGGAGTCCAAGGCGGTGGTGGCCTCGCAGGCCGCGGCCGGCCTCGAGGCGAACGAGGGGCCCGAGGGGCAGTCGGCGGAGGTCAACCTCGAGTCCAGCCTCGGGGCCAAACAGCAGAGCGAGGTGGGTCTCGAGGTCCTCACCGCCCTCAGGGACAACTATGCCGAGGCCCCGATGGAGTCCAAGGCGGCCGCCGGCCAGACCGCAGGGGGGAATCTAGAGTCCCTCGCCACCGCCGGGCCCGGGGCGGCGGAGGAGCCTCACGAGTTCAACATCGGCATCGTCTCGCAGGTGGAAATTCCGTACGAGGAGACCCCGGGTTTTGTCATCCAGACCGCCGAGGCCACACTCGAGGCCCTCCAGACGGAGAGGGCCTCCGCTGCGGTGAGCTGGGAGCGAACCCAGAGGAGGGCGAACACCTCCAGCGCCCAGGTGGAGGCCGCAGGGTACAGGAACTCCGCGGGCGCGGCCAGCCTCGAGGCGCGCGGGTTCGTGTTCGGCGTCCAGACCGCCCCCATCGAGTGGGGGACCGCCGTCTCCGCTGCGGCCTTGGCGGCCGTCGAGAGCAACCTCGAGGCCAGCGCGGCGTTCCTCGTGGTCTTCGAGGCCCTCCGGACGGTCGGCGGCCAGGCGCAGGCGGCGGTCGAGGCTCTCAAGAGTGCCCGTGGACCCGAGGACTCCGGCTGGGAGTTCCTCGTCTCGGTAAGGGCCCAGGCGGAGGTCCCGTGGGAGTTCCCGTACGTCATCGTCAGCACCTCGATCGTCGCCCCGGCCAAGGTGCTGGTGGAGTCCAGCTCCCGGCTGTCAGCGCAGTCCGCGGCCAGCTACGAGTCCATCGCCGCCGCGGCCGCCGCGGCGGCGGTGGGGTACGAGTCGCTCAGGGCCACCGCCCGCCAGGCGCTGGAGGCCTACGAAACCATCGCCGCCGCCGCGTGGCAGGCCCAGACCCAGATGGAGGCGGCCAACCGGGTCCTCTCTGCCGCCACGGCCGGCTGGGAGGCCCACAGGAGGGCCTCGTCTGCCGGCGCGACCAACGTGGAGCACCTCGGGGCCGCGAGGAGGACGGCCCAGACGAACGCAGAATCCCTCGCCGGCGGCGGGCCGGGGGCCGCGACTGAGAACGTCGAGGCCCCAGGCCGCGCCCAGCCGCCGGCGGCCGCGGTCAACTGGGAGTCCGGCGACCTCGGAGACTTCCTCCCCGAGCCGGCGGGGCCGAACTCCGTCGGGACCCTCGTCGTCCGGAGGGTCGTCGAGGGGCAGCTCACGGTCGTCCGCCTCGGCTCCGGTGTGCTCGTCGTGAGGGCGTTCGATGAGTAGGGGTGGCGCGTGGCCGTAGACACGAGGGACCGGAGGTCCTCCCTCATCGGGCTGGGGCTGCCGGCGCCACGGCTGCTGCCCGTCCCGGACGGGTCCCTCGCCGGCACCGGCGACGGGCTGCAGCTCGCCCAGCTGTACAGGCTCCTCGAGGACGCCTCCGCCACTGCCCAGGCGCCGCTGGAGGCCGGGCAGGCAGTCGGCTCGCCGGCCTCGGAGCCGCTGGAGGCCGGGCAGACCACCGGGTCCCTGGCATCGGAGCCACTGGAGGCCGGGCAGGCAGTAGACTCGCCCTCCCAGGTGGCCCTGGAGGCCAACGAGACGGCGGGCCCGGGGGACGCCGAGGCTGCGCTCGAATCCAACCTCGGCGTGAACGCGCCCGCCGGCACCTCGCTCGAGGCCATGGCGTCCCGCGCGGCCCAGGCGGAGACCCCGCTCGAGGCCAAGGGGTCCTCTGGCTCCCAGGCAGATGCGTCCCTCGAGTCCAACGAGATCGCGGGGCCAGGGGTTGCGGAGGCGCCGGTCGAGTCGAACGAAAAGGCTGGCCCAGGCGGTGCTGAGGCCCAGGTCGAAGCCGAGGGGCACTCGGCGTCCCAGGCGGTGGGGGCGCTCGAGTCGGCCGGTTACTCAGCGGCGCAGGCCGTGGAGCCGTTCGAGTCGGAGGCCCTGTCCTCCTTCCAGGCGGAGACCGGCGCAGAGTCCAACGAGGCTATCTCCTCCCAGGCGGACGGGTCGCTGGAGGCCCAGGCGCCCGGCGCGGCCCAGGCTGCCGTCCCGCTGGAGGCCCAGCTGGGGGTGGGCTCCCAGGCCGAGGGGCCGCTGGAGGCCGGGCAGGCGGTAGACTCGCTATCGGAGGGGCCGGTAGAGTTCGGGAACCGGCTCAGCTCGCCGGTCCCAGGGCCCATGGAGTCGAACGAGGCCTCCGCCCAGCAGGCCGATGGTGGCATAGAGGCCCAGCAGGCCTCAGGTTCAGCGGCCGAGGGGCCGTTGGAATCTAACGAGAGGGTGGGCCACTCCGCGGCGGAGCCGCTGGAGGCACTTGGCTACACCTCGGGCCAGTCGGCCGAGGCGGTCGAGGCCCGCGGGCACTCGAGCTCCGACCAGGTCCAGTACGTCGAGGCCCAGTCGACCGCGCTCTCCCAGGCGGCGGCCGGTGCCGAGGCCAACGAGGCGGCCGAGCCGGGATCGGCCAACGCGGAGGTCGAGGCCGTCGGCCTCTTGGCGTCGGCGGCCCCATTCGTCTTGGAGGCCCTCGAGCGGCTCGGCCAGGCGGCCCTCCTGCGGCTGGAGGCACACGGCAATGGGGTCCTCCGGCAGGCCGTCGTCCTCGTCGAGTCCGCCCAGGCTGTGTCCTCGGCCATCATCGCGGCGGCGGCCATCGACTGGGAGTCCATCAGGCTGTTGGGCGCCTATGCCGCCCTCCCGCTGGAGGCCAAGCGGCAGGTCCCCGCCGCCGCCCAGGGGTGGTGGGAGTTCCTGGCGCCGTCGGGCTCGTCGGCGGCCGCCCCGGCGGAGTCTGCCCGCCTCCTCCGGGCGAGCGGGGCGGCCGGCGCGGAGTTCGTCCTCGCGGTCAGGCGGGCCGCCGCTGAGGCCATCGAGGCCCTCCTCAAGACCAGGATCCAGGGCACCGCCGGGGTGGAGGCGGTGCACCTGGTCCAGACGGTCACCATAGTCTCGCAGACGGGGCGCGTCAACGTCGACGTCCTGAGGCTGCTCCCGGTACAGGGCGGGCTGCCGGCGGAGTGGAAGAGGGCGCTCGTCGCAGCGGCCGCGCAGCCGGCGGAGCGGATCAGGAGGCTCGCGCCGGCCGGCCCCCAGCAGGCCGAGTCCGCCAGGGCCCTCGCGCCGCTCGCCGCGGCGGCCTGGGAGTCCAGCGAGGCGGCTTCCGGGGCCGCCGCCGGCCTCGTCGCGGAGGCGCTCAGGCGGGTCCTGGCAGCGGGGGCGGTGCAGTGGTCCCACAGCGACGGCCGGCAGCCGCCCGACCACACGAGGATCGGCGGCCGCGGGACCCTGGTCGTCGTGAGGGCCGCGCGGGCGGTGCTCGTCGTGGCGAGGGGCCGCTCCGGGGGCTGAGAAGGGCCCCTGGCCCGGCTGCCCGGGCCTTACAGTATGGGTTGAGAGGTGGTGCCTTTGTTCCCTGTCCAGTTCTCGATCAAGTCCTGTGGGAAGGCCCACCCCTGGTGCCGCGAGTGCAGCCCGGCTACTGCTGTAAAGTTCAAGGGGAATCAGTGGGGCAAGGGGGCTGTTCGGACTGAGGAGCACCGGCAAGCTATGAGCCAGCGGATTAAAGCTCAGTTGGAGGGTGGGGGCCTAGTGACTGTGAAGTCATGCGGGAAGGCTCATCCCTTCTGCATGGAATGTAACCCTGAGGCCGCTAGGTCCGTGGGGCAGAAGAGGAGGTCCCTGAGGGGCCCGACTGTCTCGGTGACCGAAGAGCGAAAGGCCAGGATCAGCGCAGGGGTGAAGAAGCATATCGGGACAGTCCCTGGGTGCGCCTGCATCCCATGTTCCGGCCCTCGCGGGGTTAGGACGAGCGGGACTCGGATAGAGAGGATACTGGTCGGAGTGCTGCTGGCAGGGTTCCAGGAGGTCAGGACCGGCGAGCGGTTCGGGAGGTATTTCGTCGACGCCTACGTGCCTGAGGTCCACATGGCCTTCGAGGCCGACGGCCTGCGCTGGCACGACCCGGCCAGGGACGCCGCGAGAGACGCCTGGCTGCTGGAGGAGCATGGCCTGCCGGTAGTGAGGTTCACAGAGGCCGAGCTTTTGAAGATAGGTAGGGCAAATGCCAGCTATTAGGTTTCCGGAAGGGACTACATTTCGCCATGTTTTCACCATCAAGGACCAGACGAGGCAGCCGATTAGCCTCGTGGGGGCCCAGATGACCTTCGCCGCCTACGAGCCCAATACCGGGGTGGACGGCCCGCAGACGCCGTGGCTCACTAAGACCGTCGGGGCCGGCCTGGTCGTGACGAACGGGCCTGGCGGGGTCATGAGGATAGACTTCGCCCCGGCCGACACGGTCGACAGGGGCGGGCCTGGCGGCAGCTCGTACGACTGGGAGCTCGAGCTGGTGGAGAACAACGGGGACACCTGGCTCGCCGGGTCAGGGAAGCTCGTCCTCGTGCCGGCCAGGCGGCTGGACGCCTAGACGTGGCCAAGGTAGAGAGGGCCTTCGTGAGCCTTAGCGGCCTCTCCGTGGCGGCCGAGGTCTATCCCGACCTCGCGGACGCCGCCATGGTGGCGGTCGTGTCCTGGGTAGAGGGCGCCGGGGCGACGAACTTCTCCTCGGCGGTGACCTGGAACTCGGTCGGCCTCACCCTGCTCGAGTCCAGGACCCAGATCTACGACGCGACCTACAGGAAGAGGGTCGAGATCTGGGGGTTGGCCAGCCCGAGCGCGATCGCGACCAGCTTGGTGATCTCGCGCGGCGGCTCCGGCAGCATGCAGCCACTAGTCGCCGTCTACATACTCTCCGACGTGAACCAGAGCACCCCGTTCGGTTCCACCGGCAATCAGGGGTCCAGTGTCCCGTCGGCAGCCGATATCGTCTTCAGCCTGGCTGGAGCGGTTGCGGGGGACCTCGTGATTGGGGGCATCTCGCCCAACAACCTCCTCGACACAGTCCCGGGGCAGACAAACCCGCTTAACTGGTCGACCTTCGGGGCGGGGGACCGAATGAACTATTCGCAGGCTCTCATAATGGCCAGGTCCTCCTCGGACTTTGCGGCCGCGGCCGTGGTCGTCAAGGGGGCCGGGAGGCACATCCAGCCGGTCTACGTTGCCTCCTCTTACGGGATGTCCACGACCGGGGTGGGGGTCTCGGTCACGAAGCCAGCCGGCACCCAGGACGGGGACGTTGGGTTCCTCTTCGTCTTCGCCGGCAGCGCGGCGGCCGTCCTGTCCGGGGGATTGTCAGGCTGGGAGGTCCGGGGGTCGCTGGCATCCGGGGGCTTCTACGGGGCTGTCCTTTGCAAGGAGTTCTCTGGCGAGCCTTCGTCCTGGGTGTTTACGCTAGCTGCCTCCTCCAAGCACTCTTACATCCTGAGGGTTTACCGGAACGCCAGGGAGTACCTGTCCGCCGTTCCGACTCTCTCTAGTGTCTCCGCCTTAACCAGCTCAGTTCCAGCGCCGGTCTACCCGACGACGAAGTTCTACAATGACAGGATGCTCTCATTCATCGGTCTCCAGGTAGCCGAGGCTAACGGCTTCTCCATTCTTTCGTCCTTGGGTCAGAATGGGGACTATAAGACCGATGTATTTGCCCCGTCCCAGGCAGTAGCGGTGGTAGATTGGCCGATGGCAGCCGTCTCCGTCTCTCCGATGGTGGGTGGCCTCCCGCTGTGGAACGTCTTTCGGAATCCGCCGAGTCTATACACTGGGATACAGGCCGTCCTCTCGTTCGCAGCAAAGGAGCAGCTGTCGGATGCCGTCTTCGAGGCGGGGGCCGTTTCCTCGGGGCTCATCGGATACACGGTGGCCGGACCCGCCTTCCTCAAGACCTTCACCGACTTCCCCCCTGGCGATGAACCGTCTGCCGGGTATAGCTTAGATGTCGCGAAGGATAGGCTGGCCGTCGCCGAGGGAGGCACTTCCGCCCCGTTTCTCAGAGCGTGGGCATGGCAGAACGGGTGGGGGAAGAGGTACGCCGACCAGGCCACCCCGGTGGGGAGCACGGTGCTGGGGGTAAAGTTCTCCCCTGACGGGCTGGTTATCGTCTGCGGGTCCACGCTCTCCCCTTACCTGCATGCCTACGTGTGGTCCGGGAGAGCCGGTGGCTTCGGGACTAAGTACGCTAATCCGTCGCCCCTTCCGGACTCTGTTGTGTACGACGTCGCCTGGGCGCCGTCTGGGAACGCTGTGGCCTTGGCAACACAGGGCACCCCGTGGCTTAGAGCCTATCGCTGGGCAGGCGGGTTCGGTCCAGCTTATTCAGCGCCGGGAGTCCCCCCGCTTGGTGGCATACAAAAGATGGCCTTCTCACCAAATGGTAATTTTGTTGCTGTATCTATTGCCACGAGCCCGGGCATAGAGGTCTACAGGTGGAACGACGTCACCGGCTTCACGGTGAAGATGCCCTCGCCTCCGTCCCCCGTGCCGAACGCCTACGGCGTCGCGTGGGCGCCTGGGCAGGACTACATCACGGTCACTAGCAACGCGAACTCACCGTACACCTTCACCTTCCACTGGAGCGACGCCTCCGGGTTCGGGGCCCTGGTGGTCGCCCCGTCTCTCGGCGGCGCTCCTATCTCGGCCAGGGGCGCCGGCTGGCACCCGAACGGGACGGTTGTCGCGGTGGGCGCGGCGGGGTCCAAGAGGATCCAGCTCTTCCCCTTCTCCGGCGGGGCCTTCGGGGCCGCCGCCGCAGACCCGCGCGCGTTCACTATCACCGGCGAGGCGATAGCCTGGCTGCTCGGCGACAGGACCTCGGTCCTCCGGTCCGGCGTCCTCCTCGCGGAGGCGAGTGGGAGGTCCTCGTCGGCGGCGGCTGTGCCGGTGGAGTTCGGACTCGGCGGCACCCTGTCCGTCGGCCGGACGGCGGTCGTGTCGGTGGAGGCCAAGAGGAGGCTCTCCGCGGCCGGCGGCTCCCAGGTGGAGTGGAGCCTCAACCTCCACATGTCAGACCAGGCCGCCGGGCGCGAGAGGGACCTCGCCTTCAACAGCGTCCTCAGGAGGACCCCGTGAGCCTGTCCTCCTCGCCGTCCGCGACCTCCCCGCCCGGGGCGGCCGCTCTCTTCGCCCACCCCATCTCGAGGACCGTGCTCGCCGTCTACCAGGCCGGCTCGCTCGGGGCGACAGGCCTCGTCATGCGCGCGTCCTCGGACCTCGGGCAGACCTGGGAGGCTGAGTCCCAGATCAGCAGCAGGCAGGACGTCCTCCCCGCCGGCGCGATGAACCGCGGGACCGGCGACGTCCACCTCGTCTACAGCAGGCCCGGGGACCCGGCGCTCAGCTCGGCGTGGGGCGTCTGGTACCGGGTGCTCGTCTGGAACGGGTCCGGGTGGGCAGCGACCGGCGAGGCGGTCGTCGAGGCAGGGTCCGCGTCCCAGGGGCTCTCGAACGCCGTGGTGGACGTCGACTCGAACGGCTACCTCGCCGCCGCCTTCTACAAGAAGACGGCGACCCAGGCGGTCATGAGGGCCCTCGCCTCCAACGCCCCGTTCGACCTGAGCTCCGCCACCGCGTCGGACGCCATGGCGGCGGCCGTCGGCGCCCAGCCGATCCAGCCCGTCCTGAGGTTCCTCCCCGGGGTGGAGTGGTGGGGGCTCCTGTTCGAGCTAGACGGGTTCGTGAGGATCTCCAGGTCGGCGACCGTCCTGTCCCCCACCCAGCACCTCCTCGCGTGGGTCGCCGCGCAGACCTTCTTCGTCACCCCAACGCCGGCGGCGCCGCTTGACGCGGCGTGGAACCCCGACCCTGACGACGCCCCCAACGGGAGGCTCGGCATCGCCTACGTCGAGGGCGGCACGGCCAAGTTCAGGACCTGGGAGGCCCAGACCAACGCTCTCGGGGCCGCCCAGACGGTGGCCGCCCAGGCGGCCTCGCAGGCCGTCTCCAGGTACTTCGGCCAGTGGATCGTCGGCTGGACGGAGACCGTCTCGGGCGACCAGCGGAAGCTCAGGATCTCCTACACCTCCGACCTCTCGACGAGGTACGACCTCGACACTGACCCAGGCGCGAGCGCGTGGCGGGGATTGAGGCTCGGGCGCGACGTCAGCGACTACAACTGCCTGGTGCTGCAGTGGGCCGAGGGCGTCGACCCCGGGCTGGACGGGTACACGGTCTACCTCGCCTCGGTCGCGGTCGCCATCTTCAAGAACGTGGCGGACACCTCCGCCGCCCTCGAGGCCCTGGTGGCCGGGCCGATGGTCTCGGACTCGGCCACGGCGGTCGACGTCGTGCCCACCGCCGGCGAGGCGAGGTCGGTCTCTGACTCGGCATCCGCCTCGGACTCCGTCGGGCCGATAGGGCGCTCGGCCCTCGACGCCGCCTCGGCGGCCGAGTCGTTCGCCTTCACAGTCGGGTCTGCGGCCTCTGAGGAGGCCATCGGTGCGGATATGGTTCTCGTCACGGTGGACGTGTTTGTCGACGACTCAGGCATGGCCGCCGATGTGACGATCTCGGGCGTTCCCGTCCCCGTCTCCGAGTCCGGCTCGGTCTCGGAGGTGCTCGACATGGTCAAGCAGATCCTGTCGGAGCCGCAGACCGTGGGGGACCTGTCGGCAGTCGCGGCGGAGCGGCTCTCGCTCACTGTCCTCCTCCCGGAGGCCGTCCGCGGCGAGGACTCCGTCAGGGCCGGCCCGGACGTCTCGGACTCCGGGTCGGCGGCCGAGGCCTTCGCCCTCGACCTCCGGTTCTCCGACCGCGCGGCGGCGCTCGAGACCTTCGGGGTCCTCGGGTCCTACGCGGACCAGGCGCAGAACAGGGTCCGCTACGCGATCATGGCCGCCGCCGGCGGCCTGGTCGACGTGCACTCCGGCGTCCGCGACAGCTGGGAGGCCCGCGGGCCGGTCCAGGACGAGGCCCGCACGAGGCTGTTCGCCTTCGAGGACCTCGACGTCTCCTACAAGGGCGTGGTGTTCGCCTGCACCCCGACCGGCCCGACCGCCTGGGGGCCGCTCATGCGCAGCGGGGACGGCGGAAGGGCCTTCGCGCCGGCCGGGCCGCCGCAGATGGCGTGCATCGCCCTGGCGGCGGGCGGCTCCCTGTACGGCGTGGGGAACGACGGCGGGCGGCCTGCGTCGCCGGACCCCCTCGGGCACGCGGACGGGGTCGGCCCGCGCGGGTGGGCGGTCGTCCAGAGGCAGGTCTTCAGGTCGGCCGACCGCGGGCTCACCTGGGGCCGCGTCATGGACGACCAGGCCTACGGGACGGGCGGCAGCTACCCGAGCTACGCGCACGTCGTCTGCGACCCGGACGACCCGCTGCGCGTGGCCGCCCTGGGCGTCGCGCGCGGCTCTAGGTTCTCCGACGAGCTGCAGGTGGCCGCGAGCCGTGACGGCGGGCAGAGCTGGTCCGTAGCCCTGCCGGCCGTCGGCCAGGTATCCCACTATCCCGGCCCCGGCGCCCTGCACACCGACAGCGTCACGGTGGGCGCCGCCGGCGGGAGGCTCGTCTTCGGCGGGACCAGGGCCGACGTGCGGATAGGGAGTGACTTCTCTAATGGGAATTCCTTTATAATCTCATTTCCTACTCCTGGAGGGTCCTCTCCTTCCACGCAGACCGCCGTGGCGGCGGGGGCCACCTCCACCGGGAGGAAGTGGGGGATCACCGCGGACGGGTGGTTCAGTTATGGCCCTAACATATCTCAATATCACCACCTGACCGGAGCCTCGGTTGTCACCGCGGTCGGGAACGACACGCACGTTTTTGTCGTGGACTCCGGGGCGCCAGCCACCGTGACGGCGATCCAGATCTCGACCGAGCCCGTCGGCGTGGCTGGCACGCTGGCCCTCGGCGCAGGCGAGGACCACCCGTCGTCGGCGGTTCTCGTGGGCAGCTACCTCTACCTGGCCTTCCTCAAGACGCCAGGGACCATAGTCAAGGTGGACGTCTCCGACCCGACGGCCATGGTCAGGGACGGGGGCCTCACGCTCGACGCCGGCGAGGCCGAGCCCTCCGGGCTCTCTGCGAGCGGGTCCTTCCTGTACGCGGTCACGAGGACCGCCCCAGCCAGAATCGTGAAGGTGGACATCTCGGGACCGCTCCCGACGCGCGACTCGGCCCTCACGCTGGATTCCGGGGAGGACGCCGGGACCCCAGGATGCGCCGTGTCCGGCGAGGGCACAGCCCTGTTCGTGACCGTCTACCCGGGGTCGGGGGACTCCAAGCTGGTCAAGGTGGGGATCTCGGGGCCGATGGCGCGGCTCGGGGCCGTCAGCGTTCCAGGGTTCGTGTCGGCCGTCGCCGCCTACCAGGACGCGGCCTACGTGCTATATCCTGGCGGTGGCTACACTAACAGCGGCTTGAGAAAGTACGACTGCTTCTCGAACACCCCGACCTTTGTGTCGGCTTCGCCTAGCGTAGCCGCTACATCGCATGCCCTGGAGATAGTCGGTGGCCTGATCTTGATACCGTCCTACCCAGCGGTCGGCAATGTAACTCCGCCTAGGACATATGGCTTCGTGGCATTCTATAATGTAACGGGATCCTCTATCGGGGTCCACCAGCCTGGCCCAGCCACACTGTGGACCTCGGACGATAGTGGAGCCACCTGGGCAGTCGCGCAGCAGTACGGCGATGGGGCGCCGTTCGTCGATGCGACCAGGCGCGGATCCTCCATATACGCGGTCAGGCGCGACCCGAGCTTCCTGGCGCGGAGCGCCAGGATACTGCTGTCGCAGTCTGAGGGCCAGGGCTGGAGGACGCTCCAGGACGTGGGCGACCCGATAGACCCCTACCGGCCGTCGCTGCTCTCGGCCGTGGCCTACGACCACAGGTCGAGGGCCCTGTACGTCGGCCTCCAGAACGACTCGGCCCCGGCCTGGAGGATGGACGACCCCCCGGACGGCGCGTGGACTGACATCCGCGAGAACCTCGCGGCGGCGACCGGGGACCAGACCCCGACGGTCTCGCTCCGGGGCCTGGGCATCCTGTCCGTCATCCTGTCCATCATAGACATCGCAAGCAGCGACTCCGGTGGCGCTTCGGAGGGCTTGGCCGTCAGCATTGCCCTCGCGGAGTCCGCCGTCGCCGTCGATCGACCAGGCGTTAACTCCGTCGCTGGCGACTCGGCGTCGGCCTCCGAGGCCCTGTCGGTCGCGGTCACGTCCAGCCTGACGGTCAGGCTCCTGATGCACTACGGGCGCGTCAGGCTCAGGATGGAGGGCACCAACGAGCCGGCTGTGCCTTCCAATCCAGCGGGCTAGAGGCTAGAATGGTGCGATGGCAGAGCAGATAGCGGTTCCGGTCAAGTTCGGCCCGATGTTCGCGGGGGACACCGGGCCGGCGATCTCGGTCGTCCTCCTGTGGGACTCCGGGGGCTACGTCAACCTCGGCGGAGAGGCGTACGTCGAGGGGATCGTGAGGCGGTGGGATCCGCGCCGGAAGGCGCCCCTTGGGCCGGAGCTCGCCAGGGCGCCCATGACCATCGTCAACGCCTCCAAGGGCGAGGCCGAGTACGACTGGGCCCTCGGGAGCCCAGCATCCGCCGTCCCGGTGGACCCCGGATGGTACGTGATCCAGGTATCGGTCCTCTTCCCTAGCGGCAGGGAGCAGCTCTCGCAGAGGGCCATCTTTGAAGTGTACCCGAGCGCCAGGGCCCAGTAGGGTTTCGTTACCCAAAGGAGCATGCGTAACATACTCTCGACGTGCGTCCCACCGGGGGCGCCCGGAAGCAAGGGCGCACAGGAGAACTGAACAGTGTCAAAGACGAGCACCCTCATCAAGCTGGCCCCGAATCCGGAGGACGGCGACGACGGCTTCGGCGGGGACCCGACCGGCAGCATGGGTGACCAGGGCACCGGCGATAACGAGTACTACGACGACATGGCCGAGGGGGACGCCGCGGACGACATGGACGACCTGGCCTACAAGGGCAAGAGGGTCCACGGCCCGCGCACGAAACTGGCCTCCTCGGACGACAGGATGGGCCGCATCGAGCAGAGCCTCGGGGCGCTGGCCAAGAGCGTCAACGCTCTGGCCAAGGTCCAGAAGGCCATGCTCACGAAGGACTTCGACGACGAGGGCTTCGATGACGAGGCCGAGGACGAGGACGAGGGCGAGCAGGACCCGATGGACGTCCAGGACATGGACGAGGACGCCCTGAACCTCGCCAGGACCAGCAAGTCCAAGGCCAGCAAGTCCAAGGGGCCCAAGACGAGCAAGGCCGGCTCCAAGGTCGCCAAGGACGACGCGGCCTCGAGCTTCGGCGAGAAGGACGACACCGCCCCAGGCAACCGGCCCTACGACCAGACGAACCCGGGCGAGGACGACACCATCGTCCAGGGCGGCCCAGGCGCCGGTCCGGGCCCGATCAGCAAGGGCCAGGGCACCTTCGTGACCGCGGCCCGGCTGGAGGCCATGATCAACCGCGGCGTCAGGCAGGCCCTGGACGCCGCCGGCGTCAGCCGCATCAACAAGTCCGTCGCCCCCGGCGTCGGGTCATCGTCCAAGCTTGATAAGTCCGAGCGCGCGGTCGACATGGCCGAGCTGTCGAAGGGCCTCAGGAACCGCTCGTTCAGCGAGATCAACAGGCTCCGCGTGGAGCTCGGCGATCTGCCGGCTGGCGTCATCTAAGCCCATCAGGGACTGCAGGAGAGCACACGAAAATGACGTCAATTCCAGCTTCCACGATTTCCAAGGCCGACGGGTTCGGGACCGGCATCTACCAGCCCCGCAGCATCGCCGACTGGCTGCAGCGCACCCCTGGTGGCAGCGGGGTCGATCTGAACTACGGGTACTTCGGGCCCGGCAGCTCGGTCCTCTCCAAGGACATCACCTCCGCCGGCTCGCCGGTCATCGGGACGTCCTTCTTCACGAATACCTTCGGCTCGAAGGTGTGGGACTCGCTCAACAGCCAGACCCGCGTCTTCAACTTGATCCGCAAGGTCGCGTGGGGCAACACCACTGGTTACAGGATCAGGTCCGGCCGCAACACTTCGACGAGGGCGGTCTCCGAGATCGGCGCCCTGCCGACCATCGCGAGCCCGACGCTCCAGACGGTGTACGTCCAGCCGGTCTTCATCGTGACCTCCCTCGGCGTCTCGGCGCTGGCCCAGTTCCTCGGGACGCTCGAAGGCGGCATCGGGGACGCCCTCGCCGTCGCCCAGGAGACCGCGATGATCGACCACATCAAGAGGGTCAACCAGATGCTGGTCGCGTCCTCTAACCAGCGCGTCGTCACCGGCGCCGCCGCCAACAACAACGTCGCCGTGGTCGACGCCTCCTGGCTCACCGAGGGCGACGTCCTCCGCGAGGCGGGCCAGTCCCAGGACATCGTCGTGACCGTCGGCGGCCTCAGCACCACGCTGCAGTTCGACCAGACGACCACGACCGACCGCATCCTGTACGTCCGCCAGAGGGCGGGCCTCTCGTCCCTCGACGACGTCGTGAACGTCACGGGGCTGAACGTCAACGGGACCGGGTTCTCCGGCGCCGAGGCCGCGGGCTACGGCTCGCTGGTCACCGCCGACCGCGACCCGGCCGCCTGGAGCGCCAGCCAGGTCTTCTCGCAGGGCGCGGGGGCCCTCAGGCACCTCAGCACCGGCATGATCGACCAGGCCATCGACAGCGTCCGCCGCAACGCCGGCGAGCCGGACCTCATCTACACCGGCATCGAGCAGGTCACCCGGCTCGGCACCATCCTGCAGGCCAACCAGCACTTCATCGGGGAGGGCACCTTCCAGGTGAAGCAGGGCGGGGAGGGCACGCTCCTCGGCTACCCGACCGGCTTCCAGGTAGCGACCTACAAGGGCATCCCGCTCTTCCACGACTTCGACTCCGCCACCTCCTACCAGCTCGCCGCGAACGGCGACTCGAGGCGCGGCGCCAACGTGTACGTCCTCGACACCAGGTTCCTGGAGCTCCCGGTGCTGTTCACCACGCAGTACCTCGAGTCGAGGGACTACCTGCAGAACAATATGCTTGGGATAAAGGGCATATTTCTCACGAGTCTCCAGCTGCGCTGCTACGACTTCGTCAAGCAGAGCAAGATCACGGATCTTTCCGATGGGCTAAACCTGACCTAGTCCCAAGCGCCAGCAACGACGACCACCAGAGGCCCGCAGAGATGCGGGCCTCTTGCTATCCATGGTCCAATAATAAAGACACCTAATACTGACATCAATGGAGCGCAGAGCGAGCCTTTGCTACTTCCTGCACCCTGTCCGTCGGTGGATCCGGTATCATGTGAGCGTGCCAAGGTATCCGCAGCTAGCAGACCAGGACTGGGTCATCGCCAGGGCAGAGGAGCCCCTGAGGCACGTCGCAGAGGAGGTCGGGTGCTCTGTCTCCGCTGTGAGCTACGCATTCAAGAGGCTCGGGATCGAGCCCGCCGGCCGCCAGCCGTGCCAGGAGGGGTGCGGGTGCGGCGTCCACAGCGACGAGACCAAGTCAAAGCTGCGAGAGAAGAGGGCCGGCAAGACCCCAACTCTGGGTCATAAATGGCCCGAGGACGACCCCAGACGCCTGGCGGGCGGCACGACCAAAGGGAAGAGCTGGAAATGGCCGAAGGGAGCCAAACCTCCCAACAAGGACCAGTCTGTCTCACGCACCTGCCACTACCCCGGCTGCGACGCGGTCATCGTCACCTCCCCCTCGCTCGCCAGGGTCAAGGGGTGCTGCCGGGCCCACGGGAGGGCGCCGGCGGCGGGCCAGGCGTACCCGCCGGGGTGGCCCAGGACCCGGCGCAGGGTCTGGGAGAGGGACGGGTACGCGTGCGCCCTGTGCGGGGCGGACCTCCGCGGCGGGAGCCCGCACGCGCACCACCTGAACTACGACAAGCGGGATTGCCAGCCCGGGAACCTAGCGACCCTGTGCACGCCCTGCCACCTGGGCGGCCACCGCAAGAACGAGTGGCCCTCCGACCTCGGCATGTTGACGGCGAGAAGGGGGCCACTATGACGCTCGACTACGACCTGACGGATACCGATCGGGTCTCCCCCGAGCTGGCGGCCAGGCTGAAATGGTTCCCGGATGTGGGGATTAGGCTTAGGGACGACCTTGAGCCGGGGCCGCGGATGGAGGGGTTCCGCCCGGTGGAAGACCTCGTATGGAGCCTCACCGGCGTAATTACCGAGTCCTCCGCGTCGCGGCGGACGCTGTGCGCTAATGTTCCTATGGATGCGGTGGGCCGCCTCTCGCGCCACCCCGACGTGGCGATGGCGCCACTCCTAGAGAGGGGCGCACGGCTCGGCGGGACGGCGCCGTGACGGCGGCGGAGCTGGCCGAGGCCTCGGGCCTGAGCGAGGGCAACGTCAGGAGGCGCCTGAGGCGCGGCGAGACGGAGGAGGGGATCATCCGGTGGGGCGCCGAGAGCGCGAGAGCGGAGGCGGAGATATTCTTGGACCATCTCCCGCTCCTTTTGGCAGCGTTCGAGGACTACTACAGGGCGACGGGATGGCCTGGGCTGCCACGGACCCGGTGGGACGGCGATGTGACGGGAGGCAGCCCGGTATCCTAGTGGCATGACAGAGGAAGACGAACAGGGCTGCGAGTGCGGCCACCCGGCGTGCTGGGCCGGGCTCACCGAGGCCCAGGAGGCGGACGCCGCCTCCCTGGTGCACCTGCTCGCCCAGCTCCCCGCCGCGGACGTCGCGGCCGCGGCCGCGAGGCTCGGGTCGGTGGACGCCGCCCTCGCGCTGCTCGCCGCCGAGGAGGACTGGGACGAGGGCGACCCGACTGCCCTCGGGCCCGACTGGGTCGTCGGCCGCCTCGGCTGGCTCGGCACGGCCGAGTTCGGGCGGGCCGTCGACGCCCTGGTGCGCGCCGGCCTGCTGACGTTCGACGGGTACTGCCTCTCGTTCGAGGAGGGCGGCACCGCCGGGTCGGCCGAGGCCTTCCTGAGGGGGCACCGCCAGTGACAGGGGCGGCCGCCACGGCCGGCGCGCGGGCCCGCCGGCTCGTCGAGCACTTCCGCGGCCGGGCCGGGCTCCTCGCCGCGTCCGCGGCGCACGGCGCCGTCCCCGGAGAGGTCCCGACGCCGCGGGCGCCTGGTTAGAATACGGTGAATGGGACTGGTGACGGGCGTAGATAGGGTCCTCAGGCTGTCGGCGGCGGTGGCCATGTGGGCGCGGCTGGACATGGCCGAGCGCGTGTCGTGGGCCATCTACAAGGCCGACGGCCAGTGGAAGAACTACGACCCCGAGAGGTTCCGGCCCCCGGCCGGCGCGGCGACGTGGACCGGGCCGCGCGGGGGGCGCTACTGGAGGCGCACCGGTGGCACCGCCGCGGCCGGGGAGGAGGCGTCCCCGGCGACCGCTGACGAGGCGTTCCGCCAGGCCAGCGGGCACGGGCTGGACGAGTTCACCGAGGGCCTGGGCCGGCTCGAGGCCCAGGACGTCCGCGAGATGGCGGGCGGCATCCTCCAGTACTCGAGGGTGAGCGACCTGAGCGACGACGGGGTCAGGAGGCTCGCCAAGGACCTCGCGGGCCGGGCCCGCAAGCGCCTCTTCGCGTTCTACCGCAGGTCGCCCGAGCTCAACGCCCTCCTGGAGAAGGTGACCAGGGACCTGGAGACCTCGGCGCACGGGGACAGGAGGTCGCAGGTCCTGGCTATAGACCAGGCGATGTCCGCGGCGCACGACAACGGGCCGGTCGCCGAGCTGCTGTACGGCGGGCACGCCGCCGGGGCGGACGAGGCTGTCTCCCAGGCCGCCAGGTGGATGCTCGACTGGGCCCGCGACCAGGGCGCGGCCGACCGCACCCCGGAGCCGCGGCGGGCCCGCGGCATGTTCGCCGCCGGGTGGGAGGACAGGGCGGCCAGGGCGCTCGAGGACCTCAGGGAGGCCGGTGGCGTCGACGAGGCGCTCCGGGAGCTGCGTGGGGCGGGAGTCCGCAGGGAGGGCCTCGTCGCCGGCGAGCTGCCGGCCGCGGTGCGCCGGGTGGCCGCCGGGGTGGCGAGGCGGATGGCCGAGGGCGACCCGGAGTACGGGAGGCTGAGGGGCGCCCTGGGGGCGGCGGAGCGCGCGGAGCTGGCGGCGACCACCCAGGGGGAGGCGGCCCGCCTCCGGGGGAGGTCCGAGGAGGCGGAGGGCCGCCTGGCGGGACTCGTCAACGCGTACAGGACCCACGGCAGGGCCAGCATCGCGGAGGCGCTCGGGATCCCGGACGTGTGGTAGGCGCCGGGCGCCACGGTACGATGGCAGCATGCAGAGACAGACGCCTGACGCCGACCTCGCCGAGTTCGTCGCCCAGTCCAACCGGATAGAGGGCGAGCCGGACGCGCCGGGGCACCCGCTGTACGACGACCACCTCTCCGTGGCCAGGGGCGTAGCGGCCCGACCGGAGGAGTGGCTGGACCCGCTGGGGATCCACAGGAGGCTGATGGCCTCGCAGCCCGGGAAGTTCCCGGGCGAGCTCAGGCAGGTCGGCGTGTCGGTCGGCGGCCGCCTGAAGATGGGCCCGGCCGAGGTCAGGGGCGAGTTCCCGGCCCTGCTCGCGGCGGCGGCGGCGGCCGTGCCCGAGGACCCGGAGGGGTGGTGCTGGGGCATGCACCACAGGCTGGAGTGGGTCCACCCCTTCTGGGACGGCAACGGCAGGACGGGGAGGCTGTGGATGAACGCCCTCAGGCTCACCGTGGGGCTCCGGTGGCTCACCGTGCGGTACGAGGACAGGTTCGCCTACTACCGGAGCATCGAGGAGTGGGAGGCGCAGAACGCGGCGCGACCACCAGGGAGGAGAGGGAGATGAAGATCATCGGGATAGACTACGACGAGTTCCACCCCGGCACGTACAGGGCCGTGGAGCTCTCCGAGGCCAGGGACCTCTGGGCCGCCCCCGCGAGGTTCTCCACCGGCGACCCGGTCGCCGACTACCGCGCCGCCCTCGAGGCGGCGGGGGGCGGCCCCATCTCCGCGTCCAGCTCCGTGGACAACTTCATATCGGACGCCGAGGAGGCAGGCGGCCTGGAGGTCGCCTCCGGGCTGGGCGCGCTCCGCGACGGCGGCGCGCCGCGGTAACATGGGACCGCGCGCGTAGCTCAGGGGCAGAGCGGCGGGATTTCAACCCCGCGCCGCCGGGGGTTCGAGTCCCCCCGCGCGCTCCACACGATATGATGGGGGCAGGCATGCTGAAGGATCTGAAAGAGATGGGCCTGACGGACGGCGAGATCGCGCACATCGTGACCGAAGAGTCCTTTACCGGCCGCCCGCTGCCGAGGCGCCCAAGGTTCGTCCCGGCGCCGCGGGGCAGTAGGGACAAGGCGGAGTGGGCGCGGTCCCTCAGGGGCCGCCACACCCCGATGTGCCTGGCCGCCTCGGCGTTCGGCTGAATACACCGGTAGGCCGCCCCCGTCCCCTTGCTGAACAACAGTCGTCGACGACCGGCCAAGCAAGGAGACAGCAGAAGTGGAAGTCAGGGACCAGAGGGTCTACCTCAAGGTGAAGATCATCTCGCTCGGGGACGAGGCGCGCACCATCCGGCGGATGGAGGGCCAGGGCCGCTCCAGGAGGCCCACGGAGGCCGACGCGAGGCCGGAGCCGACCGTCGTGGACGGGAAGCCCTACGGGACCAGGAAGAGGCCCAGGGTCGACTACAGGCACTGGCGCTGGCGCGCCGGGCTCCGCGCCCACCGCCGGGCCGAGGTCCGACCTGAGGCCAGGGCCGCCGGGCTCGCCTACGGGTTCCTCAGGGGGCTCGGGTACAGGGCGATCGAGCCGAGCGCCGCCAGGCCCGAGGGCGCTAGGTGGGACCGCGTCCGCAGGCTCGTGCGGGACTACGGGGTCCAGGAGCTCGACCAGGACGCCAGGCCGCTCATGACCAGGGCAGAGTTCCAGGCCGCCAAGTCCGACGAGGCCAGAAGGCTCGAGGACTGGATCAGAGGGGCGCGCCGCCCGGTAAGATAAGGGCGCGGCGGCGGCGGGGCGACCAGGGCCCCGCCGCCGACCGTCCATTCAGGAGGCCTCCCATGCGGGCCAGGTTCGACATGAGCGTCTATGGCTCCGTGCCGCTCGTCCCGGGCTGCCCGGTGAACCTGAACGGCGAGAGGGTCGGCACCGTCGTCGGGGTGACCGCGAAGGGCTGGGTGGAGGCCGAGCTGGACGACGACGTGGTGGAGCGCATGATCCGCGCAGGAAGCGGTTCCGGCAGCATACAGATGGTACTGAATGCGGTAACATAGGCTCACCAACCCTCTAGGAGCCAGCATGCTATCGCGCACCCTCCACAAGCACCGCTACGCCTACTCTGCCGCCAACGGGGACCCCGCGACCGCCCGGGACTACGAGGCGCGCGGGCGCTTCGTGACGCGGCGCTGCGCCTGCGGCGCGTCCGGGCACAACGTCGGCTACGCCCCGGCGCCGGAGGCCTTCGAGCCCTGGCCGACCGCCGGCCACTAGGCGTGTCCGGCAGGACTAAGGCCAAGCTGGCGGTCGCCGCCTACCTGTGCTACGCCGTGGCGAAGGAGGCGGTCTCCCCGTCCCCGTGGAACGTCCACGACCCGGCCTGGCAGTACCCGCGGATCTACACCGGGACCGTCCCGGCGGAGCTGGAGGCGATCAGGGGCCGGGTGGCGCCGGGGGGCGGCGCGCGGTACGATGGACAGCAACCCACATCCGCGGAGGCGCCCCAGCGATGACGGAGCTAGTCTACCAGACGACCACCGGCGAGGTGCTCCGCCGGGAAGCGAACTACCCCTACAGGATGCCCTACGTGGGGCAGGCGGCCTTCCTCCCCAGCGAGCCCGGGCCCCTCGTCGTCCAGGAGATCCACGGGACCAGGGAGCGGTACGTGGCGGTCGTCGGGGCCCCACCGGCCATCTAGCGGCGTAAGATCACCCCGCTGGCAGTACCTCTCCAGCTCGGCAGGGCCCCGCTAGGCGGGGCTTTGTCGTCCGGGCGGCCAGGCCTAGAGTGTGGCCTATAGGCCAGGAGCAGGGGGCGCCAGGTGGGCCATCTCCCCAGGGTGAGCATGCCGCCCGGCAGGCAGTTCCAGGCCGCCTGGGCGGCCCTCCACATGGCGGCTGCCGGGGTCGCCGTCTACGTGGTCGTCTCCGATGTCCTGAGGGCCAGGCGCCTCGCCGCGAAGGTCGCCGCCACCGCCCTGCTGTCGGCCGCCGCCGCACTCCACATCGCCTCAGCTGTGTACCATGGCCAGAAGGCCGTCTGACCGGCGGGCGGCCGCGAGGGTTTCGCCGGGAGGGCTGGCCGGCGCACTGTTAGTATCAGCCCAGGGGGTTGGGGATGACCATAGAGATCGACGAGGCGGGGACTGTCCACGGCCCGATGGTCGTGCAGATCCCAGGCATCCCGGGAAAGCAGAACAGCCGCAGGAACGCCGGGGACTCGTTCGCTCTGCATTCCATCGTGGGGCAGGAGTCTGAGTTCCAGGACGGCGTGCCCAACAGGTTCATGGACACGTCTACCTACTACGACCCCGCCTACGGGGTCTACAGGTTCACCCCCTACGCGGCCGCCTCGGTCCAGGTGGTCCTCAGGAAGTTCGACACCGTGACGGCCGGCTACGCGACCCTCATCCAGATGTACCCGCTCACCTCGAGCACCTGGACGAGCGGCGGGAGCGAGGCCAACGAGCGGTTCCTCTCCATGGAGATGGAGGGAGGCGGCTACCTGCCGGACGGGACCCAGAACTTCGGGGAACCTATGAACGACCTCCAGGTCGCCACCTGGACGGAGTACGTCGGGGCGTTGGAGGGATGGAACAGCAGGCGCCTTGGCCGGCCGTTCAGGCTCGTGGAGGGGGACAACCTCCTCCAGCACAAGCAGGTCGCCGCGAGGTACGGGTACGACCCGACGGCCTGCGCGAGCGACAGGTACGCCAGGGGGCTCGCGGCCCTCAGGGAGGGGAACACCGGGATGTCACCGCAGGAGAAGAAGATCACCGGGGTCGCCTGGGGCGACTACGACTACATGAAGCTGGTCTACGACAAGCTGGTCAAGCTCGGGCGCATCCCGGGCGAGGGCCTCGCGCTCGCGGACGACAGCCTCAACGCGGCCGTGGTTAAGAGGGGCCGCGTCATGCAGCTCGTCGCCACGGACCCCGGCGCCGCGGACCTGATGTAGCGATGCGCCTCCCCGCGGAAGTCCTGCTGGAGGGCGGCGGGCTCTTCGTGGGGACCTCCGAGGGAGGGCGGGTCTCGATAGTCCCGTTCATCAAAGGAGGTGATGCCGAGAGGGGCACGAGGATCGCGGTCGGGGGCCCGCTCTACGGGACCGGCGCAACGATAAGCAGGCTCATCGAGGCCCTCGAGGCCGCGGTCAGCGAGACCAACAGCAACGACTCCCGCAGGGAGTAGAAGGAGCCCAAAGTGGGCATCGCAGATTCTTCCGTCAGGGCGTGGGGCGACATCTTCGCCGCCTACGACCCGACCATGGTCCAGTGGCTCGTCACCCTCCTGGCGCTCGAGTTCGTCACGGGGGTGCTCCTGGCGCTCAAGAGCAACGCCTTCGACTGGAGCCGCGTGTTCGACATCGCGAAGAAGAGCCTCTGGATGGGCGCCGCGTGGGGCGCGGCGTTCGTGCTGAGCCCGACGGCGAGCGCCGCGGTCTACGCCCTGGCGGTCGGCGCATCCGCCGCCGGGGTGGTCAACAACATCGCCGCCATGGCCGGGACGAGCATCCCCGGCCTCGCCGGCCAGATCCTCCAGCGAGGCCCGGGGGACGGCGCATCTAGCGGCGTCTCGGGCCAGACCGGCTAACGTCCACTGATCGGCGACCACCCCCAAGGGGGCCTGGCTACAGGCCCCCTTTCGCTTGCCCGCGGCCCCGGTACTATCAGGGCACATGAAGGTAGGCATCGTCGGCTCCCGCGGATTCGGGGACCTCGCCCAGGTGGCGAGGTACGTGCGCGGCCTCCAGCCGGGCACGGTGGTCGTCAGCGGGGGCGCCCTCGGGGTGGACTCGGTGGCGGAGAAGGAGGCCGGGAGGCTGGGGATGGCGACCGAGATCTACCGGGTCGACGCCGAGGGCGCGGCGAGCCGGGGCGAGTTCGCACGCCGCGCCAACGCCAGGAACCAGCTGATAGTGGACGCTAGCGACAGGCTTGTAGCCTTCTGGGACGGGGAGAGCCGCGGCACCGCGGACTCCATAGCGAGGGCCAGGCGGGCGGGGAAGGAAGTGACGGTGGTAATGTGGACGTGACGGACAGCGACATACTGGAGATCCTGAGGAGGCACACACTCGAGGGGGACTTCAGGCTCAGCTCCGGCCTGCGGGCCGGCACGTACGTGGACTGCAGGGCCGCGATGCTGGAGCACCCGGAGACATTCAGGAAGTTCCTGCACCGGAAGATCTCCGCGTTCGGCCCTGCCCTCCCGGTGGCCACCGGCACCGGCGGCGCCATCATGCTAGCCACCGTCGGGACCGGATACCTGTGGAACCCGAAGGGCCACGGCGTGGAGTGGAGCCCGCGGCCGCCAGCCGGCACCAGGGTCGTCCTCCTCGACGACGTCAGGACGACCGGGCGAACGCTCTCCGAGCTGAGGGCCGCATGCCTGGAGAGGGGCCTGGACGTGGTCGGCGAGGTGGTCCTCTTCAACAGGGGCGGCGGCGCCGGCGGCGGGCCATGACGCAGGCCGCCGACGAGATGATGACCACCGCCGAGGTCTGCAGGCGCCTGTTCACCTCCGGGAGGACCGTCCAGAAATGGATGAGGGACGACAAGCTGACCGTCGTCAGGGTGGATCGGGCTGCGTACGTCACTAGGGAGTCCGTGGTCAGGATGGGCGCCGAGCTGGGGATGACCGAGGGGCAGGTGATGCGGGGCGCTGGGGAGGCCGATGCGGGAGCCACGAGGAGGCCCGGGCCACCGCGGTACAAGCCGACGGCGTGGGAGTCCGTCACGAACCGGGCCTGCCCACGGTGCGGGCGGGCGACCGCGAGGGGCTGGTGCATCACATGCTGAGAGGGGCCAATGGGTTGACTGAGGTCGTGAATGTCAAGAGGGCCAGGCTCTACGACGTGTACGTTGGGAGGCCCTCGAGGTGGGGCAACCCATTCTCCATCGGCAGGGACGGGACGCGCGAGGAGGTCATCGGGAAGTACCGGGCGTGGGTGGTCCAGCAGCCTGATCTGGTGGCCAGCCTGCACGAGCTGAAGGGCCTGGTGCTCGGGTGCTGGTGCGCCCCGGAGACCTGCCACGCTGAGGTCTTGGCGGAGCTGGCCGATGCCGAGTGAGGCGGTGGAGGGCTCCTTCTGGCACCACCCTGGCCAGCGCGGCGAGCCGCGCCACTGCTCCAGCTGCCGGGACCCGCGGTTCAGGCACGGGTACGAGCCGTTCGGCCACGCCCACTGGGCGGGCGGGGAGGGCGGGCGCTACCTGGTCTGCCGCTGCCGCGGGCTTCCGCCGGGCCGCCCCTCCGCGGAACGGTGACTTTTCTTCGGCCCGCGGGCTTTTTCCCGCCCTCGGGCGCCGCAAGGTGTAACCTACGGGAGTCCCATAGCCCGGCCGCCGGCAGGCGGCGAAAGAGGCAATGGCGTAGGAGAATGCAGAGATGAGCACCCCCAGGAACAGGGTGAGGTCCGAGGTCGGCAAGGGCGTCGAGGCCCTCAGGTTCGGCCAGGCCAACTTGGTAGACGCCCTCGCCGGGAGCGGCACCTACATCCACGTCCTCGGGCCGTGGGAGGTGGACGTCGACGTCATGGACATCGAGGTCACCGTCGGGGCCGCCCCCGCGGGCACGTCCAACACGGTCGACCTCTACAAGGGGACGGTCTCCGGCGCGGTGAAGGTCTGCACGCAGATAGACCCGGACGGCTTCGTCCTCCAGGTGCCGACCGCCGTGAGCGTCACAGCCGCCAACCGCAGGATCCCGGCCGGGACCCCGGTCACGGTCGTGGGGGTGTTCCCGGGCGACAACGCCGCCGCCCCGGGGTCCATCTCCGTCAGGGTCGGGGTGGACATCCCCGTCTACGACCAGAACGCCAGGGCGCACACGTACGGGTCATACGACGACGGCATCTAGCAGGTACTGACCGTCAGACAGACGCAAAAGCGCTCGCGGCCGAGAAGGGCCAGCGGGCCAGCCAACCGGGGGGATGAGGGGACATGGTCTCGAGCATAGACTACGACAGCGTGGCTGGCATCAAGCCTATCGAGGTTTACGGGGTCCAGGACCAGGGCATCCCCGAGGCCTTCTTCTACGTGACGAGGATGGGCGTCCGCGACGGCCTGGCCTTCAACTTCGCCCGGCTCTTCTCGCAGCCGAACGTCCTCTGGGTGGACACCGTCTCCGGGAGCGACCTGCACTCAGGGGTCAGCCCGGAGACGGCCCTCCAGACCATGGCCGCCGCCTTCGCGGCGGTCGCCGACAACGGCACCGTCTACGTCAAGGGCGTCGTCGCCGAGCAGATCTCGGCGCCCCTCGGGGTGCAGGGCGTGAAGGTCATCGGCTACGCCGGCGGCCGCCCGCGCCACGACGACGGCGCGCGCTGGAAGCAGGCCGCGGTCGCCGGGAACGCCCCGCTCGTCATCATCCACGAGCAGGGCTGGGAGTTCCGCAACATCCTCTTCGTGCCGCAGACCGGCTACTCCGCTATCAAGGCCTGGAGGGCCGAGGACGCGGCGCACCCGGACTCCAGCCACTTCATCGTGGGAGGCTGCAAGTTCATCGGGAACGTAGCCTTCGGCTCCGCCGGCGGCATCGGCATCGAGGACTACGGCGGCAACCACCACTACCTCGTGGAGGACTGCGAGTTCGCCCAGCTGGTATCCGCCATCGTGGCCACGAACGTGTCCATAGCGGCGCCGCTCAGGAACACCATCCGCAGGTGCGTCTTCGACGGCAACACGAACGACGTCGCCTTCAATGGCAGTCGGTGCGTGGTGGCGGACAACCGGTTCATGACCGCCTACCACGTCTCCGCCCACCCAGTCACCGTCAACCTCGCCTACACGGTGGACCCTGCCACTGGCAACCACGTGACGGGGAACATCTTCGCCGACGCCGTGGGGAACGTGACCGTCGCCAAGGGGTACAAGCCCTCGACCGGCGACGTGTGGCGCAACAAGGTCACAGACACCGCCGCCGACATCGTGGCGGTACCGATCTAAACCGGCGAGCCGAAAGGAAAAGGGGGATTGGATTCGATTTCCGGTCCCTCTTTCGTTTTTGGAGGTTTTAGGCATCGTGACTAGAAACGTGGACCAGGCCATCTATCGAGAAATCGATGACATGGAAAGAGGTGCCACTCGGAAATTGCTCGGCATGAAATTCGCCCTGTACGAGACGGAACCGATGCCGGCAGGCCTCGGCACGAACTCGATCATTCATGTCATTCGTATTCCGGAGAAATCTTGGGAGCAGCTCCACCTCTATCTGCGTGTCACCGCGGCGGCCAGCACGGTGGCGGACACGCTCGATCTTTACGTCGATAGCATGATAGATGACGTCCACTGGTACAATCTCGTCCACTTCAACCAGCTAAAGGGCAACATGGTGGTGCCACTCAAGAACCTGGTGGTATCGCAGATGGGATCCGGGAGCTACGCGAACGTCAGCGGCAACATCGCGGCCGGAGTACCACCTGCTAACTGGTGTGGAAACGCCCTCAGACTGCGGGCCACCTTCGTGAATGACAGCACGCTCGCCCAGTTTTCATTTGGCGTGTATGGGAGCATTCACTAGATGAAAACGACACTCGATCAAGTGATCTATGGGGAAGATGACCAGACCTCGCGCGAATCTTTACGCGTGCTCATAGGACGTGATTTCGTCCTGTATGAGACCGCCTTGATGCCAGTGGGCCTCGGCACGAACACCATCATCAATACGATCAAGCTCCCACTGGGAGGCTGGCAGCAGCTGCACATCTATTTGGTGATCACCGCGGCGGCGGCCGCCGCCGGGGACAAGCTCGATCTCTATGTCGACTCATCGATGGACGAGGGGGGCTCATGGTTCAATGTCATTCATTTCGTCCAGATTCTCGGGACTACAAGTGTCCCCTACCAGGCGCTCGCGTGCTCGGCGGGCACGGCTGCGACTTACGCCAACGTGACGAATGATGTGGGCGCCGGGGCGACTCCAGGCGCATGGGCCGGAGACCTGATCCGATTGCGGGCGACTCTCACCGACGCGGGCGGCGCGGCATTCACATTCGGCGTGTACGGAGAGGTTCACTAACGAGATGAGACGCGCAGATGCCCTATGGAAGTGGGACGGGGCCGCCCTGGCCGACGTCACGCAGTCCCTGGGCGACGGGAGCGCCCCGGCCACCCTGGCCCAGGGCGACGCCCTCTACGTGGGGCACCAGGACTGGATCAGCGGGCTCTACCTGCAGGTCGACCTGGCCCCGGACGGGAACCCGCAGATGCGGGTCGAGACCTACGACGGGGCGACCGGCGAGTGGAAGAGGCTCCCCCTCCAGGAGAGGGTCGACCAGATCGGGCAGGGCGGGCACGCCCTCGTCCCCGCCGGGTTCTCCTTCAAGAGGCCGGGGGTGGCCTACTGGGGGACCTCGCAGTGGCTCTGGACACTGAAGGTGGCGGGCGCGGAGTTCCCGGAGTACGGGGCCGAGCCGCCGTCGACCCCCACCCTCTACTGGGTGAGGCTCGTCAACGGGGGCCCCACGTCCCTCACGATAGCCAGGGCGCTCCCGTCGCTCTACAACACCTACGCGAGCCACCAGGAGGTCGCCCAGTTCATGGGCCTACCGGAGTTCACCGAGGTGAACGACCCGCTCCAGTCCTTCGTCCGCAAGAGGATCCGGGCCAACGAGGACTGGCTCGACGTGTACACCAGGCGCGCCTGGAGGATGAGGACCGTCTACAACGAGAGGGCGACCCTCAACCCGTACGGGATGCTCCTGAGGATGCACCCGGTCTGGTTCGTCTCCCGGGTGTCGGTGTGGACCGGCGGGACCACGGCGACCGAGCTCTTCGAGGGCCGGCAGAGGGACTTCTACCTGTCCGACAACTCGATGATTTACTTCACCAGGATCGCCCTCGGCCGCGGCCTCCCGTGGGCCAGCATCTCCAGCAGGTACCTCAGGCTCCCGGGCTCAGTGGAGATGGACTACGTGTACGGTGAGGACTTCGACGTGAGCGAGAAGCGGGAGCAGGTCGCGGACATCGTCGTCAAGAGGACCGCGGCCGACATCGTCCTGATGCAGGACTGGACGGCCGTCCTCGTGAACAACCCCGACGCGGTCCCGAAGCCGGACAAGGCCCGGCAGTACATCGAGCAGAGCATCGAGCGGGCGGACGAGCTCCGCATGCCGCTCATCGCGTGAGGTAGGACGATGCCAGACGTGGACGGAGCCCCGGACACCCAGATCAGGGACAACTCCTACCCGATCCCGACCCTGTCCCTCCAGGCGGCCGGCAACGAGGTGGTCCCTGACGAGCTCGTCAGGGACCTGCTCCAGCGGGAGTGGCTCGCCACGGAGGCCGCCCCGACGCCGAGGTTCCTCGTCAAGGACGAGGCCATGCAGGCCGACCTCGCCCGGGGCGACGCCCTGGTGGTGGAGGTGGAGAACTACGAGGACCGGTTCACGGGCCACCGGCACGAGTTCGTGGACGTCGAGGTGTCCATCGGCATAACGGTCCGGTCCGTGCACTCCAGGCAGCGCATGTGGAACCTCATGGCCGAGTGCAGGCGGATCGTCTACCGGTGGATCCTGGCCCTCCAGCCCTACCACAGCCTCTACTTCGACGGGTTCCAGCCGGACTACCTCGGGCCCAAGAACTTCAGCGGGATCATGAGGATCAGGCTGACCGCCGGGGCCGTCCCCGTCTTCAAGCGCCGGGTGGGTGGAGAAGAATCTCCTTCGACGGACCCCGGCCAGTTCCCGGGGGGCGTCTAGGTATCCTGTAAGCGGGCCCTCGGCACGGACGCCAGCGGGCATAATCGGAGCAAGGACGCTGAGGGGTGAGGCCATGGTCACCGCAACCAGAGACTGCCAGACCGCCGGGAACGCCGAGCGCCCGGCGGGTGGCCACATCAGGGCCTGCCTCAGGTGCGGGACTGCGTACGACTGGCGCAAGTCCACCTCCGGGTCCCTCAAGATGACCTACTGCGGGACCCTGTGCGAGATCGCCGGCACCGGGACGACCATCGAGTCGCTGCTGGCCGCGACGAGGCCGCCACGGGCTCCCGCGGGGCTGTCCCCCGGCTAGGATGTGATCCGAGGGGGCGCTGTGGCAATCTATCGTACGGAAAACTGTCTTGTCACCTGGATAAAGGAATCCGTCTTCGGCGGGACAGGGGCCCAAATCCCGAACAAGAGGTTCGGGCTGCACGAGACCGTAAGCGCCCCTGACCCGGAGCAGGAGTGGTACCCGTTCTTCGGCGTCGGCACAGACCGCAACCGCGGCGACATGCTCCGCGGGCGGTGGAAGCTCACGGGATCGATCCCGGACATCAAGATCAGGGACTCCGATGCGCTCGGCGAGCTGCTCGAGCTGGCGTTCGGCAGGTTCTCGGCGGGGACCGTCAGCGAGGGGATAACGGCCCACGACGGCAGGATCCCGTCCCTCATGATGCAGATCGCGATGAGGGACACGGACGGGCAGTACACCTTCATCCGCGACTACCACGGCGGGAAGATCAACAGGATGACCCTGTCGGCGGCCGAGGGGGAGGAGCTCCGCCTCTCGATCGACGAGATGATCTTCAAGGACACCTCCCACAACCTCAGCGGGGTCTCCAAATTCGGGTCGCCCTCCGAGGCCGCAGACCCGGGCCCGGGCTTCGGTGGCAGGTTCGTCTTCGCCGGTGCCACCATCACGGTCTTCGACCAGCAGCTCTGCCGCGTCAGGAGGATCTCCCTCTCGATTGACAACCAGCTCGAGCCGAGGTACTACCTCTGCAGGGCGTCAGGCAACCCCAATGGGGCCATGACCCAGGTCCTCACCGACCTGGTGGAGGGGAAGCGCCGGTACACGATGGAGCTCGAGGTGGACGTGGTCGACAAGGGGACCGACCTTGTCCTGTTCAGGGCCCTCATGAACGAGGGGGCCAGCGGCGGCGGCATAGGCGGGACGGCCGGCCCGAGCGTCGGCGGCACCATCAGGGCCCAGTTCGACCTCACCCCCGGGGAGGGCGCGGGGAGCCTCGTCATCACGGCCGGCGGGGTCTTCTCGCAAACCGGCAAGCCGGGGGCCATCGTCACCGGCGGCAAGATCAGCGTCCCCGGGCCCCCGACGGGCCTGTTCCCGTCGTCCTGGCAGGTGGACGTGGACACGGTCAGCATCCAGGTCCCGTAGAAGGGCCCCACCAGAGAGGTACGCACATGACCGCACAGAGAAGCCGCGCGGCGAGGCCCGCAGCGCAGGGCCTCCCACGCATCGACAGGAGCGGCCAGGAGATCCTGGCCGCCATCCTCGAGGCCGGGGCGGAGGAGGGCGAGCCGCTCACCATCGCGGTGAACGACGAGGTATCCTTCGAGGTCCGCTGGAGGCCGCTCACTTGGACCGGCAAGAGCCGGGCGGTGTCGGCCGCGACCGAGTACGCCTCCGACACCAACCCCCAGACCGGGGCGTCCATAGTCAAGGCCGTGTTCCACCTCGACGTCTACAAGAAGAAGGCCCTCGTGGAGATGGTCACGGCCTGCCCGTTCGCCATGTCCGAGAGCGTCATCGAGCGCTTCCCGGAGGCGGTCGGAGCCCAGTTCGACGCCATCATCCCAGACCCGTTCAGCTCCGCCGGGGTTGCAGAGATGGGAAAAGGTACCGGGAGCTCCTCCTAGGGGACAGAGACGCGCAGATGGCCGACGAGGACCTGTGGAGGGCCCACGTGGAGGCGGTCCTCCTGGAGGGCGGGATCCCGTGGCCGGCCATCGAGGGCGCTCCCGACGAGCAGACGGTGCTCAGGTGGTTCGTGGTGGCGAACGAACGCGTCAAAATGAAATCTGAGGCCTACAGCAGATGACCCAGCCCAGCGCCCAGGACCTCGTCTTCACGATGAAGGTGGACACCTCAGACCTGAGGCGCCTCCTCGCGTCCCAGGGCGTCGGCGGCCCGGCCGGGGCGGCGCTCGGCGGCGCGTCCGCCGGCGCGGGCGCCGGCCAGGGGGGAGTCCCCCCGGGGGCCGGTGGGCAGGGCATCTTCAAGCCCCTCGCCCTCCTCTTCGGGATAGAGAAGGCCCTCGGCGGGATCCTCAAGAACAGCGCCGTAGCCAACACCTACATGGGCGCCATGGGGAAGATGTTCGGCGCCGCGATCGACATCCTCCTGATCCCGTTCATCCCACTGTTCAACCTCCTCATGGTCGGCATCTCCAAGCTGATCATGTGGCTCATCTCGTCAGGGTACCTGGAGAAGATGACCAAGATCATGGAGGAGGTGGCGAAGAACATAGCTGCCATGGCTAGGTGGCTCATAGAGATGCTGAGGGCCATCAAGGACCTTGACTTCGGTAAGGTCGGGTCCCTGATAGCGGACGCGGTCAAGGCGACCGTGAAGGAGGCGGTGACCAACCCGACGGCCGCCGCGGCCACCGCTGGAACCCTAGCCTTAGGCTATCTCTTTGCTAGGAACTTCCCTCTTCTCGGGCGTGTTGTGAGAGCCGGAGAGGGTTTGGTGGGGCTAGGATTTAGAATGTTCGGGATAGGCGGCAAGGCTGCCAAAGCCGAGGAGGCCATGATCGGCATCCCAACAGCTGGGAAGGGCGGTCTCATGGGTACTATTGGCCAGAAAGCTATGATTGGCTATTTCGGAGGTCAGGCGGCGGAGGGCATACTTCAGACTGCGCTTCCAATGGTCGGAGTAGGTCAGAAGAAGACGAATGTCTTGGCAGCTGCTGGTAAGGGCGCTATTGAAGGTGGCGCTATAGGGTCTATGATTATGCCGGGATGGGGTACTGCTATTGGGGCTGGCATCGGCGCTTTTGCCGAGGGTGGCATGGCCTGGATGAAGAACAAGCAGCAAGCCCAGCAGCAGGGCGTCTTAGGTGGTGGGGTGTCCATGGTTAACTCGAATAACACCATCAACTTCACCCAGAACAACAGCTTCGCCGGCGGGGGGGACTACGGGGCCTCGGTCAACCAGGCCGTGGAGCAGATAGAGAAGAGGACCGGGTACGTGCTTGCCGGGCGGTCAATCCCGCAGACGGCCAGGGTCATCCAGGCGCTCGGCGGCGGCAGAACCCCGTTCGGCACGGCGGTGGGCGGGCTCAAAAGGCTAGGGGGACTGTTCATCTAGATGGCAGCGCCAGACATCATCCCCACGGTGACCCTCCAGCTGCTCGGCAGCGACGACTCCCCGTACCAGGGCGGTCCTGCCCTGAAGCTGCTCGTCGAGACGGTCCAGATGAACATCACGAGGATGCCGGTCGTCGTGTCCTTCCCGACCGGCCGGCAGACCGCCAGGTCGGTGGCGGAGAACAGGCCGATCGCGTGGGCACTCGACCTGGGCACTGCCCAGGAGATGATCAGCCTCTCTGGGATAGTCCCCGACAACAACCTCGACCCGCTCGTGCCGTCGATCTCCGATCTTCAGGAGATAGTCAGGACCCACTGGGCTACGGTGACCTCCGGCGGCGGCGGGCCGAACGGCCTGCTGAGGATGCACGGCGGGGCCAGGCTCCTCATCGACATGGGGCCCGGGCAGGGCGGCATAAAGTGGTTCCAGGGGATCATCATCAGGCTCGACTCGAGCCGGGTCGGTGGCACCCTCAGGTGGGAGTGGAAGATGGCCTTTCAGGTGACCTACTGGCCGGTCGGGATGCACCCCTGATGGGCATCCCCGTGGTCCAGGTCGCCGACGCCGAGACCAACACCGTGTTCGGCACCCTCAGGGGCGTCATCAGCCTCCAGGTCACGCGCGGTGGGTACTCGTCGCCGGGGATGCTGGAGATGACCGTGACGGCCGACGTGGACGCGGACGCGAAGGCCCCCTACAACCCGCCAGGCTTCGACTCGGGGGCCGATGCGCTGACCCTCGGCCCGGGGGAGAACGGCGCCTTCTGGATGGCCGTGGACGAGAACTCCGGCCTCGCCTATGTCACGACGTCCACCGGCCTTGGCCCTCCTGGCACCGTGGTGAAGGTCAGGCTCAACCAGGCCGGCCCGCCGACCAGGGTGGCGGCCGTGCAGCTTACCGACCCGGCGGAGCAGGGGTTCAGGTCCATCACTGTGGATGGCAACGGCCAGTACGTCTACGCCGTCACCGCCTCAAACCCGGCCAGGGTCGTCAAGATTAGGGCGTCTGATATGGCCAGGGTGGCCCACGCGACCGTCAGCGCCCTCGCCGGCGGGGGAGGGCCCTCCATCGCCTCGTCGGCCGGCGACCGGCTCTATGTGGCCACCGACACCCGGCTCGTCCAGTTCGACGTCAACGGGGCCGGGATAACGGAGACGGGGGCCATCCTCCTGAACGCCGGCTGGGGCGAGATCACGGCGATGAGGGGCCTCGGGCAGACCATCTACGCGGTCGGCAATCGCGAGGGCGGGGCCATAGCCATCACCAAGTTCGGCCTCAGCGCGGGCGCCGGCTCCCCGTCGTTCGTCGGCACCGCGCCGTTCGACGCCCTCAAGTACGCCTACTCCATAGACCTCCTCACCGACGGGACCGGGTACGTGGCGTGCAACTTCTCCCCGAACGGGCCTGGCCCGGCGACCCTGGTCAAGTTCGACATCGGGGGCACCCTGCCGGCGAAGGTGGCCGAGCTCCAGCTGCCGGCCATCGACAGGGGCATCTTCTCCATCGACGCCGACCCGTCGAGCGGCTACCTCTACGCCCTCCACACGAGCCCGATGAAGCTCGTCAAGGTGGACACCGCCGGGAGCATGAGCAAGGTGTCGACGACCAACGCGCCGTCCGGCTTCGACAAGGGGCGGGCCCTCGCCCTCCACGGTGGGGCGGCCTACGGGACTACTAACCAGTACCCCGCGGCGGTGGTCAAGTTCGAGCTGTCCAAGTCTGGGGCCGCGCCAGCCCCCGGGTCGCTCAACCGGTGGTACCCGTTCATCAAGCTGAGGGTGGTGGAACTCGACGACCAGGAGAGCGTCCCCGGGCTGAACACGCGCCAATACTTCATAGGAAGGCTGGACGAGGCGAAGCTCGTCGAGGACGAGCAGATGGGGCGCGTTTGGAAGGTCACGGCCAGGGACTGGCTCGGCGCCCTGGCCGACAACTACGTCGACAAGGGGAAGTGGTTCACCATGCCGCCCCACCGCGGCCTCGACGTATCTCTCGTCGGTAAGCCGTGGGATCCGGTGTACGTCGGCAACTGGTCCAAGGGGCCCAGTGGCGTCTTCGGGGAACGGCGCATGTCCATCATCTCTGACCTGGCCCTCAATGTCATAGCGAGCGCCGGCACCGGCTTGTGGGGGGTAATCATCGACCAGGCCCCAAACAGCCGGCGCATCCAGGCCGACTGGAGGGGGACAAAGCAGAGCAGCATTCTCGACGCGATCAGGGAGCTCTCGATGTCTGACCCATGGTTCGTGAGCTCCTCCGGGGCAAACATCGGGCCGCTCGACGGCGAGGAGAAGAGCGTGGACGCCCTCTGGCTTTACCAGAACAACTTCCCCAAGGGGTCCGGGTTCGGCGGGGAATTCCAGATCATATGCGACACGGTCGGCAACAACGGGCAAGTGGCAGCGTACTTCAGGCGAGGCAGCCTCAGCTCTAACAAGTTCTTCTCTTACGGGCCCTTCCCGGGCAGCGCCGTGACGGACGGCAGCGACGTGAACTACATCATCGAGCACAGCTTCGACAAGCAGGGCTTCGACATCTTCTCTAGGTCGAGGGTGCAGGGCAAGGGCGAGGCAGCTTCCGACAATAGCAAGCAGAACGAGCAGGACAACCTCACTGGCACTGCCATCGTCGTGAAGGAGATGGAGGAGGAGTGGGACCCGACCAACGGGCGGTTCAGGGTCAGGAGGGAGAGCCCCAATCGCGACCAGGGTCGGGCCGGGGAGTGGGAGTACTCCACCAAGGAGGACGGCAACGACGCCACCACCGCCCGCTCGCTCAGGGACTCGGCGTATGCCAGCCTGGTTTCGGGGCACGACGGACTCGAGAACACGAGGGGCGGTCTTAACCGCGGGTCGGTTACGGTGGCTGACTTGCCTAACCTCCCGTGGGGCGGCGTCGTGAGCCCAGGCACTCTCTGTGGCCTCTATATCCCGCATGCTGGAATAGTCGACCCCGGGCAGGCCTCCCAGGCCAAGGAGTTCGTTATCGATGGCTGGACCTTCCAGTGGCCTGAGACGATCACCACCTACACCCTCGCGAGGCAGTCCTACTCCAGCATAGGCCAGCAGCTTCTCAGGATGGCCAGGATGGCCGCCCAGGGGATGGCGGGCCTGAACGACAGCTACGCGACGTCGTGGTTTCCGGTCAACGGAGACGGCCAGATGAACATCGAACACAAGCTCGGCGTGAAGCCGTCGAGGGTCACGATCGAGGTCGGCCTCTGGGACGGCGGATCTACCGACCCGAACGGGCAGCCGGTCCCCATCCTCGGGACGACGGTGCAGGTGCAGGGGCACCACTGGGACCCGGCCGAGGGCCAGCACGTCGGCGCGTCGGTCACGAAGGTCGCGGCGGACTACGTTGGCCTCAGCTTCGCCTACCACATCGCCTACTCCGACGGGGCCGGGATGTGGCTCACCACGGCCAACCTCAACACCCTCACGAGGTTCAGGGTATTCCCCTAGGGCCCGGTACCATCAGGGCATGAAGAGCTTCTGCCCGGGGGAGGGAGGCTTCCTGTGGGAGATGGTGAGGGCGAGCCCGGCCGACGAGGAGTACCTGAGGCAGATGGACGTCCTGGAGGCGAGGCTGCTGGGACTGCGTGCCTATCCCTCAGGGGGCGCCCGAGGGTCGTCGACGGCCTGGCGGTCCCGCCGATCATCCCGCCGGGCCTCGGGCTCAGCGAGGACGACCTCAGGAGGCGCCAGTGGCGCCGGAGCCGCCGCAGGCCCAACAGGCGAAGGGTGACCGAGGTCGAGGCATGCCCGGAGTGCGGGAGGGCGACGGACGCCAGGAGCGGACAGGAGAGCCGCCTCTGCGCCAGGTGCCGGGTCAGCCGGCACTGGCGGGCGAGGGTCGAGTCCCTCTCGCAGGAGGTCATCCGCTCGAGCGTGCGGGTGTCCGTCCTGAAGTCGGCGATAGAGAGGATGGACGAGGCCATCAGGGACGGCGACGACCTGGGCCCCGTCTTCGAGCAGGCGATGGAGTGGCACGACAACGAGGTGGACGCCCTGGCGGAGCTCGCGGCGGCCGCCAGGGGGGCCACGGAGGCCCTGGGGATGCTCCGCGGGAACCCCCAGGCGGAGAGGCTGCTCGAGGCGATACTGGGCCTCGGGCTGACGGAGGGCTGACCATGGAACAGTCGGAGGGCGCCGGGTCGGCGGCGCCAAGCTCCTACGGGCGCTGCCTCATCTGCTGGGGCCCCTTGGACTCCGGGCACTCCCGGGAGTGCTGGAAGCGCACGGCGCGGGGCCCCAGGGCCGCTTGCCAGACCCAGGGCTGCCGCGAGCTCAGGGCTGCGGCGGTGGCGGCGTGGGCGGCCATCTCGGCGGCGGAAGGTAGCGCCTCCGCCCAGGTCAGCCGCAAACTCTCAGAGGCCCGCGCGACGCTGGAGGAGGCCCTTCGATGAGACTTTGCAGGTGGCTAGGTTTAGGCAAAGAGGTGGCGACGAGCGCGGCGAAGGACGCCGAGCAAGCGGATTCGCAGGGGTCGCTGAGCCCGCTGGAGGTCGCCCAGGAGAAGGCGCGCCTGCTCACGACCCTGGCTCAGAGCTGGTTCGACGAGTGGAGGTCCGGGAGGCTGGGGGTGACCGAGGAGGCGTGCGACGCGGACAGGAGACAGGTGTGGGAGCTGGCGAAGGAGACGAAGACACTCCTGGACGCGCGCCGGAAGGAGCAACCTTGACCGAGTGCTGGTCCTGCCGCCGCGGGGCCCACGACTGCCCGAGCCCCCACGGGCTCTCCGACGGGGCCCACCACTGGTGGAGCGGCTGGCCCGGCGCCTACTGCATGGGGTGCTTCTCTGACGACCCCGCGGAGCAGTGCCTGGCAGACGGGTGCCTGTGCAGCTGCCACGAGGCGTCCGAGCGGGAGTACGAAGAGATGGTCCGGAGGGAGGCGCTCGGTGGAGTATAAGGACAGCCAGGTGAGCGCGGAGCTCAGCAACGCGACGGCCAGGGATCTGCCCGCCGGATGCGCGCACTCCTTTCTGGCCTCCGCCCACGTGACCGTGGGCGGGTCGAGATTGCTGCGGTGCCGCCTCTGCGGCATAGTCGCTCTCGTGCCACAGATTTCCGGGCCGGACCCATCCGCCATGACGGGGGAAGAGCTCAGGCTCGCGGTGGTCGCCCTGAGGGCCTTGAGGCGCACCAGTCTCCTCAGAACGAACTACGGCAGGATCAGCGCCGACGCCATCGCGGCAGCGGACACAGAGGCGGCGAGGGCCCTCGAGGACTACGAGGCCGAGAGCGGCGATGTCTGGTGACGGGGACTACACTCGGGCGCTCCTCAAAGTCCTGAAAGCCCCGCGGCCGGACTCGGCAGAGGCGCTGAGGTACTGGCGCCGCAGGGCACTGATGGCAGAGGGGAGAGCGAACCACGCCGTGAACGCCAAGCGGACCGGGCTCGCGCGGCAACGCGAGCACTACGAAGGAACGATACAAGGCCTCAGGGCGAGGCTCGAGGGGACTGACGATGCTGCTGGCGACCAACGACGGGACGATCTGGAGGGCGATCCAGGGCGGCGGGGAGCGGTACTACGCCCTGGTGGTGGAGGTGACGGTGGTCCGCTCTGTCAAGGCGGGGCCGAACCTCCACGGGACGACGAACATCGACAGGCTCGCGGCGGGCCTGAAGAAATGACAGGGCTGACGGAGACTGTCCTGGCGGGGCTTCGCGAGCCTACCTGGAGGACGATGCCGGCGGAGCCGCCGGACTGGTTCATGGCGGAGTACCCGAAGATCCAATCGCTCTACAAAAGGGGGCCGGGCGGAGAGATGCTGCTCGGCCAGTGGTCCACCCCAGAGCTGGAGTGGCTCAGGGACTGCGAGTGGCTGTGGACCGAGAAGGTCGACGGGACGAACGTCAGGATCGGGTGGGACCCCGCGGCCGGCTCGGTGCGCGTCGGCGGCCGGACCGACCGGGCGCAAATGCCACCGGCGCTGCTCAAGGCCTTCTCGGAAATGAACCTGCTGGCGACCCTCGGGAGGTCTGCCCTCCCGAGGGCGACCATCTACGGGGAGGGCTACGGGGCCGGGATCCAGAAGGGCGGGGGCGACTACGGCCAGCCGTCGTTCATCGTCTTCGACGTGGTCATCGACGGCTGGTGGCTGTCCATGGGGGACGCCCAGGACGTGGCCGACAAGCTTGGCCTCGAGTGCGTGCCGGTGGTCGGCACCGGGACCCTCGGGGAGATGGAGGAGGCCGTCAGGCTGGGGGTCTACTCAGAGCTCACGGCCGCGCGCAAGATGGCCGAGGGGCTGGTGGCCAGGACCCTGCCAGGGCTCCGCGACCGCCGCGGGAGGCCGGTCCTCACCAAGATCAGGGCCAGGGACCTCGAGGGGCCGGACGCGCTAAAATGAGACCATGAAGGTATTCGGGTGGACCGTGCACCTCCAGCGCGGGGAGGCCAGGGAGGCCTACATCAAGGCCCTCCTCGCGGACGCGTGCGAGTGCCTGTGCCTGTGCGCCTCGGCAGGCTGCGGGTGCGCCACCGGTGAGGGCGAGGTCCTCTGCTCGGAGTCCTCTGTCGGCGGCCGGTTCAGGACGCTCCAGTCTGAGGGGCCGGGCTGGGTCGCCAGGGTGCTCGAGTACGACGGGGTCCTGAGGTTCGAGGTGGCGACCGAGACGACCATGGGCCGCGAGATCGAGGAGCTGTGGAGGAGGGTGACCCGGGCGGGGCACCCTGCATCCCCGTCCTCCGGGATGGCGGACGCTTGAGCAGGGCCGCGCTGGTCGCGCAGATGCACCGGTCCGGGGTCGCGACCCCGGCGAGGGTCGTCGAGGCCAGGGCCCTGGACGAGCGCAGGCTGGCCGAGCGCCTGGCCGAGTGGGGGGCGCCGGCCCAGGTGTGGGAGGCGGCCGGGATGGTCGCGCCCCCGGCGCCGTCGGGCAGGCAGCTCTCGGACCGGGAGTGCCAGAGGCTGGTCGACCGGCACTCGGTCGCGGCCGGGATCCCGCTCTCAGGCGTCTGGTGGGCCCACCCCAGGACAGCCGGGAAGGTGCAGCTAGACCCGGAGTGGGACGCGAGGGCGGGGACGGACTGCCCTCCCTGGGCGCTGGCGCAGGGGCTCCAGTGGAGGGTCGCCAGGCTGCTCGCGAGGGCTGAGGCCGAGCCTGCCTTCGCGCCGCTCAGGGATCTCATCGAGGGCGGCGTCCACCCGTACGGCCCGACCGCCCAGGGCTTCTGCCTGGTAGACCCCGACGCGGACCACGACGCCCCCGCCAGGCAGCACCTGAGGGACATCGGGGCGGGGGGATAGGGTGGGCTGGAGCTACGTCGCGAAGTGGGCGCCCTCCGGGGCTTACCCAAACGCGGCGCCGGCCCTCTCCAGGCAGGGCGGGGTCGGACTCCAACCCGGGGACGACATAGTCCTCTTCGTCCAGTGGGCCAGCCCCCTCGCGGCCGACTTCGTCGCGCCCGCCGGCTTCTCCAGGATAGACAGCGACTACGGCCCCTCGCAAAAGTCGGAGATCTGGCACATGGAGGCCACGGCAGCCCTCGGGTCCAGCCCGACGTTCTCCTGCGGGTTCTCCCAGGCCGTCTCGTGGAGCACCCTGGAGGCGCACGCCTTCCGCGGCGGAGTCGGGCAGGTCGGGCAGGTCGCCGGGGCCAGGCAGACCTCTGGGACCGTCATGACCTCACCCGGGGTCACGACCCCCTACGCCGGGTGCGCGCTCATCAACAGCTACCTGGCCAGGAGGGCGGCCGGCCTCCCGCCGATCGTCGGCCCCAGGGCCTCGGGCATCATCTCCCACGACGACGACGCGGCCCCCATCGCCGGCATGGGGCGCGACATCTCGTGGGCGCAGCTCGCCTCGGGCGGGTTCACGCCTGACAGGACGGCCAGCTCAGGGTCCCCCATCGTCCAGGCGCAGTCGACCTCCATCGTCCTCCTCGGGCCGGCCCCACCGCCGTCCCAGCCGCCGGCCGTCACCGGCGGGCCGGCGGCGTACTACGGCCCCACGTGGACGAGGACCGGGCCGCTCAACACCCCGTGGTTCCTCTTCTTCACAGCCGACGATCCGAACATCCCGGGGAGGAGCCTCGCCGGGCAGGTCAGGACCGGGCCGGGCAGGTCCGGGACGCTCGTGGCGGGCCTGGCCTTCCTGGGCAGCGACGTGGGGCAGGCCGTCCTGATAGCCAGGGACGCCCCCGGGCTGCAGAACGGGAACCAGACCCTCTACTTCACGGTCGACAACTCCCCGAACGCCGGCCCAGGCCTGGTGTCCCAGGACTACCCGTTCGCCCTCAAGAGGGACGACCAGGCCGCCGGGGGGACCTCCGGGTTCGCCAACCCGAGCGTGCAGGCGGACAGATCCTGGTCGCTCACCACGGCCCTGCAGGACGACCTGTCCTCGGGCGCAGGCGAGCTGCGGTGGGAGATCCGCACCGGCGGAGATGGAAGCGGGGCCACCCTGGCATCAGGGAGGGCGACGGCCGGCCAGGCCGAGAGCTTCGCCGTCCAGTCCGACCCGTCGGTCGTGGTCGGGGTCCCCGCCGACAGGTGGATCAGGTGGTACGACGGGGCCGGCAACCCGCAGGAGACCAGGTTCCAGGTGTACCTGGACCCGGCGACGGCCGGCTTCGTGACCCTGTCCTACGGCGGGGAGCCGAGGGTCGAGTACGCCGAGGCCGCCCCGTTCCAGGCGACCAGGATCGGCCCGAACTCCATGGCGGCGAGGCTCCGGGCGACCCTGGCCGCGTCCCCCGCCCAGGAGTTCCTCTGGCAGGTCAGGACCGGGGCAGGCCTCTCCAGCGGGCAGCTCGTCCAGAACGGCGGCTACGGCCCCGGGGGCGAGCCCGGGACCTTCGGGACCGACACCGACGACAGGTACCCGGTCCTCTGGACGAACCCCTCCACCGCCTACACGTTCCCGGACGGGGACAGGGTGGTGTACCTCATAGCGTACAACCCGAGCACCCTCCAGCAGAGCAACGCCCTCCCGTTCACCGTCCTGGCCGACCAGGTCGCCGCCCCCGGGGCGTCCTCCGGGGCCGTCGCCCCTGGCGGGGCCGGCTGGCGGCTCTCCGCCACCCTGTACGACAACCTGTCGACCGCCCCCGGAGAGCTCCACTGGGAGCTCAGGACCCAGGCGGCCGGCGCCGGGGCCCTGCTCGCCTCCGGGACGGCCACCTCCGGGGCCGCCCTCGCGGGCGACTTCGTGCCGGCCCCGCCGGCGGTCGCCTATCTCAGGTTCTGGGACGGGGCCCTCAACCCGCACGAGCTGGCCATCCAGGCCCAGATCCCGCAGCCGAATACGCCGCCGACTCTGTCCGCCGGGCCGGTCGGGTACGGGGCGTGCTCCAGGACGGGCCCCGGCAACCCCAGCTGGACCCTCAGGCTGACCGCCGCGGACCAGGAGCAGGCCTCGATCCAGTGGGACCTCAGGACGGGCCCCGGGGGCGGAGGGACGTCGGTCGCCTCCGGCTCGGCCCAGACCGGCGCGCAGCGGTCCTTCCAGGTGGCGTACAACGCCCCTGGCCTCACGGACGGCGACAACCACCTGTACCTCCGGGCCAGCGACGGCCAGGCCTTCTCGAACGAGGCCCAGGTCCTCGTCAGGCGGGACGACTCGTGGCCGCCCAACTGGTTCCAGGTCGGCGTCGGTGACTCTGACGGCTCCGGGTACGACCTCTCCTTCACGGCGACCGACGACCTCTCCCTCGACCCCGGGGAGATCAGGTGGGAGTGGAGGGACGCCTCCGACGGCGGAGGGGCCCTTCTGGCGGGCGGCACGGCGACGTCCGGGCAGCAGGTCGCCGAGAGGGTGGCCGAGCCGTCCGTCGGCCAGAGGTGGCTCAGGGTCTTCGACGGGGCGTGCAACCCGGCAGAGAGGGAGTTCTCCGTCGAGGCCGCGCCGGCGCAGCCGCCGCCATTCGGAGTCCCTCCGAGGGGCTGCGGGAGGTCGGTGCTGTACGACGCGCCGGCCGCGACCCAGCAGACCGGCGGTCAGCCGCGGGCCCAGGTCAACCTCTGCGACCGGGTCCCGTCCGGAAAGTACGTTGTCTCGAGGGCTCCGAGGCCGAGCCTGGGTCAACTCTCCCAGCAGGTGAATGGCCACGGGCTCCGCGGGGTAGTCCTCAAACTCAGCTCGTTCTCCCGGGCGCCCGGGTGGAGCCCGTCGCTGCAGGGCGAGGACTGGCAGGTCCACCAGGCCCAGCTTCTTGCGGACCAGCTCCCAGGCCAGGCGGTCGGGTCCCAGCTCGCCGGCGCGCAGACGCTGAGGGCGGGTGGGCTCGTGATCGGAGGCCTCTTCGAGCTCGGGCGGGATGCGTTCGAGTCCCCGTCGCTCGCCGCGAGAGCGGTCGCCCACGCGAGGAACAGGCTGAACCTGGACTTCGTGATGATAGACATCACCGACGAGGCGTGGAAGGGCCGCATGGCGAGGAGCAAGGCCCTGGCCCTGTTCCAGCACGTCCAGGGACAGTATGTGAGGAGCCGCCACGGCCCGCGGGTCCCGAGGCTGAGCCAGCATTGCCCGACCTTCGCGGTCCTCCCGCCGGCCACCGCCGGGTGGGGCGAGCTCCTCTCGGCTGACGGGTGCTTCGAGCCGTTCGTCAACGGGTACTCTGGTCCGGCGACCTTCGCCGCCCCGAGGGTCCCCGCCGGGTCCACCTCGCTGGCGGCCGCGTGGCAATGGTGCCGGCCGTGGGACGAGAGCGGAAGGGGGATAGGCAGGGCGGAGCTCGTCGTGGACGTGCGCAACGGACAGTCCCCTGGGGCCACCGTGGACCTCGCCGTGACCGACGGGGCCGTCACCGTGACGTTCCCCCAGCAGAGGACGAACTGGACGCCCAGGAGCGGTCTGGTGGTTTACGACGACCTGGACGCTCTCTCGGCCCATGGCCCAGAGGGGGCTGACCCATCCGGATACTGGGAGTACGACGGGCTGAACCCCCTCGAGGGCGCCGTCGTCCCCGTCTACGACCCGGACCCGTTCCCCCCGATAGTCGCTGGCGCCCACTTCGGGTCAGCCCCCGGGACGGTCCCCGCGCCGGGCGGCGGAGGGTCGTCCCTCTCCTTCCCGCCGGAGGTCGAGCAGCACCGCGCGGCGGTGGCAGCCGTGTTCCCGGCGGGCCTCGTCAACAAGGCGCTGTGGACCGTCCAGCACGAGTCCGGCGGCCTGAACGTCCAGCAATCCGGCGGGGGCCCGGGCACCGGCATCTTCCAGATGGAGGCGTGCACCTACCCGTGGGGGTTCGTCGCCTATGCCCCCTGCCCCCCCTACCGTCCGCTGACCGTCGGCGACGGGCTCGCGAGGCCCATCCCCGAGCAGGTCCAGGCGGCCTACGACCTGCTCCTGGCCTCGGACGCCGGCGGGGTGGACCCGAACGGGAAGGAGGTGTTCTACCCGTGGGGCGAGCTCCCAGGCGGGAACTACCAGACCGGCTGGGGGTCGTTCCGGGCTGGCTTCCCCTACGATCTCGACGGCGGCGGGTCCCCGGAAGCCGGGCCCTCCCAAGAGCCGCCTGCCGGCCTTCCGGCGCCAGGCGGCTCGCCGAGGATCTACGTCTCGACCGAGAACTGGAAGACCGGCCACCTCGGTGACTCGCACTTCCCGCAGTGGGCGGAGGTCGCGACCCCCGACTGCGCGGGAGCGAGGGGAACGAGGCGCCTCGCCGACGGGTGGCTGGAGCTGAACGGGATCAGGCCCCTCTCTGAGCCGCACGGGACACCCCTCCCGGACGGGCAGCTAGTGCTATCCGGCACCCCGCTGCCCGGGGACGACGGGCAGCTGCCGCTCTTCATCGAGGTCAGGCGGTCCCAGTCCGACGGCGACCTCAGGACCAAGTTCACGCTGATCCTGCCCGTGGCGGACCCGGCCAGGATGAGGGACACCGCCGGGGTCGCCCCCTCAGGAATACCGATCAGCCGGCCGGCCATCACGGAGATAGTCGACGTCGCTGGGGCCCTCCACTCCCACGCCCCGCGGAAGTCCGGCGGCCGGATACCGGAGGTGTGGGAGAGTGCGGAGGAGTGGTGCCTCGGGGCGACCACCCCCGCCGCGGAGATCCCGGCGCCGCGGGGCACACCCGGCGCGAGGCCACCCCCCGGGTCGGGGGGAGGCGCCCCGGCCGCGTCGACGGGCTGCCCGTGCGAGGCCGGGTTCACGATGACGGCGGGTTGCGCCTGGCACCAGGCGGTCGAGAACCTGCAGGCCATAGACGTCGGCGTCCCGGGCGGCACCGCCGTCTACGCCACGTGCGGCGGTGTCGTCTCCTATCGCGACTGGGACCAGAGGTACGGTCCGAACCCCCCGCTCTGTGCCTACAGGGACTGGGACGGGACCATCCTCGGCTTCCTGCCGTGCGGTTACGGAGTGATGATGAGCGTCGACTGCGACGACGGGCAGACGAGCATGAGGTACGGCCACCTTGACCAGTCCATGCCGACCTCGTCTGCCTTCCCGGCCGTCGGGGACCACGTCTCTGCCGGGCAGCAGATAGCGGTGTCGGACAACACCGGGTTCTCGACCGGGCCTCACCTCCACTACGAGGTGAGGGTGAACGGGGTCACGGTGTGCCCGGAGAACCTCGTGCCCGCCGGTTGTGTATCCTAGGCGCACACACATGGTATGATGGAGGCACTATGATTAACATCGACTCAGAGGTCAGGGCGGTGCTGGAGGGCCACAGGGCCGGGCGGGGCCGGAGGCCGGTCCTCCCCTCCGCCGAGGTCGTCGAGCGCTACAGGAACGGCCAGCCGTCGGCGTACTCGGTGGGCGGCCAGGTCCTGACCAGGCGCCAGTACCACGTGCTCGTCCGAGGCCTCCAGGACAGGGGCGAGCTGCCGCCACGCAGGACCTCCAAGGGGAAGCCCACAGCCGGTATAATCCAAGGGTGACGAACACAGGCTGGACCAGCCGCGCCGCCGAGGCCAAGCCGAACTGGCCGGCGAGGTAAAGACCATGAGCACGGACGCACCAGCGACGCTGCGGGTGGAAGGGTGCCAAGGATGCGGCCACCTCACCCTGGCCGGCCAGGGGTGCGAGACGTGCGCCGTAAGGGCCGCACACCGGCCCAGCTGCAAGTTCAGGAGGGCAGCCACCTGCGCCGTCGGGATAGAGTGCGAGCACGGCCGCGACGTATGCCCGACGTGCGACCCGTGCACCTGTAGAAGGCCGCTGAGGTGAGCGCCCGCTCAGACGCCCTCAAGGCGGCCCTGGCCGACATAGAGGGGCAGCTCTCGGCCGGGGCGCACCTCGCGCTGCTGGCGTCCGTCCTCACGCTCGACGCGCTGGACGGGCTGGCCCAGGCCGTCGCGGAGCTCCACGCGACGGCCAAGAAGGCCCAGAGGTGATCCGATGCTCATGACCCTCACCCCGGACGACCAGAGGCGGATGAACGCCGCCCTCCTCGAGAGCCTGTCCGTGGCCCTCGACTCAGACCGTGAGTGGGCGCACCTCTCGAACGTCATCAGCAACGTCATCTCCATGCACGGGTCCTCCCAGAAGAACGAGGCGTTCGTGCATTGCAGGGCCCTCTGGCACGGCGAGTCGCAGTGGAACGGGCGGTGGTGCCCGCAGCCAGGCTGCCCTAACCCGCTCACATCCTTCGGGGATCAGGGGGAGTGGGAGGCTTGGCGGAGGGAGCGGGCCGATGACGCTGACAGGACCACGGACTGGGGGACACTGACTGCAGCGGACTTCGGCGAGGCGGAGGACCCCGACCTGCCGATGCACCAGTTCGAGGCCAGGGGCCCGGGGCACTCGAGTTTCAGGTGCAAGCATTGCCTCCTCGGCCGGGAGGCGCACGAATGAGATACGCCGCCAGGGCGGTCGCGGTGGAGGCGATGCAGAACGAAGACCGGGCAAGCGGCCTAGACGACCACAAGTCGACCAGAAAGATCTACGACTGGCTCAAGGGGCACCTCTCTGCAATCGCCTACTTCGGGTGGGGGACTCACCGGTCCATCGGGCATAATGACTTCTTCGTCAGCACAGACAAGGACATCGAGTGGGTAGATCACGGGGACTGGGTCGTCGTCTGGCCCAGAAAGGGCGGCGGCGGCGAGCGAATCAGGGTGATGACAAACGACGAGTTCAAAGCGATCTTCCGGGCCGCCCCGGAGCCAGTTGGAGGGTAGGACGGGAATGGTAGAGATAAAGGTGTTCCAAGACGTCGCCGAGGACGGGCCGGCGCTGTTCGGGCTCATGTGGATCGACCCCGGCGAGGTGGTCTACGTCGAGCAGAGCTCCCTCGACAGGGCCAGGACCAAGGTCACCATAGCCCTCAGGAACGGGCTCGAGATCGGCGGCTGGATGGAGCCGGACGCCATAGACGCGCTCCGGCAGGCGCTGCACCGTGGGTGAGGCCCTCGACCCGGCAGACAGGATCCTGGCAGAGGCCCTCGGATGGAAGACCAGGACCGTCCAAGGGACGTATTTCGACACAGGGGAGCGCTTCGACTCGGTGATGCACCACAGGGCGGACTGGCCGGGGGAAGGGGACTACTCCTGGGCCCCGTGGCCGGAGGAGGAGAGGTTCACCATGAGCATGGACGCGCTGTGCGCCCACGTGGTGCCGCTCCTGGACTCCCGGGGATCCGACTGGAGCCTCGGCACCCTGGGCAAGGGCAGGTTCTTCTGCACTGTCTGGTCCCGCGAGGGCCAGCCCTTCGATGCGCAAGGGGCGACGCCGGCTTCGGCCCTCGCGGCTGCCTCGGCCCTGGCTGTAGCGGAACTGGCCCTCCTAGCCACAAGCCAAGACCACAGGTGTGACCAATGCGATGGGGACGAGTGGACGGTTGCCTGCCCGTGCAGAAGGGGCCAGGGCGACCTGTGCTGCCACGAGATGGGCTGGAGGAAGAGAATCATCCAGGATCAGCCCCGCTAACCCCCCGGCCCAGCGCGGACCCCGAAGTACGGCCTCCCGCGGGAGCAGTCGAATCTGTACCCCCAGAGCCAGCGGCCGCGCACCTCCGTCCCGCAATAGCCGCACCAGAGCGGGTAGCCGCGGTGGGGCAGGCCCAGAAGGCGCCGCGTGGACTGCCACAGCGAGAGCCTGGGCCCGTTGGGCCTTCCGGCGATGTGCAGGGCAGGCCCCTCAGCCGGCAGCGGGCACCAGCTCTCGAGCAGCCCGAGGAGCGCCGCGGCCACGAGGCAGATGTGGACCAGCACCAGGGCCGCGAAGGCGGCGGCGATCACGGGAAGGCCTCCAAGGTCGTCCACCGGCGCACCTCGTCGATGACGCTGGACAGTCCCGACAGGAGGTCGTTACCCACCCACTCTGGCCTGGATTCCCGCAGGAGCCGGTACAGGAAGCAGGCCTCCTGCAGGCTCATCTCCAGCGTCACACTGGTCTCCAGCTTTATTGTCGCCACTCATGTACCCCTTTCACTGGGCCGTGTTCTCATTGGAGGAGGCAACAGGGCCCACGTAGTCTGCTCGAAGGACGACCGCCCTGAGGCTCTCGTGCTCGTGCTCGCACCCGTCGCAGCGGTGGACGATGGAGTCGGTCCTAATATCGGCGAGGGGGCCACGGCTGGCCGGTGCCAGGGTGGAGCAGGGTGCCCTCGATATCAACGTAGAGCGTCATCATCGTCCTCCCCGCACCGGGCGGCCGAGGGCCCCTCGGTAGACGCCGAGGTCGTGCCGAAGATCGGCGGCATTTCGGTGCGGCGCGCCAGAGAGCACGAGAGATTCAAGGTGCCGAATAGAGGCGTCGAGCGTGCTCCGTAGCGCCAGGGCCGGCACGCCGCCCTTGCAGGATGCCACGTGCCGGCGGATTTCCATGGCCCCTGGGTCGCAGCTCTCGTCCAAGAGCTCCATTAGCCACTCGTTGCAGCCCCCAGGGCCCTGCCCATGGTGATCTTGCGTTTTCGCACAGCGGCATTCTCCTTGGTCTGTTGTGTCCATTGTACTGAATTCAGCCCTGGTCGACAGCTGGGGCGGCGCTAGAATATCCTGAGTCCCCACTCCGCCGCCGGCAGCAGGTCCACCACCCCGAGAAGCCACAGGACAGCCACCGTGAGGGCGCTGCAGGTGATCCCGGTGAGGAGCGCGGCGACGGTGGCATCATCCTCCGTCATGTGTCCTCTCCCCTTGACTCCGTCAACTGAAGCACCTCTTGCACAGGCACGGCGGGCCGCACGGCTCGAAGAGCGGCAGCCAGTCCGGGCCGATCTCCTTGTGGCACAGGGACTCGGCGCCCGGCCGGGCGCAGCAGACCCCGGAGAGGACCTTGTGTATCTTTCCGGATGGCGCTATGTAGAACGGGATCGCAGGTGCGGGGGCGCCCGACCGGGCTTCCTGTTCCCTTTGTCGCTGCGGCTTGAGTCGGCCGCCCTCTTTCCAGGGCGCCCGGGTGGAGCCCGTCGCGAGGACCGCCCTGACCTCCTGGATGGCCTCGGCGATGTTGACTGTGCTGCTCATGCGGTGAACCCCCGACCCGCGGCCACCCGCCAGAAGGCCGCCCTGACCTCGGCCGCCTCCTCGCGTGAGCGCCCTACGGAACCATGCAGCTCGCGGTGCCGGCGCATCACCTCGCCGTTCTCCCGGCGGACGGCCCTCGTCTGGGCGGCCTCGTCGTAGCATGACAGCGCGGCCAGCCCGTACTCTTGGCACGAGTCGAGCGGCACCGGGAACCCGGTGGGAGCCCAAGCAAACACGCCGTCCTCCCTTTGTGAGACCTCAGCCAGCCGACCCTGTGTATTACTGACTGTTATGTTCATGTGGTTTCCATTGTCCTTCTTGCGTGTAGTGTGTCAATTGTACTGAATCTCGGCGACAGGCGCAGCTGGGGGATCGCAGGAACCCTCACGCCGGCACCCAGCTCCCGTTGCGGATGAACCCATGGGCGCCGCACCCCATCGGGCACAGCAGCGAGCCCTCGACGGTCAGCGGGTCGGCGCAGACGAGCCGGTGGCCGGTGCACAGCCCTGGCGCGAAGCTCAGGCTCGCCCAGGACCGGCATCCAGGGTGCCTCCACAGGAACCCCCGTCCGTCCTCGTCCCAACGGATCGCGACGCCTGAGCCCATGTCAATTTCCCCATTGTTTATCATAGCTGGGTCAGCCAGTCAAAGCAGGCGGTCAAGGCTTTGCGCGCCCGCAGCCACGGGAAAACCCCGGCCAGGCCTTCACGCCGTGGATGGTGGTCGTCTCCTGCACCGTGACTATGTGCCAGTACCATCCTTCGACGTGCCGGCTCGCCCAATCTAGTGTCTGCTTGTGCCCGCCGGAGAAGCTCTCGCCACACCCGACGGCGCACTTAGCGACGTGGCTCTCGAATTGCACCGAGACGTCGTACCCACGGCATAGTGCATGCTGGCATACCGTCATTTCTCAGGCTCCTGACGTGTGCCACCCCGGCGCGGGGCCGCGGCAGCTGGGGGGATGCGCCCTCGTTCCCCGGCGAGCCTGAGGCAGCGCCGGCACCACCGCCCGTAGTCCAGCTCCAGCCCGGCGTAGCGGCGGTTGATGAGGTGGAAGCTCGTCGCGCCGCAGAGGGCGGTGAGGCCGGCCCCCGTCGCGTGCCACACCGTCGTCACTGCCTGGGTCCTGATTGTGTGGTGGTTCCCTCGGCCGGGAGCTTGGACAGCTCTTCGGCGAGCCACCGCATGCGTTGAATTGAGAATAGTGCGTGGCTGTAGTCCTGTTGCATTTCTTCCCGTATGCTTTTTACGGTGACGGGAAGGATGCGCCAGGTGAAACGGCGGGTCACGGACCGGCCTCCACCCTCACGGAGGTCGCCGTGATCATGGCGTTGTCGAAGAAGGCCTCCAGGTCGGATGCCAGGCCTTCCGGGTCGTCGATGTACTTCGTCGTCTCCTCGAAGTCCTCGTCGGAGAGGAGGGCCCCGTGGATCTCTATCTGGACGGTCACTCTGTAGGTGCGCTTGGCCATCGGTGGCCTCCTTGCGTGTGGTGGTTCCATTGTACTGAATCCCGAAGGCCCGGCACAGCCGGGAGGGCGCAGGGGATCAGCCGCCCGCGAGATGCCGGAGGCGGCCGAGGAACTCCAGCTCCGCCTCCCTCGGCCCCAGCGCCAGGATCGGCCTCGGGTCAGGCGGCGGCAGCGGCTCCCACGGCGCCGGCGGGGCCTTCATCAGGTCGCGCGCCTCGGTCGCCAGGGCGGCCCCGTCGGCCTCCCGGACCGACGGCGGCGCGGGCCACGGCAGCCCGAACCTGGAGGCGACCGCCCTCAGCACGCCGTCCTCCATCGCCCTGAACTCCGGCGTCTTGATCGGCCGGATCATGTCCCCGACGTACGCCTCCGCCGCGTCGTGCATCAGCCCCCACAGCGCGTCCTCGGGCGGGACGAGCCGGGACACGTGGACCGAGTGCTGGGCGACGCTGTAGAAGGCCTCGGAGTGGCCGTTGAAGCGGCACTGCATCGACAGCGCGCGGGCGACGTCCTCGGCGCGGACCTCGCCCGGCCGTGGGTCGAGCGGCCAGAACTGCAGCCCGGTGTAGGTCTGCATCCAGTCGCCCAGGCGCTGTGTGCCTGCCCCCCGGGCGAGGTCCATCGTGCCCTCCGCCTCAAGCCGAGGGGCCCATCGTCGTTCACCGTCCAGGACCCAGGAGTAGGCCGGGGTTGCCTCGAGCTCCAGCGCGCGCAGGCGGTCGATGATCTCGAGGAGGTGCTCCCGGGGGAGGACCGCCCTGCGGTCGTTGACGGAGCGGCGCCAGTAGGCCTCGACGAAGTCCAGGTCGAGGGGCGGACCGCCATTTCCGCGCCGTCCCCTTTGCGCCCGCCGCCGCGCCGGCCCCTCGGGGGGTTCCAGGGGGCAGGCCCCCTGGGGGATGGCCGCGGCCGTCAACGCCTCGCCCACAGCGCGCCGAACAGGACCGCGAAGGCCACGCCGGCGGCGACCGCGACGCCCCCGCCGATGGCGAGGTTCAGCCAGTCAGGGAGTTCGTTCACGGCCTCGCCCCCGCCGCCCCGGCGAAGCAGCCCGCCTCGTGGTGCTCGGGCAGCTCGCCGTTGCAGGCGCAGCCGCGCTCGGCCGCCGCCCCCATCAGCCTGGCCTCGAAGTTGAAGATGGCCAGGAGCTTGTCGGCGGGGAGGCCCAGGGCGCCGCGCCCGAACAGAGCCCCCGCCAGCCGGTCGCGCTCCGCGTCCACCCAGCCGCTCACGGCAGGGCCTCGCACGCCGCCAGGGGGCCGGGCGCCAGCGGCAGGGCCTCGCAGGCCGCGAGCAGCCGCTGGAGGGCCAGCCGCGCGCCGGCCTTGCGCACGTACGCCTCGTCCGGGCGGCAGCGCGCGGCCGAGCCCACGGTGATGGTCGTCCCGATCTCGTCCCCGCCGACGAACCGCGAGGCGAACGCCAGGGTCCTGCCGCCGCGGGCGAGCGCCTGGCCGCCGTGGCCGCCGTAGAGGCGCTCGTGGCGCACGCTCGGTCGCCAGCCCAGCTCGCGCAGCCGCGCCACCAGCGGGCCGTTGTCTATGCGCCCCTCGCGGGCGTACGCCTCCAGCTCCGCCCACGTCCACGCCCAGGCGTTGCCCTCTGGTCCGTCGTTCATGTGTCGGCCTCCTCCTCGTGATCCAATGATACTGAAACCTCCCCCCGGCCGGCGCGGCCGGGAGGGCGCATGGACCCCGGGGGTTCCAGGGGGCATAGGCCCCCTGGGGCTAGGGATCGAGGACGGCTCAGCTAACAGGGTGCCCCACCAGCCGTCGAGCGGGCGGTACCCTCCCTCCGACGTGAGGGCCTCCTCGACCGCGGCGAGGGCCTGGAGGTAGAGGTCGCGCTGGGCGGCCAGGACCTCGGCGCAGCGGGAGAGGTCGGCGTAGCGCCTGGCTACCTCCGCGTCGGCGGCCGCCACCAGCCAGCCCGGCACGGCGCCGTCCGAATATATCGCGGATTCATTGCCCATGGAGCACCCTCCTGCAACCCAATGATACCGGCACCGTCCGGGTGGGGGGTCCGGGGGCTTGCCCCCGGGAAGGGAAAGAGGCCAACCACCTCTGTGAGGCAAGCCCACCGGGCCATGGGGCGGGTCCCGGCCCTCCCTCGCGCGCGCGGTATAGAGATCAGGGGGCGGCCGGGCGGCGCGCGGCGGGGCGCCCCGCGGACCGGGGGGAGGGGGGACCGGGGCAGGCCGACCCGTCCGGGTGAACCCAGGACCACGCCGGCGGGCGCCCGGACGGGAGCCACCAGGCGTGCCCGGCCCCGAGCCGCGCGGCCCTCGCCCCGGGCCCCTCGAGCTCCCGGAAGAGCCTCAGCGAGGCCGCCAGGCGCGCGATTCCATCGCCGTCCGCCATGTTTTCCCTCACGTTCGCCAGCTCTTATGTCCGAAAGGTCCCCCGGCAGGGGGGCAGCTGCCGAAATGCGTCATAAACGCTTACATAACGGTCGGGAGGGTCACCGGTCGGCCCGTCCGTCCGGCAGCCCGAGGCGCGCCCGCAGGCCGTGGGCCAGGCACCCGCAGCCCCGGCTGCACGGCCCGAGCAGGTCCCCGAGCAGCCCCAGGCAGTCCCCCAGCAGCAGGCGGTCGGCCCGCTCCGCCTCGGCCAGCCGCCCCGCGACGCCGTCCAGCCGCCCGGCGTCGTCCGCCCAGCGGCCCGGGCCGCCCCCGCAGTCGGCCGAGCCGCACCCCGACAGGCCCCTGAGCCGCCGGGCGAGGCGCATCAGGTACAGGGCGTCGTCGGGCCAGCCCTGGGACTGGGCCCGCGCGGTCGCCTCCGCAGGATCTCCGATGCTCATCTGGGTCGCCCCCTCGCGCTTGATGATCCCATTGTACTGAATCCCGGGGAGCCGGCGCAGCCGGGAGGGCGCTAGAGCAGGGCAGGGGCCACCTCGAGCCGCACCGCCCGGTACAGGTGCCTGCCGCCCTCCCCCGCATTGGCCGCGTCGCAGCGCGCCTGGGCGTCCTCCCGGCGCTCGAAGAGCCCGGCGACCGCGAGCCAGCCGCACCCGTCCGGCAGGAAGCTAGCGGACCAGACCTCCCTCGGGCGCGCGGGGGGACGCGCCGCGTCGCGGCAGCCCGCGCACACGGCCGAGCCCGTGCGCTCGTCGAAGGCCCCCCGCGGGCGGTCCAGGGCGCACACTAGGCACTTCACGGCCTCCTCCGGGCCGGCCCGCCCCTCGTTGCGGCCCCCGATCACCTCGGCGTGCGAGTGGTCCGAGCGGCGGCGGAAGGCCCCCGCCCTCACAGGGCCGCCCCGCAGAGGTCGCCGGCCGGCTCCTCGAGCCCGCGGCGGAAGGCCTCGGAGAGCCGCGGGGCGGACGTGCGGACGAACTCGTGCCCGCCCCCCTCCAGGCAGGACACCTCGGCCACGAGCAGGCGCGTCTCCCGGTTGAAGAAGAGCGCGAGGGTCGTGCCGTCGCCCAGGTCGATCCAGACGTACGCGATGTGTTCGTAGCCCTTCACCGGGCCGCTGGGGTGGATGGCACCGCCGAGGGTCGCCTTCATTGGCTTGAGCATCTTGTGGCCTCCCATGTATCTTGGTGTACCTATTATACGGAGTCGCAGGGGCGGCCGGGGCTGGGAGGGCGCAGGGATCCCCGCGGGATCTTCTAGCTTCCCCCCGGCTGTGCCCATCCGTCCGGCTTGTTATATTAGTACCACCAAGACACAAGGAGCCAGGACATGCCCACCGACATGGTGAAGAACCTCGATCGCTTCATGGAGGCCTACGCCCGCGAGCTGCAGGTCGCCGTGGAGGCCCACCCGGAAATGTTTGCCTACGGGTCTGCCGACGTGCCGGTCGTCCTCGCGCGCATGCGCGCCGCCGTCGTAAGGGGCTCGTTCAGCCACGACGGCCTGGCCTTCCGCAACACGTGCAAGGCCCTGGGCATCAAGCTCACCCGCCGGGCGATCGTAAGCTTCCTCGCCGGCGACGCATCCTAGTGCCCTCCCTGCATCCGCCGTCCTGCGGATTCAGTATCATGAACACATAAGCAAGGAGGCACACAGGACTTGAATGACAATACCGATAAGGCGGAAGCCCAAGCGGGGGCGGGGGCGCGCCAGAGATGCTTCCAATGCGGGCGCAGCATGAACCCAGTCGATGCGATGCTCGGGGCCGTCTGCCTGGTCTGCTGCAGGCTCAACCACCGGAGGGCGGTCGGCCGATGAACGCCCTCCACGAGCGCCGCGACGGCCTGCTCGCACACCGTAGCCGCGACTACCTCGAGGCCCCTGTGGTCTCGCTCCCCCGCCGGGCGTAACCGCCGCTACGCCCTGGGCGTAACGATTGTTACAATCAGAGCACCATGACCTTATGTAGCAGTCGCTACACATCCAAGGAGGCCGGCGGGGGCACCACGGGGGCGAGCTCGCCGCCAGGCACCCAACTGCGTAACAGCCGTTACGCCATCGGCGGCGCGGCGGCCGGCCGCGGCAATTCTCGCGGCCCCCCTGCATCCGCGGGGCCGCGGAGGCAGTACAATCAGTACATCAAGGCAAACGGAGACCACAGATGAACACACTCGCCGTCCGTAACCAGGCCCAGAAGATCCTCTTCGACGAGGAGCTGTCCGGCCAGATCAGCGACGGGGCCTGGGAGAACTCGACCCCCCACGACCACTGGCGGCCCTGGTGCGACGCCGAGGTCGTCGTCGACCCCGCCAACGTCGGCCGCGACTTCTACGCCAAAAGGGACAGCTACGGCCTCGACCGCCGCGACCTCCTCGACATCATCGGGGACCGCATGCTCGCCTCGGTGCAGCGGGCCGTCCCGTCGTACACCCGCAAGACGATGCTCGCGGACCTGCGGGACCTCAAGGCCATCCTCAAGACGCGCCGCTCGTAGCCAGGATCCCTGCGTCGGCCCTGCATCCACGGGCCGGCGGAGGCGGTACAATCAGTACATCAAGCCACAAGGAGAACCAACAGGATGGCACACATGATCGACACGGACCGCGAGACGGCCAGGCCGCTGATGGCCTGGCACGAGGGCCGCGGGGTCCCCTGGCACGGCCTCGGCACCATGATCCCCGAGGGCATGGACAGCTCCGACGAGGTCATCCGGTTCGCCGGCCTCGACCACACGATGGTCCTGCGGCAGGCCTACTTCCACGGCCCGGGCGGCAAGCTCGCCAAGGTCTCCCCGCCCCGCTTCGCGGTCATGCGGGACAGCGACGGCGCCTGCGTCGGCGAGGTCGGCAAGTCCTTCAACGTCCTCCAGAACCGCGACGCGTTCGACGGCATGGACGCCTGGCTCCAGGACGGGCGCATGTCCTACGAGACCGCCGGCGCCCTCTACGGGGGCTCGCGCGTCTTCATCCTCGCCCGGCTCGGAGACGACTTCCTCGTCGGCGGCAAGGACCCCGTCTCGCCGTACGTGCTGCTCCTCAACGGCCACGACGGCACGAAGAGCCTCTCGGTCAAGCTGGTGACGGCCCGCGTCGTCTGCGCCAACACGCTCGCCGTGGCGCTCGGCGAGAGGAACACCGAGATCCAGATCCGCCACACCCGGACGATGCACGAGCGCCTCGCCAAGAGCGGCGAGGCCCTGGGCCTCGCCAGCCGGCGCCAGGCCGAGATGAACGCGGCCTTCGAGCGCCTCGCCCAGGCCGCCGCCACGCAGGAGCTCGCCGAGCGAGTGATGGAGATCGTCGCCCCCGCCCCGAAAGCCGACGAGGGGGACATCGTCACCGCCCGCAAGCAGCAGGAGCGCCTCGAGCTGTGGAGGCTGCTCAACGGCGGCTCCAAGAGCGTCCAGTTCGCCGGCGGCGCGGACAACCGCTGGGGCCTCTTCAACTGGGCCACCGAGTGGATCGACTGGCACGAGCCCCGCAAGGGGCAGGACCTCGCGGCCGGCGGGAGCCTCGAGAAGCGGGCCGCGTACAGCGCCGAGGGGTTCGGCGCCGGCCACCGCCAGCGGGTGTTCGACCTCCTGGCGGTGTAACGGGCGTTACGGCGGGCGGCCGCTACGGCGGCCGCCACATTTTCCTGCGCCCTCCCGGCCGACGGGGCCACGGAGACGCTGTACAATCAGAACATCAAAACACACGGAGGCGACCCAATGGGAGTCGACTGCAAGCTTTTCCTCTACCGCTCGGCCGAGCCACAGGACGTGGCGAACGCCCTGTCCATCCTCGCCGGCAACCCCGTCGACCGGGAGCTCGTCGGCGAGAGCCGGACCGGGTCCGGCTTCTACGTCCCGCGGCCGAGGGTCTCCCTCAAGGCCGTGGGCGTCCACTTCGGGATGGGGGCCATCGCCTTCGACAGCCCCGTCGACCCAGCCGCCCCGCAGGGCCACCTCGTGCACATCCACGCGACGGGCGAGCACGGGTTCGGCTGGCAGCTCCTCCCGCGGTCGACCCCGTTCTGGGTCGCCGCGTGCCGCAGGCTGGTGGACGTCTTCGGCGGGGCGCTGGACCACGACGACTGCGACGACAGCCCGGTGGACTACTTCCGCTTCGAGGAGGCAGTCATGGGCGCCAAGGACGACGAGGGGTTCCACGAGCGCATGGCTCGCATCATGGAGCTCAAGCCGCTGACGGCCGGCGAGATCGAGGCCTGCCAAGGGCTCGCGGCCTACAAGGCCGAGGCGGGCCACCATGCCGCGCCCTGAGCCGATCATCATGCCCTGGCACGAGGGGGAGACCTACCACTCCGTCCGCCTCGCGGACCGCTGCGGGCACTGCGAGGCCTGCGGGGTGCAACACTGCCCGCTCTGGCAGGACTGGCAGGTCACGAACGAGGCCGCGCTGGCCGAGACCCCGCTGGGCTCCCTCACCGAGTACCCCGACTGCCCTGAGGAGCACGAGTGCCAGGAGTGCGGCGGGACCGGGCTGGCCCTCACGCCGGCCGGGACCTCTGTCCTCGAGCTGGTCAGCAGGTTCCGCCAGGCCCCGAGGTCGCTGAAACCCTAGCCCCCTCCATATCGACTAGGCCGCGGAGACGCGATACAATGGGATCACCAACGCAAACGAGGTGAACGAAATGAGACACGGAACCGAGACCGCCCTGGCCGGCCACGTCATGGTTGACAGCGGGCAGGTGATGGTCGGCGACCCCTGCTACCTGAAGGAGTTCGTCAACACGGATGGGCTCTTCATGGACCTGGACTCAGAGGGGGCCACGAAGCCGCCGTTCGGCTACTCCTACGAGGGCGCGAGCCAGGCCAGCTGCTCGGGTGCCGGCCACGGCGAGCTCGGCGGAGGGATGGCCGTGGCCGCCTCCTCCGGCTACGGCGATGGGAGGTACCCAGTCTACGTCGAGAAGAACGGCGAGGGGCGCGTGGTCGCTCTGCACGTCTACTTCGACGAGGATCCCAACTCCGACCCGGAGTGCCCCGAATGCGGCGGCGGCGACTGCGGCGAGGAATGCCGCTACAGCGAGGACGAAGAGGACGAGAACAACCGGGGGTCGGACTGATGGCGCGGCATAGCCGACACCACGAAGAACTCACCGATGGCGTCGGCAGGTGCGGCGTCCCATCCTGGGCGGGCGGCTCTCCCGCAGGGTTCTGCGACGAGCCTGCATACGGCGACCAGGAGCCTGGCCAGCGGCGCTACGGGGAGTGGCTCGGCGGCCTGTGGAGCCATGGCTACTCGTCCGCCCTAGCCTGCCCCGCCCACGGCGGGCCGCGGGAACTGGCCCTCTAAAACTCATGCGCCCTCCCTGCCGACGCCGGTCCCGCGGGGAGGCATAATTGGATCACCAACGCACACGGAGGCTGAACCAATGCTCACCTACAAGACCGTCAACGACTGGCGCCGCTCGCTCGGCTCCAGCCTCCAGGGCTACCTCCCGAAACCGACCACCTTCGAGGAGCTGGCCGGCATGCTCGGCGAGCCATTGCCGGCAGGGGACAAGACCCTCGCGGAGTGGGTCGTCCGCTTCGGGGACGGGACCGTCGCCACCGTCTACGACTATAAGAACCGCGGCATGCGCCGCGAGGCCCTCGTCTCGTGGCACGTCGGCGGCTTCGGCCCGCGGGCGGCCGAGCTGATGGCCGAGGCCCTCGAGGACTAGCGCTTCCAGCGGTCCCACGACCCTGAGGCGTGCGAGGAGTGCAGGCCCGCCGAGGACTGGTTCGCCGTCGAGGTCTACGGGCCCGGCGGCTTCGCCGGCTACTATGTCGCGGACGACGAGGAGCCCACCGAGCAGCCGGCCGTCACCTACGCCACCCGCCCGCTGGCCGAGGCCGATGCGGCTCAGGTCAACGAGACGTGGCCGGGGTGCGCCGCCAAGGCGGTGAGATCTCCTGAACCCCTGCGTCCTCCCGGCCGCGCCGAGCCGGCCGGGGGCGGTACAATGGGATCACCAAGACACAAGAGGGGGCGCGAGATGCCAGAGACGACGGACCAGGACTCGAGGACCCGGCTCATGGAGCACGCCGGCGGGGTGACCGTCAGGGAGACCTACCTCGGGGGCGGCCGCAGGGTGGCGGAAGTGCTGGGGGACGGGCCGCGCCTCGCGGTCCGCATCGTGGGCGACGTCAGCATCGGCTTCTACGCCTTCCTAGAGGCGGGGAACTGGGAGTCCCTCCGCGACCGGGACGCCCGCCGCTTCGCGGGCCGCATGGCGGCCGCGGGCCGGACCCTGGACCTCTACCAGGGCCTAATAAATAGCGGCGCGGTGATGATCCACGCCGAGGCCGACTGAGATGGAAATCATCTACGCAGTGACCGGGTTCGTCGCCACCCTGGCGGTCCTCTCGGCGTGCGCCCTCGCCGCCGGCTACGGCTTCGGCCGGGCAGTGCGCGGGAAGCCGGTCCGCCAGCCGCGGCCCCGGAGGGGGTCTGCCATCAGGCTGCCGGCGACCGTCAGGGCGCGCCTGTCCGCCGAGCCGCCAGCCGCCCGCGTCGTCAAGCGCCCGCCGGATCAGCGGCGCCCGGCCGTCAGGTACGGCGACGCTCCCGGCGGAGCCACCGCCGGGGAGCGGGCGGCCCTGGAGGCGGCCCTGGCCGCGGCGCTGGGCCAGGAATCCTAGCGTCCCCCCGGCCGACGCCGGCGCAGGGACGCGGTACAATTGGATCACCAAAGCAAACGAGGAGGCCCGACATGCCTGTCACCCCGCCCTTCAGCCTGGAGCGCGTCGAGGAGTTCGACGAGCGCCGAAGGCTCTACCACTACACAGGCCGCCTGAAAGTCGCGGTCGATAACTACCTCTCGTCCTCCTACCGCATCGCCGAGGTTTTCCTGTGGGTCGGTTCCGGGCTGGGCCTCGGCGTGGGCCACCGCGACCGGGTGGCGAGCATCGAGATCGGCCCGCAGGGCCACCCGCCGCGGCCCGTATGCAAAGTGAGCGGGAACCAGCTGAACGGCCGCGAGTGCCGGTGGCTCAGGGAGCTGGCCCCCAAGAAGGCGGGCTGCGCGGCGAAGTGCTGCGCGGGGCTGTCATCGTGAGCGGCCCGTGCCTGTGCGGTGACCCCTGGTGCGGGAGCTGCTTCGCGCAGCCGGAGCCATGCTCGGTCTGCGGCCTGCTCCGGCCGGAGGACTGCGAGGACTGCCCGCCCAGGGACGAGGAAGACGAGGGCTTCGAGCGCCCGCCGCACGAGGACTGTGCCTGCACGGACGCCGAGCTCGGGGCGGGGCTTGCCGGCGAACCGAGCTTCCAGGCGCACACGCCCGCCGAGGCGGCCGAGCTCTTCGGCGCCCTCGAGGTCGCCAACGCGTGGTTCCTCCTCTGGACCACGGAAGCTAATGCCGGAGAGCAGAAGGAACAGGAGACGACACATGGCTAAGCCACTGAATGCCCGCCGGAGATGGGAGCTCGAGGACCTGAAGAGGGCCTGCACGGTCTTCTTCGACCGGAAGCTGAACGAGGTCTTCAAGGCGCAGATCTACCGGGACCTCGGGCGGACCAGCGCCGCGGTGGCCACCATCGCCTACGCCGTCAGGGGCCGCGCCACCGGCCAGGGCCGGAACCGGCCCTTCGACGCGGCCTACACTGAGGACCAGGCGCGCTACTGCCTGGGGCTCCAGGACACGCCGTTCCCGCCCAGGCCCAGGCCGCCAGAGCCGCGCGCCGAGGAGCCCGCCCAGGAGCCGGCCGGCCCGGAGGCCGTCGAGGGCGACCCGGGCGACCCGGAGACGACCCGCCGCGTCATGGCGATGGTGAAGTTCGAGCTCGGCAAGCAGAGCAGCGACCTGCTGCTCGAGCAGGCCGCGACCCTCGAGAGCATCCTCGGCGTCCTGGGGCAGATCGCCGGCCAGCTGGAGACCCAGACGCAGCTGCTGTCCGACCTCGCCGCCCCGGTCGAGCCCGGGCGGAACGGCGCCGTGGGCTACCAGGGCGGGACGCCCGCGTTCCGCCGCCGCATCGGGAGGGGCTAGCGTGGAGACGACGACGCCCACCTACGTTCGCGGGGAGACCGACGGGCCGCCCATCGACGACTACGTCACCGCCCCCACGCCGTCGGGGCAGTTCGCCTCGGTGGTCGAGCGCAACCTCGTCTTCGAGGCCGGCGGCACGGTGTACCAGGTCCGCATCCAGCGGTCCGCGCAGCACGACTACGGCCTCCTCAACCGCTGGTCCGCCGGCAAGGAGGACTGGTCCATCGTCGCGAAGCGCAGGCCGAGCGAGTACGGCATAGTCGGGCACTTCCCGGCCAGGCACGACCCGGCAGCGTTCGACGAGCTGGTCGACGACCTCATCGAGATGGCGCACGGGTTCGAGTCGGCCTTCGAGCGGAGCCGCAGGGACCAGCCCTGATCCCTGCTCCCTCCCGGCTGCGCCGAGCCGGCCGGGGGCGGTACGATGGGATCATCAAGACACACGGACGGTACCAAACCATGGTAGCTTATAGAGACGAGGCGACCGAGACCGCCAGGCTGATCGCGGCGGACGCCATCGACGGGCTGAGCGAGGGCGACGACTTCAAGGAGCTGATCGCCGGCCTGGTGGCCCAGGAGGTCGGGGCCGACTTCGGCGCCGACTTCGAGAACGCGCGGGACATCCTCTTCGACCTCGTCTTCGAGCAGCTCGACGCAGCCCTCCGCTTCCTCAGGGCAGACTGATGGCACAGGGCCTCGACAAGTGCCAGAAATGCGGGTCGTCGCGCACCCTCTCGACCGAGACACACGTCCACTGCCGGGCCTGCGGGGCGACCGAGCCGATCAGGAAATGAACCAAACAGGAACGGAGGGCCTAGAGATAGCCCAGGACAGATTCACATACGAGGTCAGGGCGGACCGCAGGGGCGGCCTGTTCACCACCGCCGACAGGGAGGTCGCGGAGCGGTTCGCGAAGCAGAGAGGCTCGACGATCCTAGCGCTTCCCCCGCCGACGGCCGCGCCGCGGCGCGATACAATGGGATCACCAACACACACGAGGTGACATATGGCGCTCAGGTTCGTATCGGACCCCGGCCACGGATGGCTCAGGGTCGAGCTCGCGGAGTACCCGGACGCGCTCGAGAGCGCGACGGGGTACGGGTACTGGGCTGGCCAGGCCTCAGAGGCGACGGGCGGGCGTGGGGCGATCTACCTGGAGGAGGACGTCGAGGCCTCTGACTTCCTCGACCGGCACCCCGAGGTCCGGCCCGAGGACATCCCGAGCACCTACGTCGACCGCTTCGACCGCGGCCGCCGGCCGCTGCCGCGGAACCTCACGATGGACCAGTACGCTGCCCGTCTGAAGGCGCGCCGCGGCGCGGAGGCCAGGCCATGAACCGCTTCAGGGGCCTCAGGCTGAACGGCGACCGGTCCGGGAGTTGGAGCGGCTTCGAGGGCGAGGAATACCACACTGGCTTTGGCCCGACGAGGGTCCCCGTGAGAATGGCGGACGGCGAGGACGTCGTGCTCGACCTCCCGGGGTCCGGCTTCTACTCCAGCTTCTCCGCCGGCTTCCCGCTGTTCCTCATCCGCGAGGCGTGGGACCTCGGGCTGGACCTCGAGGCCGAGGCGGACGGATACGGCGCCGGCGCGGGCACGCACGGGGACTGGTCCGGGATCCGCGACTCGTCCGACGCCGCGACGGAGCGGATGCTCGAGAAGGCCCTCAACTTCCTCTTCCCGGCCCGCCCGCGCTTCTAGCGCCTTCCCCGCCGACGGCCGCCTCCCCCGCGCGGTACAATGGGATCACCAACACAAAAGAGGTGCAAGCCATGGAACTCGCCATCACCCAGTTCGAGGCCCGCGAGGGCGCCTCCAACCGCGCTAACGGGAGCGGCCGGTACAACGGCTACGGGTACGGCCGGTTCGCCAAGACGCGGATCTACATCTGGACCGAGAGGCAGACCATCCTCCAGAGCTTCGTCGCCCGCGGCAGCGAGCCGCACGTCGCCTACCGCAAGCACGTCCTCCCGGAGGTCCTCGAGCGGCTCGGCCTCCCGGCCGGGACCAAAGCCCCGTGGAGCCGGACCGCCGGGTGCGGCTGCGGGTGCTCCCCGGCGTTCGTCGTGGACACGCCGAACCCGATGGGGATCGAAGTCTTCGTCACGGTCGGGGAGGGCCGGCCCGATGGGGCCGGCTGACCAGCGGGCCGCCGCGGTGGCCTTTGCCCTCAGGGGGGTCGGGCTGAACGCCCTGCCGGACAGGAGGGGGCGCGCGTGCGTGGACGTCTACCTCGCCGGGGCCGACCTGGACGACGCGGCGCCGCACGAGATCGTCGCCTACTTCGAGCTCGAGCCACTCGAGGCGCTGGATGACCTGGGGATCGCCCAGGAGGTCCTCCGCCAGCTCAGCGAGCGCCACCTCAAACCCTAGCGCCCTCCCCGCCGACGCGGTCGAACGAGCGTGGCCATCTTCGGCGACCCGCGTCGCTAGTTCCGGTCAGTCGGAACTCTAGCCATCTCCCCGGCTGACACGTTCGGCGGGGAGGGGTATAATAGAGTTATCAAGACACACGAGGAGAAAAGCCATGAAAGTCTACGTAGCCAGCTTCTGCACGAGCGATGACATCATCCATGCGGTGGAGGAGGACAGCTTCGACCCCCTGGTCGAATTTTTCCAGGAAGAAGGCGTGCTTTTCCCGCAGTTCAGCCTCGCCTTCGCCGAGTTTGGCAAGCGCGAGATTGCGACGCTGAAGCGGAACGTGATCGAATACGTCAACGCCTTCGCGGATGAGGAGCTGGGCGAGAGCGACTTCGAGTGGTCTGACTCCGGATGGCTGGGAGTCTACCTGCCCGACTCCGAGGCCAGGCCGAACCGCTCCATCGTTGGGAAGAGCACGGATGTGGACGTCTTCATCGGCGTACAGCAGGCCGAGCTTGGGTAGGACTTCACGCGCGGAATGGTGTAACGGTAGCACGCGCCGGCGATGCGCCCGGCGAGGAGGCGGTTCGACTCCCGACGCCACCATCCTGCAACCAGTCCCATGCCGCTCCCCAGCCGACGCTGGGGCCGGGAGGCAGTACAATGGATTCATCACGAGCGCGAGGTAAAGCCATGGAAGCCCTCCCATACGTCCAGAGCGTCCACACCGCCAACGTCGGCGGGGGCGAGGTCGCCACGTTCGTCAACCTCAAGGGCGGGAGGTGCCTCGTCCTGGCCTTCAACCTCGTCGGCCTCTACGACTCCGAGGAGGCCTACTGGACCTGCGACGATGACCCTGACGAGCCTGGCAGGGGGCTGGTCTGGCTGAGCGCGGACGAGGCCTGCGAGCCGTGAGCCGGACCGCCCTGGAGACCAGGCTGGTGCAGGTGGGCGAGCGGATGTGGCGCGTCGTCGGCACGGACGCCGAGGACGGGCCGCCTTGCCCGGGCTGCGGCCGGGAGATGTGGTGGCACCGCCCGTACGGCGGGCTGCCTCGCGGCGGATGGTCCTGCACGCAGTGCCAGGCGACTGTCATCGGCCCGTCGGCGTAACCGGATCGCAACTCGCCTCACGCAGTTCTCCCGCCGACGCGCGGCCGCCCATGCCGTACGATGGGATCACCAAGACACACGCGAGGCGAGCCCAATGGCTACGACGACGACGAGCCCACCACCCAGGACCGACGGCTGGCGGTACGACCCGGCCAGGCTGAAGGCGTGCGCGCGATGCTCCACCAGGTTCGACCCCGCCAGGTCGACGAGCGGCCTGCGGATGACCTACTGCGGCCGGCTGTGCGAGGTCGCCGACCTCGGCAGGACCATCGAGGTCCTCGAGGCCATGGCCGGCAGGTCCGGCAAGGCATGAACCAGTTCATCAACCCGGTCGGCTGGTACGACATGTTGACTCTCGACCACAAGGTCTGCCGGGTGTGCTTCGAGCGGCGGACCGCCGCCAACGAGCGCGACCCGCTGAAGGGTGGTGTGGCCTATATCAGGGTCCTGGCCGCCGCTGAGGGCCGCCCGCTGTCGGACACCAACCTCGCCTCCTATTACACCAGCCTCCGCGCCTGGCTCAAGCGGCACATCGCCCGCGAGCATCCGGAATGGACGGCGAACGTGAGATGGACGAAGGACAAGCGGACATCGCGCAGCAACCCGATCGCAACCCCGTCCACGCGTCCCCCCGGCCGACGGCCGGCCGGCCTGGGCGGTAAGATGGAACCATCAAACACACGAGGCGACCCATGAGCATCCTTCCGTCCCGCCGCCGCATCGAGCGCCGGCTCCGCCAGTTCTGTCCTCCCGTCGGGGTCGCTGGCCTGGTGCCGCGAATGCGGGACGTGCCTGGTCGAGGGCACGTGTTTCGTTTGCAAGTGGGCGGTCGGCCGGTGAGGGAGACGCGGTTCCAACGGCTGGTCGCGGGGGCTATCTGACCCTCACGCAGCGGAGCACGTGCCGACACTGCTTCGCACGGAGCGTGCGCGGCGATGCCCAGTACGTGATTCTGCCGCGAGTCATCTCGGGACTCGCGGGACCGGTGATGCAGCGAGTGATCGTGGCGGCCTGCGTGCGGCTGAGCTGGGTTAGCCCACTCAGCTCGGGCCATCGGATAACCGGCAAATTGGAACCCGGCCAAACTCATGTGTCCTCCCTGCCGACGGGGGCTCCATAGGGCGGTAGAATATGATCATGGAGTACGAACAGACCAACCGCGACCGCAGGCTCGAGGCCAAGCGTCGAAGGATGGGGATGGCCGGCCGTGGGCTGCTGACGGTCGCCCGGCCGGAGAGGCCAGTCAGGATCACCAAGAGGCGGCTGAGAGCCGCGAAGGAGGCGCTCCGTGCAGGACGAGCCGCGTAGCAAGTGCTGCGAATCGTGCGACGACTCGTGCCGGCCGGAGTTCTGCTCCTGCCTCCAGGGCCCGCCAGGCGCGGAGGAGTGCGACTGCGGCGGGTGGCACTGGGTCGGCCGGTGCTGGACCTGCGGGGGCGACAAGCCACTGCACCAGGGGATGTCCTGCCTCGGCTGCTGGGCCCGATCGTTCGAGTAGTAACCGGATCGCAACCGGATCCAGGCAGCTCCCCCGCCGACGGCGGGCCTGGCAGGGCGGTACAATAGATACATCACAAACGCGGAGACCCACCATGAGGCTCGCGACCGTCCCCTCAGAGACCGTCCCCGGCAAGACCTACGACCTCAGACTCGGCCGCTTCGGCCCGTACTGCACCTGCCCCGCCTGGGCGTACCAGCACGTGCCGCTGGAGTTCCGCACCTGCAAGCACATGCGCCGGCTGGCCGTCGCGCTCGGTCGCTGAACGTCACAAGCTCCGGAAGTTCGTCGCGCTGGACGGGAAAGACGATCCAATCGGGTACATCGAGGTGATGGAGGTCGAGCTGGCTTAGCGCCAGCAGGGTGCTAGGGTCTGAAATCCTAGCGCCCTCCCGGCCGCCGGCGGGGCGGCGAAGCGGTACAATGGGATCAACAACACACAAGAGGTGCGGGATGACCATCGTGAAGTGCCGCAGGTGCAAGACCCCGAAGACCGCGGGCGACATCTGCCCGGGCGGGTGCGGGAGCGGCCAGGGTCGGGAGGCCATGCGGGTCCGCAAGGGCATGCCTATCAGCGTCTTCAAGGGCCACGGGCTCCACGGCGAGGCCTTCGGGGTCGGCCGTGCCCTCGCGACAGGCCGGTGCCGGTCGTGAGCGGCCGAAATCCCGGCCGTTCCCCTGCTGACGCTGTCTCGGTGGGGCGCTACAATGGGATCACCAAATCACGGAGCCAGCTCGCGATGCTAGACGTCACCTGCCCATACTGCAACACGGAGTTCGAGTGCGACCAGGACGAGACGTACGGGGAGTGCCCGGCGTGCGGCACCTGCGTCGACCTCGAGGACTATGAGGCCCAGGGCTGATGGCCACGCGCGAGCACGAGTACAGGACGGCCTACGTCAACGACCGCCAGACGGTGGGCCCGACCGGGCGGGTGCGCACCCGCGGGGTCTGGCACTCCATCGCCAACGTGGCGCGGAAGGACGGGCACACGGTGGTCGGCACGATCGACTGCAACCCCAACATCTACTACCGCTTCGCCTCGGTCTACTGGCCGGGCGGAGAGGCCTACACCACCTGCAGGGCCTGCCTCGGGGTGGCCTGGGCGGCAGACCCGCCGTTCGTGTTGCGCGCCTGACCGCGTCGAAGCCGTTCCGACGTGCCGCCGGGCCGGGCGGTTGCTCTTTGCCCGGCCGCGAATCCTTGTGCCCTCCCGGCCGACGCGGTCGGCGAGGAGTGATATGATTGGATCATCAAGAACATACGGGAGCAAGCCATGAACATGGACATTCTTCAAGCCATCTACGATGAGTATGTGGCTGACGGCCGGTCAGACGAGGGGGACATTGGGGACCTGGCCATCGGCATGGCCCAGGCCTATTTAGCCCGAGGCGGGACAGGAGATTGGTTGGAGGTGGAGACTTGGTTCTACGAGGCCATCTTCGAGGGCCGAAGCGAGTGCGACGACTGACCCAGGACAACACTAACCGGTAACCGTGCGTACACCCCGCCCCTATCGATCCCACGCAGGGGCAGGGTGTATAATTAGTACATCAAGACACACGGGAGCACCCAAGATGAGCCGAACTACCGTCAAGAAACCACCGTCGATCGAAGAAGCCGTCGCTAAGAAGATGCGCGAGCAGGGCTGGGAGCTCCGTGATCCCGTCGAGCTCGTGGCCGAGTTCGACCGGCGGGTCCGGTCCGTCCGCATCGCACTCAAGGACAGGCCGCGCGGCTAGCCACCGGCCGGCGGACCAGAACCCATGTGCCCTCCCGGCTGCCCTACCCAGGCCGGGGGCGGTACAATGGCACCACCACCTTTGCCCGGGACTCGCGGGACAGGAGACGACGATGACCAAGTACGAGATCCTCTACGAGCTCTGCGGCCGGCTGCCGACGCAGTACGTTGGCCAGGCGCGGGCGAGGCTGTCCCCCGGGGTCGAGGGCATGACCCTGCTCGAAGCCGACAAGTGGCTCGACCTCAGGCTCCGCGAACACGGGATCTGCGTCCACCCGGACCACACTGTTGGGCGCGACTGCCGCGACTTCGCCGTCGGCTGCTCCTCCCGGTGCACCTGCTGCCCCGGCGATCCCCCGGTGGGCTACGCCCGTGGTTAGCAAGCGGGGCGAGTCTGTCTGCCCCAAGACCGGGAAAGCACACTTCTGGCTCACCAGGGGCGAGCAAGAGGACAAGGTCTCCTCGATCGACACCATCTGGTCCGGCCGCCTCTGGCGCCGGTGCAGGGAGTGCGGGGAGGAGGACTGCGGGACGGCCCTGTGCGAGGCCGTCACCAGCTCCTACTCGGGGGGCTGGCCGCGCTACGGCAACTGCGGGCGGTTGGCGTCCACGGCCCACGCCCAGGACCGGGACGGCAAGGAGGACGGATTGGCCCACGGCTACTGCCGGGCGCACGACCCGGACGCCGTCGCGGCCAAGCGGGCGGAGCGCCTGGCCAAGGGCCAGGCCAAGCTCGAGCGGGAGGCGCGCGAGCACAGGCTCGGGTGGGCCGGCGGGGAGGCCCTGGAGTACCTCAGGGAGCTCGCCGAGTGGCTCCTGCTCAACCGCGACCTGGCCGCGGCGGACGAGTGGCTCAGGCAGCTCGACCGCCGGCTGCCGCCGCTGATCGACAGGATGGGCGGCACAGCATGACCAGGGACGTTCGCCCGCAGAAGCTCGACGCGTCGATGTTCCCGACACTGCCGAGGTACGGCACCAGGGTCGCCCAGGCACCAGCCGCGCCCCGAAGGGAGCCGGCGAGGAGAACTGCCCCAGCGCCCAGGAGGGAGCCGGCGGCCGACCCGCAGGGCGCGCCAGACCCGGGGGCTCTCTGCGACATGTGCGGGTCTCCCTCGGCCAGGGCGAAGTGCGGCCGGTGCTGGGGGGTCGTCTCGGGCTTGGCGAGCCTGAAGGGCGAGCGCCCGGAGGCCTACCGCGCCTTCGTGGAGACCCTGCGACAGTAACCGGATCGCAACCAGGCCCATGCGCATCCCCCGCCGACGCGCCCCCTCCGGCGGCGGTACAATAGGATCATCAAGACACGAGGGAACCTGAAAATGTCCGTCCGCTTCTACCGCAACACGAGCGCCCACCGGGTCGGCTTCTGGTCCGACAAGCCAGGGTGGCAGCGCCTCATCTGGGCCGGCCCGCTCTTCATCATCGTCGACACGCGCTCCAGGAAGGAGCTCACGCGCACCGGGAGGGCGAGGTGGTGAGCGCGAACACGTGGTACATCTACTCCCCGGCCGACACGGATGAGGGCGGCTCGAGGCTCATGCTCAACTGGGGCCTGGGCTACGGCGACGCCCTCCGCCTGGCCGGCCTCCACTCCCGCATGACGGGCCGGCGGACCAGCGTCGCGGACGAGTGGTTCGACACGTACCACCTGGGGCCGGAGCTCGCCAGGTACGGCATCGAGCCGGTCCTCCACGGCCGGTCGGCCGACCCGTTCACCGGCCAGCCCGAGTACGGGCACGGGCGGCGCACGCTGTGGGCGGATGCCGCGCAAAGGGCCCTCAGGGCTTGGAGCTAGGCGGGCCTGACTCAGCCCTCCTCACCGGCCCCGAGAGCTACGTGTGCATCGGGCTCATCCGCGACGCCGGGTTCAGGTGGACCCGCCCGCGGTCGCCACCGTCCTCACCTTCGACGACGCGGTCCTCGAGCGCTACGGCAGGCTCTACGCGATGGAGAGCGGGAACTGCTGGGTGTGCGGGCGCCAGCTTACCACGCTCGAGAGCATCGAGGCCGGCATCGGCCCGGTCTGCGCCGGGCGGCGGGCGGCCTAGCCACAGGTCCCTGGGTCTGGCAACCGCTGGGTACGATGCCAGGGATGGATGCGCTGCGCGCCCTCGACGGCGTGATCTCCCTGACATCCCAGCTGGAGGCCGGATACCGGCCAGGCGACCGGGTGTACCTCAAGACCGGCGAGGCCCCACCCCACGGCGAGCGGGTCCAGTGGGGCCCGAGGGGGGGCCAGTTCTTCCTCTGGCGGGCCGGCGCGGGGCACGGGGGCTGGGAGGCCCAGCGCAGGAGGGCCAGGCGGGCCGCAAGAGAGCAGGAAGGAGGGGAGCCTGGTGAAGGCGATACGGATCTACGAGCTGAAGGACGGGAGGTACCTGGAGACCGGCCACCTGTTCGAGGACGGGAGGTACAGCGGGAGCCCGGGGCCGGAGGGGACGGCGAGGCTCCTGGCGGAGAGGCACGGGATGGAGGGGGCGGCCCGGAGACTGAGCACGGGCCCGGTGCAGGCGGCACTCGAGGTGGGCTGACCTCCGGCGGGACGCTCGACCAAGGGATGGTGACGAGCCGGAAGTCTCTGGAGGACATGGGTGTTCGAGGCGGGATAAACAGCGAAATCTGCTCGGTGGCGGAGGTCGAGCCTGGGTCCCTCGAGCCGCGCCGCGGCCTCTCCGACACGCGCCTGATCATCAAAACCCGCCAGGCCAACCCCTGGGCCAAAGCAGAGCTCTTCAGGGCAGAGCTGGACCGCATCCTGGAGTGGGACCAGGTGCCGGATGTGTACGAGGTGGCCCGGGAAGAGGGCGAGCAGGTCGCTCCGGGGCACTCCTCCTTCGCGATGAGGTGGGTGGACGACTCCGGGTTCGGCGGGCCCGCCCGCCAGCTAGGCTGGGCCGAGAGCCTGTCGAAGCTGACCCCGGGACAAAAGGACTCCATCATGAGGATCTTCCTTCTGGACATGCTCACCGGGAACGGCGACAGGCACGCCGGAAACTTCGTCGTGGACGACGACAACGACAAGGTCTGGGCGATCGACAACTCTTTCGGCGTGGTCGCCCGGCAAGACCCAAGCGAGAGGATGCTCGCTTACGCGCCGGCGAACTTCTCAGAGATCGAGGAGTGGGACCGCGAGGCGATCAGGACCAAATGGTCGGCGGACCTCGAGACCGTCTTCGGGCGCTTGCCCAAGATCAAACGCTCGCTGCTCGGCACCCTGGGCGTCGAGGCCGCCCATAACTTCGGGCTGAACATCATGGAACTGCGCCGAGGCCTCAGATCAAAGGACTTTATGGGCCCGTTGCGCTAGGTCCCCTCCGGCCCAGCCTGGGTGGTATGGTTATCGACGGAGGGACGCCCAAATGCCATCCTTCGGACGGGTCCACGTGCCGGACCACCGCGATCAGGCTTTCCCCATGGCGCTGCATCTCGCCTCCGCCACTATCGCCCTGCCCAGGCGCCGCATGTGGCGCTCCCAGGCCGCCAGGCTCGACCAGGGGGCCCTGGGGGCGTGCGTCGGGTTCGCCGGCGCCAACTGGATGGGCGCGCTCCCCATAATGGACCGGGTGTCGGACCAGACCGGGCTCGACCTGTACGCCGAGTGCAAGAAGGTCGACGGGCTGGCGCCGGGCACCGAGGGGACGCACGACCGGGCGCTGGCCAAGGTGCTGGTCGCCCAGGGGCGGATCGAGCGCTACCTCTGGGCCCAGACGCCGGCCGAGCTGCGCGCGTGGGTCCTGACGACCGGCCCGGTGATGGTCGGGACCAACTGGTACGAGCGGATGTTCGACCCCGGCCCGGACCGCCGGCTCCGCCCCGAGGGCGCCGTGGTCGGCGGGCACGAGTGGCTCGTCCGCGGGTTCTGCCCGGGGCTCGGGTACAGGATGCGGAACTCCTGGGGCCCCGGGTGGGGGGCGAGGGGCGAGGCCTGGATCTCCGAGGAGGACCTCGTCCGCCTGGTGTTCGAGGAGGGCGGCGACGCGCTCGGGGCCGTAGAGAAGAGGCCCGACGGCGCCGTCGTGGTCCCGGGCCTGGCCGGCGACGGGGCCTGACGGTGGGTGGGGCGCCCGGCCGCAGCGTCGGCCCGTCTTCGAGGGCGGGCCGCAGAGAAGGAGCCATGCGCAGGCTCGAGCTGGCGCTGGACCTCTCCGGTTCGGTCGGCAGGGAGTACCTCCGGCCGGGCGAGCGTCCTCCGCGCGGCGCGGCCGTCCAGACGGGCCCGAGGGGCGGGAAGTTCTACGAGGGCGGCCCGCTCGCCGAGGCCTCGGGGGCCGGAGCGGACCAAGCGCGGAGATGGCGGAAGAACGTGGACGAGTTCATACGGGCCCACGGGCGGGCGGAGATGGACAGGGTGGTGCACGGCGTCCTCGAGCTGGCCGCCGGCCGCAGGGTCGGGCGGGAGGAGCTCAGGCGCTGCGTCGACTGCGGCGGGGCGCGGCCCGGAGGGGTCTGCCGGTCCGGCGACTGCCCGGCGGCATCCGAGTGGAGGTTCGTCGAGGGCCTGCTCCGGGGGCTCCCGCCGGCGACCGGGCGCAGGCCCGGCCCCAGCTACCGGCTCTCCCGCCCGGCATGATGCGGCCCAGATCGTAACCTCGTCCATGCCGCTCCCCCGCCGGCGGGGAGGTCGAGGAATGGTACAATGGGATCATCAAGACGTACGAGGTGAACCCATGTGTTGCCATGAAGGGCGAGGGCGCTCCAGCCGGTGCCGGTGTGATTGCATGAACTGCATGTTCCCGGCCACCCGCGAGTTCCGCGGCGAGCGAGCAGGCTAGCGATGGCGCACAAGCACCAGATCCACCACGTCCGCGACACCGGCACCCACGTCCGCAGCGTCTGCACGTGCGGGGAGTCCTGGTGGTACGCCAAGGCGGGCCCCGAGCACGCCGGGGCCGTCGACTCCATAGCCCACCACGTGATGGCGAACCCGTGAGCCGACGAATGACGCGCGCGGCCAGCCGCCTCTGGCCTGCCGTCTTCGGCCTGCCGGGCCAGAGCGGTCCAGAGCGGAGGAGAACGACCGAGCCCTGCGACGGCTGCTCCAAGCGCCGAGCCCTCAGGGACGTCTGCTTCGCCGACGACTGCTCGCGGTACGGGAGGCTCTGCCTCGAGTGCGCCGCCAGCGACCGGGACGTCGTCCACGACAACGGGGAACTCGGGTAGCCGGGGGAGGGCCGAGGCCGGCCTCCGCGGCCGGGCCGGAACGCTGCCCGCTGTCCCGTCACGCCGGGCCCGGGACCTGCGTCTGGTGCGGGCGCACCCTGGCCGGCAGGCGGACCAGGTGGTGCTCGCCGGCGTGCCGCCTCGACTGGTTGCGCAACCACAGGTGGACCGAGGCCAGGAGGGCCGCCAGGGCCCGCGACGGGTACCGCTGCCTGGGGTGCGGTGCCGGCGAGAAGGAGCTTAATGCGGCCCGCCTAGGCGCCCTCGGCCCTCGGTTCCGCTGGCAGGCGCACGAGGTGGACCACGTCGCCCGGGCCTTCGGCGCCCACGGCGCCGTCAGCTGCTCCCACCACCAGGCGAACCTGCGCACCCTCTGCCGGCCGTGTCACCTGGCGAAGACCAGGGCGGACCGGGCGCGCGACGGCAGGTAAGTCGCGGGGGCCCCGGCCTCCCACATGCTTGACGTCGGTACTGAATCGCGGTACAATAGAGGCATGGACACGAGATTCTGGCTGGTCGGCGGCGCGGTCCGCGACGCGTATCTCGGGGTCCGGTCCAAGGACCTGGACTTCACCGTGGAGGCGGGCTCGTTCGCGGAGATGCGCGGCGCGATCCTGGGCCTCGGTGGCGAGGTCTTCCTGGAGCGGGAGGAGTACCTGACCGTGCGGGCCCGGCTGGGCTTGGCCGCGGCGGACTTCGTCCTGGCGCGGGCGGACGGCGCGTACAGCGACGGGCGCAGGCCCGACGAGGTGCGGCCCGGGACGATCACCGACGACCTGGCCAGGCGCGACTTCACCTGCAACGCGATCGCCGTCCTGGTGGAGCCGACCACCCTGCTTGCCACCCGCGACCCGCTGGAGATGCTGCGGGCCACCGTCCGCGGCGGCTGGGACGACCCCGAGGACCCGGTCTACGACCCGCACGGCGGCAGGGCGGACCTGCGGGCGCGGGTCCTCAGGGCGGTCGGGTCGGCCGACGCCAGGATCGCGGAGGACCCGCTGCGGGCGCTCAGGGCTCTGAGGTTCCAGATCACAAGGGGCCTCTCCCCGGACCACGAGCTGGCCCGGGCCCTCAGGAGGGTCGACCGCCTCCGCCCCGGGGACCCGCGCACCGAGGCCGTGAGCCCGGAGAGGGTCAGGGAGGAGCTGGACCTGTGCTGCCGGGCGCCGGGCGGCTTCGCGGGCCTCCAGAGGCTCCTGTGGGGCGCCTACCCGCACATGGGCGACGCCGTGCTGAGGTCGGTGTCGTTCAGGCCGACGCTGGAGCCGGCGTACCCCAGGCCCCGGTAGCATGTCGCGGAGGGTGGAGGAACCAGAGGGAGCCAGGGATGAACCAGAACCAGAACCAGAGCCAGGCCCGGGCGCTGACCGGGACGGTCGCCGACGTGGCGGGCGCCCCGGCGCCGGCGCCGGCCCGCGAGGCGGCGCTCGGCGCCATCTCCTACGCCGCCGACCTGGCGGCCGCCGGCCGGTCGGCCGGCACCAGGGCCCAGTACCTGAGGGCCGGGAAGCTCCTCCTCAGGTACGCGGACGCGAGGCGCCCGCCCGAGGACTTCCTCGGCCTGGCGGCCCGGGCCGAGCCGGTCGAGGCCCTGCGCCTCGCCGGCACCATGAGCCGGTCGGAGCTCCGCGTCGGGGCGGCCTACTTCGCCAGCCTCCGGGAGGTGGCCCGCAGGGCCCGGCCGGAGGTCGGCGCCAGGGAGCGCTCCGTCCGGCTGCCCAAGGGCCCTCCCCTGTCGGAGGCGGCCCGCCGGGGCCTGGTGGGCGCCCGCCGGCCGGGGCCGCTCCGCAGGCTCGTCAACCGCATCGTCGCCGTGCTGTAGCCCGCCGCGTGGGGGGCGCATGCGGGGCAGCCCCGCATGCGCCCTCCCGGCCATGCGGGACCCCGCGCATGGATCCTGCGTGGGAGGGGGGCCCCCGGCACCCAACATGTATCCGAGGGGGCCCCGGCTGGCCCTCAAGTGCCCAGGGCGCCCACGCAGAGAGACCGGGCCCTCCCCCGGGGCCGCCGCCGCGGTATGATGGGCGCACTGAATCGCGGAGTGGCCGGCGCGGACGGACGGCGGGCAGGGCGCGCCGAGGGCTGCCGCCGGCGCCGGGTGACGGGCCCAGGCCATAATTTCGATCGCGGAGGACGGGCGTGACTGAGAGCCAGGAGACCTTCATGATGCTGCTAGGGGCGGGGGCCGGCACGGCGTGGGTGGCGGCCGCGGCCGCCGTCCTCTCCTGGCAGGCCCGCTCGCTCGACTGGAGGGGCCTCGTCGTCGCGGCCTTCTTCTGGGCGACCGGCGCGGCCCTGGTCGCGGCGGCCATCGCCTACCGGGGGGCTGTCGTCCGGCGGGCCCCGGCAGATTTCGATCGCGGAGGGACGGGATGACGCCCGAGGAGCGCGACGGCCGGGAGCTTCGCCGCGGCGCGCCCGGCGGCGCCGGGGCGGGGCGGGTCTCCTGGGCCGGGCCCTGCGAGTGCGGGTGCCCGCGCCTGCTCCACCGCGGGCCGGCGGGGGAGGGGGCGTGCCAGACACACGGGCCCTGCCGGGAGTTCGCGCCGGCCTCGGACCGCGGGTGGCCGCCGCGGGACACGGCCGCGGCCGTCCCCCCAGGCGCCGGGCCCCGCGACGGGCCTGGGCAGGCGGCCGAGGACGCCGCGCTGCGGGACCGCCGGCAGCGCGACGCGTACCGCTCGCACCTGTGCCAGATCGCCCAGACCGGCGGGCCGCCGTCCTGCCCCCGCTGCGGCTCGGAGGACGGGATCCTGGGCACGGAGAACGCCTACTTCGTCTGCCGCTCGTGCCACGGGACATTGTTCTGGCTGCCGGGTGGCGCGACCCCGTCCCCAGATGGCTGGGAGGAGGCCGTGGCGGCCTCCCCGTGGGGCAGGCCGAGCAGGCTGGCGGCCATGTGGCGCGGGGCCAGGGCCGAGCTCGCCGACGCCCGGGCCGGGCTCGCCCGCTGGGAGGAGCGCGAGGCGGCGGCCTGCCCCGAGGACCGCGGCTTCGAGGAGACGGTCGCCGGGCTGCGCCGCGAGCTCGCCGCGGCGCGGGCCCTGCTCGGCCGGTCCAGGTCCAGGGAGGCGGTGCGCGCGGCGGGCGGCGGGTACAAGTGGAGCTGCGACTGCGGCGACGGGGCGCTCCCCTACGGGGGGTGCGGCGCGTGCGCCGGGACGGGGTGGCGCCACGACGGCCCTGACCCGCGGTTCCTGGAGACGTACGGTTGCGCGTGCCAAGCGTGCCAGGCGCACAACGCGCTGGAGGCCCAGCCATGAGCCCCGCCTCAGACCCGGACCACGAGGGCAACGGCCCGGCGCACCGCACCGGGCGGCTGTGCGTCGAGGGCTGCGGCCGGCCCGCTGGCACTCGGTGGAGCCGGTGGTGGTGCCAGCCGTGTAACGCCGAGCGCATGCTCAGGATCTCGGCGTCGCTCGAGAGCCTCGCGGCGTCGCTGGGGGCCAAGCCGTGAGCTTTCTGAAGTTCGTCTTCTCGCCGTCCTATCGTGAGGACAGGGCCCACGAGAGGTTTGTGCGACGTCGCCAAAGCGACTTCTGCGACGCCTGTGCGCAGGGCGACCACGGTGGGCACCTAGCTGGGTATGGCTGTCTCGGCGGCGCACATGAGGGCGTGTGCAACTGTGAACAAAAGTGGGCCAGGCCGTGACCGTCACCCCGATTTTTCGCTGGTACGACCTGTGGGTCGGGGTGTTCGTCCAGAGGGACGCCAGGACGGTCTACGTCTTCCCGCTGCCCTGCTTCGGGCTCAGGGTGCAGTGGTGACCGACTTCAGCGAGCTCGCCGACGCCGAGCTCGACGAGCGCGTGGCCAGGATCTGCGGCTGGGCCCCCGGCTCAAATGCCCGTGGGCGCCTCTTATGGAGGCACCCGGACGTCGCGGGGCCGAGCCTCGAGCCCGAGCCCTTCTCGACCTCGCTCGACGCCTGCTTCGCCCCGCGCGGCCCGGCGGAGTGGATGGCCGGGCGCGGGACCTGGTTCGACCTGAACACCGCCAGGGTCATCGTCGACGGGCCGAGGGTCATCAGGCGCGCGGTGCTGGCGAAGAGAGTGGCCCGCGCTCTGTGCGAGGCCTTCTGCGCGCTGGCGGAGGGCCAGCTCGAGGGGACATCGGAGGGAGAGACGGGATGAACTACGCCAGCATCACAGTGGACATGAATCACGACGATATACGATGCGAGCGCCACCCGGAGAGGGCGTGGCCGCACGCGGGGTGCCCGTACCTCACCGTGGAGGACACGGTGCGGGGCCTCGTGTGGCAGCGCGAGCATCTGCGGGAGGGGCTGCGGATGGTGCTCAATACGTTGGGAGGCTCCTTTAACGGCGACGACAGGGCGTGTTGCATCGCTCTCGCCAAGGAAGCGCTGGAGTACCGCGCGGAGGAAACGTCATGAAGGCGGTGGGCAACCTCGTCTTGTTTCTCCTCTGGCTCGTCGCGGTAGTGTTGGCCGGCTATGCCGTTGTCCATGCCGTAACAAACTGGTCCGACCATCACTATCAGCCAAGCGAGTGCTATTTCGTCATCGACCACAACGGTCGGGAGTACCCGTCCGCCGGGCCGCCCTACTTCGGGGACGTCGGCGTCTACTGGGACACTGGTCACGGATGGGGCGTCGTCATGTCTCCGAGTGGCACCCGCACCGACAAGGACTGTCTCCGCCAGCGCGGGATGGCGGCCCCGTGAGGCTCTACCATTGGGCCCCGCGCCTGGAGGCGGTCCTCCGCGAGGGCCTGCTAGCCTCCAGGTCCTCCACGCCGTGCTGCCACGTCTGGCTGGCCCGCTCCCCCGCGGGCGCGGCCTGCAACGGCCAGGCGGTCGAAGCGGACGTGGACTGCCTGGGCCGGGAGCTCGACCGGCAGGTGTGCTACCATGGGGGCATCGGCCCGGAGCGGCTGAGGCGCCTCCAGCTCGGGGAGGACCCTGTATGAGCGGTCCGAGCGCCCTCGCTGCCGCTCGCCGCGTCGCCATGGGGGCGACTCAGGGTCCGTGGGCCGCCAACGACCAGGAGGCCTCACAGCCGGCGGCAGGCGAGCAACGGCAGCTCTTCCCGGCGTCAGTGACGGACCAGGAAGGCCACGTGATGCTCTTTTGGGCATTCAGGAGTGGCGACGGAAGGCCGAACAGGGACGTCCGTCACATCGCCCTCTTCGATCCCGAGGTCGCCGTGCTACTGATCGACGTGGCTGACGAGTACCGCCGGTTCCGCGACCAGAACTTCGCCGGGCAGTGGCCGTGCACACCGGCCCCCTCCGCGCTCGAGAGAGCGCTCGCCGCGAAGCTGAAACTTCTGGAAGGTGAAAAAGGATGAAATCACGCATCGAGAGCCCGTCGCCACTAGAGTTGCTGCTCTGGCTCCTCACCGTCGTGGGGGGGGGGGCCCCCCGCCCGGGGGCGGGCCAGCCC